CGAACAGGACGCGAGCGTCGTCACCGAGGTCGGTCTCCGTACGCTTCACGATGTCATCTAGGTAGACCTTCTTCATCTTTGCTCCCTTCGCGCGCACGCGATCAGCGTCCTAACAGGCGACGCACAGCCCCGTGACACGCACAATCGCTCCTGGTGGCTCCGGTTGCTTCCAGGAGCGCCGTTTCACGCACGGTGGCCAGCAGCGCCCGCAGGTCGTCGTACGCCTCGGACGTGTCCACACCGTGCCGGTGCTTGCGCAGCCAATCGGCCGCTAGCGCATCGTGTGTCGGGTCGTCTTGCAAGCGAGTGAACGGGATGCCCATGTCATTGAGCAGGCCCTCTACAACTTCAATCGGTTCCTTCTCCACCGTCTTCTCCTCCAGCGCGCGCAGAGCTACTGCGCGGATTGTTTAGTTGGCCACCACGTCCGCCTCCAGCACATGAGGCATCCCCATATCGTTCCTGCACGTGCGTTCGTGCGGCTGCATCGCGGACACACCCACGAGAGAGCATCCAGCGCCTTACCTTCGGCCTCGCATCTGGGACAGTCTACGGCGAGCACCACACCGTGGTCGCACTCCGCCAGCTTCATCCCGTGAGAGCCCATCTTGGTGTCCTTCGCGCGCATCATTGGTCGGCATCCTCGCAGAGCCGAAGTAGGGCGGCGTACCAGCATTCGGAACAGAGCGACGGCGGCACGTACAACTCTCCCGGGTGCATGCGGTCGTGCAGCTTTCGCTTCATCTCATCCGCCCCGGCGTCGATGCGACCGAGACACTGGCCGCAGCGCACTCCGGGGATGGCGAGTGCGCGCACCTGATTCTGCGTGCGCTCCTTCGCCTCCTCGGGGGTGTCGTCGTTGCTTCCGCCGCAGTGTCCCATTGCCTACCTCATATCCAGCTTCTTGCAGTGCATCGCGCGCACGCGCGCACTGGGATCGTCCCCACCGTTCCTCACCTCGCGTTGAGCGCTTTGGCCATCTCGCGGACGGTCGACGTGAACAGGTGGTCCTTGCCTTGCTGCGCGACCGGGAGCTGAGCGTACGGCACGAAGCACGGGTGCTCCTTCTTCTCCGGGTCCTTGACCGGCCCATACTTCCACCCGGTCGCCGCCTTCTCGGCCAGCCACGACTCGTGCGACTGCTCGGGCGTGTTGCCGGCGAGGGCTCCCGTGACGCCGTTGCGCGCGCTCGACTTCTGCCAATCGGGGGCGTCCTCCCACGACGGCTGAGAGGTGTCTCCGAGCGCCAGACAGTAGGCCCTGTTCACTTCGTGCGCCGCACGGGCGCATGCTTCTACGACGTCGTAATCGCTCATGGCTTGTCTCCTTCGGTTTCGGTTGTCTTGAATCGTCCCGCGCGCACGCGATCAGGCGGAATCCTTCGGATGCTCCACACGCAGGCAGGCACCGACCCACTTGCGCATGCGTGTCCACCTCTCTGCGGGCGTCTCGGGCGGTGGTCGCTTCCAAGACCCATCCTCGCCCCTTACGTACAGCGGCACGAACTCGTCGTTCTCGTAGGCGATCTCACACGCGAGCGCACGTGCGATGCCGAACGTCCCGGCAACCGTGTCCGGGTCTTCGGGGTCCAGGTTGGACACGTCGAGCTTGCGCGCCAACGCGACCGCACCCATGGCACACACGTGCTCGCTGTCGCGGACCACCTCGTCGGCGACCAGTTCCTTGACCGGCATCGCGTCGAGCGCGGCAGCCATCTCGCGAAGGAATGCCTGTCCCCTCTTTCCGCTCAGCGCCCTATCGACGTTCGCCCTGTAGCAATTCAGGGCGCCTTGGTCTTCGACGTCGTCCGTGTACCCTGACCGGCTCATCGCTTGCCCCTTTCCTGAATCGTCGCGCGCACGCGGGTGCGCTGATCGTGACTACAGCGCCTTGGCTTTCGCGATAGCGTCGCGCAGCGCATCGTGAAGCCGAAACGACTCGGCCATGAGGCTGTCCGCCTCGCCGACCGTCATGCGGCGCTTGGTTCGCTCACGCATCTCGTTATCGAAGCGGCCGAGTCGATCTCCGGCCTCGACCAATTCCGCAAGTGCCGTTTGCCGCTCGGTGGCTTCCGCCTGGAGCCTCTCGATAACCTCGTCACCCGTCTTGTTCGATTGGATGAGGGGAGCCCGCACCTCGTCGAGCAAGGTGGCCAGATCGTCCACCTCCGTAGTGGCAAGCCGGCAGCGGCGCCGAGCACGCGCGGTCCGCGCACGCGCCATGGGTAACGCTCGAGACGGTGCATCCAGCTGGCGGCGCTGGACAGTACAGCCCGCACCCGACGCCAGCGGGTCGTGTTCTCTTCACGCAGACCACCGCGGCGAAGGTGAGCAGCGCCGTGACGGCGACTTCGCAGACGAACCATCGGACCTTCATGTGTACCCATCGTGATATACACTGTAGCTCACAATCCGGGTCCGAGCAACCGGGTTGCTACTTCGCGGGCCCTGGTGTGCCGGGCGCCGCCCGGTTCTCGACGATCTGGACTCTCCGCTCGTCTTCCGGCAGGTGCAAGAGTCCATCCTGGACGTGCCCGGCGACCTCCACCTTCGCGCCGAGCAGCAGGTCCGCGGACAGGCGCGCGAGCGCCTCCGCCTCGTCTTGGCCGTAGACGTAGTAGGTGGCCGCCTCGCGCTTCGGCGCGTCCGCGGTCGCCGCCACCTCCACCGTCGTCACCTTGAACCGCACCGACACGGTGGGCTCATGCGGTTCGCCGTCGAACTCCGCGTCGATCAGCGGTGGGTACGACCGCTCGGCGGCGGGGTAGAGGTGAGCGGTCAGTCTGCGCTTGGCCCAGTCGACGATCTTCATTCGCGGTTCCCTCTCAGGCGCTCCCGCCGGGAGCGTTGAACGTTCGGTCCCAGCCGTCCCTGTACACCTTCGTAGCTACTTGAGGCGGCCCGCTGCGAGCGGGCGCGTACGCGCTCGTGATCTCGTGCGACCCATCGGGGCGACGACTCGTTGTGACGTACTCCTCGCCAGGCATCATCGGTGAACCGTCGACGACGGGGCGGATGACCGCCATCGTGGTCGAGTGGTCAGGGTGGTGTCGCGAGACCAGTGTCCGCCCGTCCGGCAACGAGCCGACGGGCGTGATGACGTCCTTGTCGTCGCAGCGACCCATCGTCGACGCCTCGGGGTCGATCGGGTCGTTCTCCATCGCCAGCCAACGCTAGCTATGACGTAGCTCAGTGTCAATCATTCCTTGCCACTACCCTACCTCGCGAGCTACGGTGTCAGTCATGGCTCGCACGACAGAGAAACCGTCCACCCGCAAGAAGCAGAACCAGATCCGGATGGACGAGGCCCTCAAGACGCGCATACGTAAGTACCAGAAGCAGGAGGGGGAGCGGATCGGGTTCGAGGTCAGCTTCTCCGCCGCCGTGCGCAAGCTCATCGACATGGGGCTCGAGTCGGCCCGCATCGTGGTGTCGCAGTGAAGGCGAACCCGCGCTGCGACCACGCCGACGGCGACCGCCGCTGCCCCAACTCGGCCGGCTACCGCGTCAAGCAGCCGCCGTTCCAGCTGCGGCCCGGCCGGTTCTGTCTGCGCCACGCGCGCGCTCTGCGGGCCCGCCACGACTACGTCGTGCCGCTCGCCAAGCTCCACTCCGCTGACCGATGAGCGGTCGCCTCGACCTCGTCCTGCAGCGCTACCCCGAGCACGAGGCTGGGATCCGCACGCTCGCCGCGCGCGACCCGTCCGGAAACCTCAAGTACCTCGACTGGGGCGCGAAGATGCTAGCGAGCGGCCAGGCGCTCGCGCCCGAGGTCGCGGACGTGCTCGACCTCTTCCACCAGTTCCGCGGGCGGTCGCTCGGCGGCGACGCGCGGCACTCCCGGCGGCAGGACCCGAGCCTGCGGGTCCACCCCGACGTCCACGCGTACCGCCCGCAGGACCTCGCGAACCTGCGCACGCTCCTCACCAAGATCAAGCGAGCGCGCGACAAGAAGCGCCGCGCGCGCGAGCGGCTCTACAAGATCGAGGGCTCCGTCGAGGCGGAGGTCGTCCACGACTCGCCCGACCTCGTCGTCCGACACGTCAAGAACAAGCAGGCGAGCGCCCACTACGGCCTCGGCACCAAGTGGTGCATCGCGATGCTCCGCGAGGGGTACTTCGACGACTACGAGGTGCAGAACGCGGCGTTCTTCTTCTTCGAGCGCAAGGCGCCATTGAAGGACGAGTTCGACAAGGTGTGCCTCGTCGTTCCGCGCGGCGCCGCGAGCGCGCGCGACTACATCATGGACCTGCAGGCCTTCACGGCGGTCGATTGCCGCGTGGACGTCTTCTCGCTCGCGCGGGTCTACGGGGCTGGTGTCTTCGACGTCCTCCGGCAGATCCACGCGTGCAGTGAGCGCTACCCAGGGTCGGCCGCGTTCCGAGTGAACGCCGGCACCGCCACCGCCGCGGAGTGCGAGGCCGTCCTCGCGACCGTCGTCGGTGGCAAGCTCGACCCGTACGAGACCGACCAGCTGATCGTGTCGATCTGCTGCAACGACGCGGCGCCGTGGTCGCTCCTCGAGACCGTCCTGCAGCGCGCCGCCGCGCTACCCAAGGCGCCCCGCAAGCGCGGTCGGTTTCGCTACCACGCCAAGCGCGCCCGAGGGGGCCTCGGGATCGAGGTCGCCGTCGAGGCGGCCCTCACGATCCACCCGCAGGTACCGACCGCCGTCCGTGAGGTCCTCGTCAAGAAGCTCCGGCGCCGGCACGTCCGAGTGGAGGACATCCGCCGCGATGATCGCGGGCGGATCACCGTGACGTGGCGCGTGGCGGTCCGGACCGTCCGGCAGCGCCGCCACCGATTCAACCGCTTCCGCACGGCGAAGCAGATGCGCGATCACGCCGGCGTACTCGCGCGCCGGGCTACTCGTTACCGCGAGTCGGCCAGGAAGCTGGAGAAGAGGGAGCGCGAGCGCGCTAAGAAGCGCCGCGAGCTAGCGAAGCGCCGGGGGGACGGGCGATGACGCTCCCGCTCTTCCCCCAGGCCAAGGCCGAACCCGCGCACCACTGCCACGCGCGCGGCTGCGCGACGGCGGTCCCGCCCGAGATGCTCATGTGCCGCGCCCACTGGCGCATGGTCCCGCGCGCCGTCCAGCGTGCCGTCTGGGCCGCGTACCGTCCCGGGCAGTGCGCGGACAAGCGGCCGTCCGAGGCGTGGCACCGCGCCGCCGACGCCGCTATCGGCTACGTCGCGCGTGCCGAGGGGCGCCCGCTGCGCCTGCAGGAGTCCATCGAGCTCGTCGCGTTCGGGTACCCACCATTCGTGGAGACGTGAAGAATGAAGATCGAAGTCAGGAGGGTCGGAGACGCCGCGCACCTCGTCCTCGCCGGCGAGACCGCCGCGGAGTGGCGCGCGCTCCGTGAGTTCGTCGAGCTGATCAACGGGGGGCCGGTCGACCCGACCGACGTCGACGTCAACCCGGTCTTCGACCGATCTCTCCGCGTCGAGAGCGTCGGTTTCGACGACGACGGGATCGTCGAGTCCCTCACCGTCGAGGGTGACACATGGGGACCCAAACGATGACCAGCGACGAGGTGAGTGCGATCGTGAACGACGCCAACGCGTCGCTCATGCGGCGGCTGACGGACGGTGGCAAGCCCGTCGATAGTGTCGTCACCGTGGTGCTTTTCAAGGACGACGGTGAGGCCCACGTCCACATGGCGAGCAGCACGCGCCCCGAGTCCGACGCGGAGGCCGACCGGCTAGAGGGGAGCGCGCTGATCGAGGCCGCCGACCTCATCGACACCTACGTCCACGATCACAACCTATGCGTCGACTGTAACGAGAGGAAAGGACCCGTCCAGTGAACCCCATCGGCCTGACGCGCGCGGAGGAGGAGAAGGAGCAGACCGCCGCGCCCCTAGCGCACCAACCGCCGGCTCCCGCCGGGACGCGGCAGTGCGTCGCCACGCTCCCGCCCGACGGGACGGTGTGCGGCGCGGAGGCGCGCTGGCTCGTCGTCTGGCGAGACCCGGAGTCCCCGAAGTCCCCCGCGTGCACCGACTGCGCGAAGCGGTTCCGGGCGCTCGCGCGGTCGCACGGGTCGGACATCGGCGTGGAGCCGCTGCCGTGACTGAAGAGAATATGGAAAGAGGTGCTGGAACGATGGGACCGATCGACGAACCGACCTTCACCCTGCGCGGCAGCGACCCCATCGCCCCGGCTGCCGTTCGACTCTGGGCTGCCCAATACTGGCAGCAGGGCGGCGACCTAGAGAGGGTCGCCGAGGCGCGCGCCATCGCCGACGCGATGGAGGTGTGGCTCGCCGCCGCCCGCCGCTCGGGCTCTGACGGAGTGACACCGTGACCCGCGCGGATCTGTCCAAGTGCGACGGTGTCGGTCGCCTCCAGCTCGAGGCGAGAGTCGAGCGGATCGCGCGCGCGCTCACCGCGATCGAGGCGCGCCTGCAAGCGCGCGCGGACAACGCAGGCCGGCTAGCGACCCACCCCGACCCCGTCGTCCAGCAGTCCGGGGTCGTCCGTGAGAACGCGTACCGGACCGCGCTCGCCGACGTCCAGACCCTGCTCGAGGACGCCCTAGGTCACGAGGGGGACGGCGCCGCACTGCCGCACCCACCGTCGGACGTTCCATAGGACGTCGCCCGTGCGGTCCGCGAGGGCCGCGTGCTCGATCGCCTCGTGCATGTAGCTATCTGCGTCGAGCAGCCACGTCGTCGCGTCGCTGGGCGCGCGCACGTGGTTCTCGTAGGCGGCCACCGCGCGCGCGGCCCACTTGTAGGCCGTCTCCTCCTCGATCTGCTCGCGCGTCCGCTCGCTGAGCTCGCGTCGCGCCTCGTCCAGCCGGTCCATCTGGCGGCCCCCTTAGTGGAGCTCGTCGGCGAGCGTGTTCACGTACCGCTCGCGGTCCGGCAGCTCGAGGAAGAGCTTCAACTCCAGGAGCTCCTCGGCCGCCGGCACGACCCAGTCGTGCACGCAGATGGCCTCGCCACGGTCGAGGTCGAAGACGCTGCGACCGCCCACCCTCGCGAGTCGATCGCGGGGTGCCTGGCGGCTCGTCAGGACGTAGCGGCGCCCGGTGTCGCCGCCGACGACGAGGAAGCTCTGCGTCCGGTCGAAGTCCTCGAGCTGCCTGGGCGTCAGGAACGCCCGCAGGACGCGCGTCGCGCGGACGTCGGCGCGCTCGAACTCAGGCACCGGGCAGCCTTGGGTCGGCTCCGCGACGGTGACGGCCGCTTTGGCCGCGTCCTTGACCGTGTCGACCACCTTCGAGATCGCCGCCTCCCCGTCGCCGTCGCTCGCGCGGTGGAGCTCCTCGATCCGACCGTTCTGGAAGACGACCGCGGTCAGGAGCTTGCGCCCGCGCTTCATCGCCTTGGCGAGCAGCGACTCCACCTTGTCGATGGGCTTGTCGACGATCACCTTGCCGGCGTCAGGGGTGGTGTCGACGCCGTACTTCTTGCCGAGCGCCGTCATCGCCTCGCGCTCACTCGGCGACAGGCTCTCCCACTCCACCTCGGTCAACCTCCCCTGGGCCGTCAGCTTGACGTCCCCGTACATGCTCGGGAGAAAGAGCGGGATCCCGTTGAGGTCGATCAGGTTCATGGCTTGGCTCTCCGATCCGCTTGAGTAGGTGACTGATACGGTAGTTGATCTCGGGTGGGGTGTCTTGGTCCGCGCCGGCCAGCCTCAGACGCAGCGCGTAGAGCTCCGCCAGCTCGCTCACCTCGGCGAGTCGCACGTCCGGGTCGGGTCGGTCCGCCTTCCTCTTCTCGGCCTCGGCGTACTGGGTGATGAATGTCTGCGCCATCATGAGGATCTCGCGGCTCACGTCCGCGGCGTCGTTGAACCCGCCTGCCCGCAGCGCCCCATGCCGGCGGTGCATCACGGGTGGTACCACCATGTCGTCGTCTTCGTAACCGACCTCCTCGACACCCGCGTCGGGGCGCAATCGCTGCAGCTGCATCGCGATGGCGGTGATCTGTCGAACCTCACCGAACCGGTTCGGCTTGTCGCTACTGAGCAGGTCCCCCGCCAGCGCGCTGAGCGCGTCGAGCGCGACGTCGACGTGGTGCGGCCTCATGGGCGGTGACGGTTCGGTGTGTGCGGGCGGCAGTTCAAGAATACGGTTCATCGGTTACCTCTCAACGTACCTAGGTCACCCAAGCGGCTGCCCGAACCGGTCGCGCGCCGGCAGGCCGTCCCGGTCCCTGTAGACGTGATGGTCGCGGTCGTACTTCAGGCCGCGCACGCGCGCAGCACGCTGGTTGTGCGGCCCGTCCGGCGGTAGGTCCGGGTCGAAGTTCACGGGCTCGACGAGGTCGCCCGGCCGGAGAGCGTCTGGCGATCCGCTCACCGCCGCCCACCGTACCGCCGACTCCGACCACCCCCCTTACCCTCGCCGTCCCCGCCGCCCCTCGACAGGCTGTCCGACACCTTCTTGACGCTGCCGATGAACCGGCCGACGTTGTCGGCGATCTTCTCGGCGCGGCTCGCGACCTCCTCGCCGAAGAGTGGGTTCGTGATCTTCTCGATGATGTTGGCGGCCACGTCGACGTGCTTCTTGCCGAGCAGCTTGTACTCGCGGATGAGCCGGAGCGCACCGAGGGCGGAGTTGAACCGCTCCTTCTCCGAGGTGCGCTCGTCGAGCGCCATGTTCGTCAGGTCTTCCACTTTCTTCATCACGTCCATGGCGGACTCCTCTCCTGCGTTTTGCCTACCTGCCGGAAATGTTCTCAGTGTTCTCGGACCTGCTCGCCATCGCCTTCTTCGCGAAGAAGCAGGCCTCCTCCATCTTGGTCCGGCAGATCGACATCTCGCGGGACGGCTCCGGGAGGATTGCCAACAGGTCGGTGAGGCACGTGTCAAACGCCTGCGCGATGGCCGCAGCCTTCCGCTTACCCTGATCGTTGAGCAGGTGGACCTCGAACTCCTTATTCGCCGTCATGGTGAAAGCTCCTCTCGTCGTTTACGGGATCTGGCGGATCAGTGACAGGGTACACCGAGCGCGCGCGACAGCTCGGCCACGGCGATCAGCGGGGACAGCAGGGCGACCACGCCGATCAGGCGGACCGCGCGCCGGCGATCCGCGGGCGCCTCCCCGAACCACGTCAGCGGGTGAGTGGTCACGGTCGTTGGCCGTCCTTGGCCTGGATGCGGACGAGCAGCCAGTTCACGAGGGCCAACAGCTCGCCCTTGGAGTGCCGGTTACCCACCATCCGCATCGCGACGCCGTACGTGTCATGCGCCTCGCTACCGTGCGCCGGGTGCGCTGCCCTGATCGCCTCGGTCCACTCGTCCGGCGTGTCACACCACACGGAGGTATCCAACAACGCGACCGTCGCATCCGTGCACGATACGCAGAGGTGGAGCTTCGGTACGATGTCCGCCTCCATCTCGACCCCGACTAGCTCGCAGGTACCTTTGGGCGGCAGCAGCAGGACGCCACCCTTCTCGGTCAGCTCCCTCCTGCAGCGGCAACACTTGGGGTCGATCATCGTCGTCTCCGTTCTTTCCACGCTTCCACGTCACTCGGGTCGGGCAGTGTCACCACCCAACATAGGAAGGCGATGTAACCGACGACGAAGGTGACCGCGAAGAGTCCCGCGACGAAAAACATCCCCCATAGGTGACTGAAGAACACCACGTCGGCCGACACGCACGCGACGAGGATCTTGGTGGCCCACCTGTCCTGGTCCAGGGTCATCACCCACCCACTCCGCTCGGTCGCACCAGGCGGGTCACTCCGTCGGCGGTCACCTCCGTGAGTAGGCCGTCCGCGATGAACGCGTCCACGTCGCGCTGGGGCGTCCAGACGGTGCCGCCGCCGACCGGCTCGATGACGGCGACGCCGCTCACGAAGCCCCTGCAGACCGCGCCGTCGAGACGCGCGAGCAGGTCCTCGCGCGTGTACCGAGACCACCTCTCACCGACGCGCGAGCTCGCGCGCGCGAGGAAGCCAGACAGGTCAGCGCCTACGGGGTCCGTCATGTGCTTGTCCCCCGTAGCTGCGCGCTGTCGAGCGCACCCTCGTACGCGCGCGCGGCGTCGACAAGCGTGCGCAGTGCGCGCCACCGGTGCTCGTCGATCGACCCGTCCGCGCCACCGTCTGGTTGACCGTTCTGAGCCTCGTCGAGGATTTGCTCAAGCTCGAGGACGACGTCCATGTTGATGCGACGCCGCTCGACGAGCAGGTAGGAAAGCAGGAGAGCCGCCTGGCCCGCCTGCTTCGGCCTACAATCGTTGCAGACATTCCTCGTCCTCGGCTGGTGATCCAGCTCGCTCTGGTTGCCGCACGCCTGGCAGAAGAAGCTCACCCGCGTGGCTCCCTGCACGGTTCGTTCGGCTTGGCGTCGCACCGCGAGCAGTGCCCGCGCAGGCCGAGTAAGCGCTCGACGTGCGCTACCTTCTCACCGGATCCCTCGTACGCGAACCGCCGGACCCGCTGCCCCTCGTACTCGACCCAATCGTCCCACGCGTCGAGGTCGACGAACCGCGACTGACCGCCGACTATCACCTCGTGCATCGGTCGGAGCGGCCGGACGGTGAGTGTGCCGGTCGTGTGGCTCACGTAGAGCACCATCGGCTGCCGGGTCTCGTGGTGGGTCACGAGCGCGAGCGCCGTGTACTTACCCCCCTTGTAGTGCCGGTAGACACCGGTCCGGAACGCCTCCTCGCTCATCGCGGTCTCGAAGCGTCGGCGACTGCATCGATCTTGGCGTCGAACGCTCGGCACCGGACGAGGATCCGGTCTATGCAGAGGTCGGTGAGCCTCTCGGCGTATGCGACCAACTGCTCCGGAGCTCGCTGGGCCCCCTCGCTCGAGATCAGCCACTCCAGCCGCTTCGCGAAGATCTCTACCCACGCCTGCTTCGCGTGCTTCAGATCTCGGAGGTAGACCTCGTCCAGCGGGACGAAGCCCTTGGTCCGAAGCGCCGTCTCGAGGTCGTCGGAGAAGTCGCGGTCGCGCGGGCGATGCACCTGGGCATACCCAAACAAGAACGGCTGCGCGTCCTTGTCGGTGAGCTTGAGCGCCACGAAGCCGGGCGGGCACCATTCGTACTTGTCGCTCTTGAACTCGCCTTCGTCGGTCAGATGGTCACCCATCGAAGAACGTCCTTTCCTCAACACTCACGGTTTGGTGGGGGCAGCGTGCCACTTCTCGAAGATCACGGCCTTGTCCTGCGTCCGCCCAGCGACCGCGCGCTGCTCCTCGGCGGTGAGGTTGTGGCGCATGAAGAACGCGAGCGCGGCGTAGAGGTCCCCGATCTCGTCGACGAGCATCTTGCGCAGGTCGCCGGACCAGTGCTTGGTGTCGCCGGCGGTCGCCACCAGCTTGCCGAGCACCTGGATGAACTCCCCCTGCTCCTCGATCAGCTTCGAGGTGCCTGGCCAGACGGCGCTGCCGATGGAGAAGTCGCCGCTGCCGGTCGGTCTCACGGCTGACGATCTCACGGCTAGCCATCTCCCGACGCGGGTCGCGCGAACAGCCGGTCGTACTCGACGATCGCGCTGCCGAGTTGAAAGTGGTTCGACCGCGACCGCGCGGCGTCGACCACCTTGCGCGCCGCGATCAGCTCCTCGAGCACGAGGTGCTCCTCGATCTCCTCGATGAGGTGACCCACGTCCCCGTAGTCCTGGTGTGGGTCTGCGTCCGACGCGCGGAACGCGCCAAGGAGCTGCGCCAGATCGGTGTCGGTGAGCCGGCCGCCCATCAGGTCTCCGGTTCCTCACGCTCGCTGCGTGAGCGCCGCCTGCGCGGGCGATCGGCGCGTTCTGGCTGTAGGTCCTCGAACCGGCCCTCAAACTCCTCGACCATCGCGTCGGCGATGGCCCCGCACGTGGTGGCCACGTCCTCGACGAGCGACTTGAAACCGTCGACCTCGTCGGGGATCTCGTAGCTATGGATCGCGGCCTTGGCGAACTCGACCCAGAGATCCTTCTTCTCATCGTCGTTCATGGTTGTGGACTCCTCAGTTCAGTGAGCAGCGTGGCGAACGGTCGGTGCGTGAGCGTGGGCCTACCCTCCGCGATCAGGCGCCGGATGCGTAGCGCACCTCGCTGCGCGAGGCAGAGGTCACACGGTCGGCGGCGCGCGCGATGGTTGTCGTTGCAGTAGTGGTCGTCCTCCGGGTCGCTCACGAGACCGTCCCCCCGTTCGTATCGCGGACAGTATCGGCTGTCAACCGAGGCGCATCGCACGAGCGACACGCGGGGAGTAGCTCCTTCAGGGAGCCGTTCATGACGCCGCAGGACGCGCACGTCCAGCCCGGGAGCACGAGTCCGCCAGGCGCGCGCCAGCTGCCGCTCGGTCGCAGTCGCAGCGACCCGCATAGCGAGCACCAAGACGGTAGCTCGACACCATCCTCGTCAGCCGGGAGGGCGATGACGTCGGCATCAGGGTGCGTGCAGCCCGTATCCCTCACTCGGTCCCCCCTTCCGGCACACGCACCGCGATACCGGCGTCCGCCTTCACGTTGTGCCTCGCGCGGAAGTGCGCCGGGTCGATCGCCAGGACGCGCCGGAACTCCCGCACCTCCTCACCGTCGGCCGACAGCCCACGCGCCTCGCAATAAGCGAGCAGCGTCACCCCGAGGCCGCCCGCCTCCTGCGCCGGATCACCGGGGGGCTTGCCGTAGACGTGGTCGACGACGGCGCGCGCGCGCTCGGGAGTCAGACCCTCCGCCTGGCCTAGCTCGACCGCCTCCTCGAGCACGCGCTGCGCGCGCTCGTAGGGCGCGAGCGCGAGCGGGCCGAACGTGTCGCCGACCCACTGCAGGACCGCTCGCTGGCGCGCGTCGCGCGCCGACTCCAGCGCGGCCGCGCGATCCTGCAGCTGCAGCGCCTTCTGACCGAAGGCGTCGCGCTGCGCGGTCAGCTCGTCGACCAGGAGAGTGAGGCGGGAGACCCCAGTCTCCGCCGTCTCGCATCTCGCCTCCAAGACATCCAGCATCTGCTCCGCGTTCAGCTTGCTCACTGGTCAGTCCCGATCTTCGAGAAGTCGTGCTCGTTCTTGAGCCCTTTACGATACTGTCGCCAGCCCCACAGGTTGCCCATAGGGACGCGCCGTTCCACCCACCCGGCAGCCAGCTCGGTGCTGTAGACCACCCACTGCTCCTCGGTGAGAGCCTGCGCGACGTGCTCGAATGGGCTCATGTGCCCGGCCGCCGCGAGCTTGTCGACGCGCGCGAGGTCCGCGGGTGGGTCTCGCTTGTCATGGTTCAGGTAGCTGACGGCCGCGCACCGGCCGATACTGATCCGGCAGATGTCGTCCGGACCGTAGCCCAAGATGTGCCCGTCGTAGCCGGTCACGTACGGCAGGTGCCACATCCCGGCAGAGAGTCGCTGCGGCTCGCTCTTCTGCCAGAGTCGATGGGCCTTGCCAGCGACGTCGGCCAGCTCCGGCTGTGCGGCCGCGTGGTCGCGGAGCGCGAAGAAATTGTCGAACTCCGTCGCCGTCACGACAACCGTGATGAACATGCCGAGCTCCGCGGCGCGGTTGGCGACCTGCTTGTGCAGGCCTAGGTTCCCTAGCTCGCAAGCGTACCGCACGCCGCTCATGACGGCCTCGAGCCAGACCCTCCGCGCCTCCCTGAGCGCGAAGTCGGTCAGCTCCTCGCGCGCGGCCATCCCCGACTGGTTCTTTCCCCACCACACCGGGAACACCGGGTCCTCCTCGATCCGACCGAGCAGCCTCTCGGTCGGGATCGCGCGCGAGGACGCGCTGTTGCGTGACAGGACACGGTGCGTGAGCAGCTCGGCATGGACGATGCGCGGATAACTCAACTCGAACGTTGTCAATCGCGCGCCGTTCGGGCCCACACTGTCAAGGATGATCTTCGCCTCGTACGCCATGTCAGGCCCCTTTCTCTGCCTGCGCGCGAGCGCGCATCAACTCAGCCTCTTCAGCTCCCCGCACGAGCAGCGCGGCGAGGTTGCGCGCGGCGACCGGGTCGAGGCGGCGCATGGCCCCAACCACGCCCGTCCGGAAAGAGCCGTTACACTCAAACAGGTTGAGCGAAACACCTTCCGTGTCGGCCCACACTTCACCTGCGTCGTACGGGCTGTTGTGGTTCGGTCCCCTCACGCCACCTATGAATACGCTCATCGGGCATCAACCTCTCAGCTGCTCGGTCAACATGATCTCGCTCCGACCCTCGACGATGCCGAGCGTGCGGAGCCTGGACAGCGCGTTGTTGAACCCACCGCCACCCGCCTCGTACGGCGGGTCACACTTGGCGGCGACGTCCTCCTTCGACATCGCGCGGTCGCTCTCCCGCAGCACGCGCATGATCTCGCGGTGCGCGCGCCCGAGCTCCGGGTGCCGCAGCCAGTCGTCGAAGAGCTGGTCGGGGTCCTCGGGCAGCGGGTCGAAGCCACCGAGCGCCGCGAGTCCGTCCCCGGTGATCTCGATCGGGTCGGTCCCGACGACGCGCATGGCCGTACGCAGCGCGCTCAGGTTGTTGTTGAAGCCGCCACCGTTCGAGGCGTATCGCGCCAGGATCGCGAGCTTGCTCTTGCTGCACGACCCGTAGCGCGCGAGCGCTAGCAGGATGCGGCGCTGGCCGCCAGGTAGCGAGTCGCCGGCGCCACGTGCTGACTTGATGGCATGCTGCGTAGAGCCGCGGGTAGGCCTTGGCGATGCCGGCGGCGGTCGGAGATCCGCGCTGTTCTTCTTGCTCCACTGGAGACCGGGCGCGCTGACTTGCCGCTGACTCGCGTCGAACGCCTTGAGGACTCGCCCGGTATCCAGCGCCACGTTCGAGAGCTGCGCGCCGAGCAAGTCGAGCTTCGAGGCGACCATCGCGAGGTCCTCTACCTGTTTGTTCGTGAGGACCGGTTTCTCGATGATCTGCGGCAGCGCCGCCGGCTGCGCCTTGAGTTGCTTCTCGAGCTCCGCGATGCGACGCCGCAGCTCGCGCGGGTCTTCAACCCTCGCCCTCTCCACGACGTCGGCGAGCGACTTCGAGATCTCGACGATGTCGATGGGCGTGAGCGCCCTCACCTCCACCTTCCGAGCGCCCACCTTCGGGGTGGCCGATGCGTCGAATGTCCGCTTCTCGCCGATCGTCGTCGTCAGCGACACGCGGAGCCACGCGGGGCTCCACACGCGCGCCTCACCGACGTGGAGCGACGGGAGTAGCGCGGCGATGTCCTCGTCGATACCCTTGTCGGCGATCCACGCGTCGATGGCCTTGCGCTCGTGGGTACCGGTCGTCTGGAAGACGAACAGGCACTCGGTCTGGTTGAGCGCCTTCTTGTTGACCTCCTGCGGGCGCTGGCTGATGAGCGACGCGCCGATGCCGAAGTTGCGACCGAGCTTGACGATCCGCTCGAACGCGCCGAGCATCCGCCTCTCCTCGCCCTGCGGGTTCTGGGGTATGAACTCCTGACTCTCCTCCACGAAGAGATGGATCGCGCTCGGCGCCGACTTCTTTCTGTAGAAGAGCCGCGTCGCGAACGCCTCGGCGAAGCGGGCCTTGTCCGTGTTGTGCTCGAACTGGCTGACATCGAGCACCGCCGCGATCTGCCGGTCGACGATGAGGTCCGCGATCCTCGCGCCCATGAGCGGCTCGAGCGGCAGGTCGCCGTGCAGCCCCCCGAACACCGGCACATCGAGGCCGGACGGCTTGCCGTCCGCGCGCAGTCGCAGGCTCCACCACTTGCCCACCGGGTCGAGCGCGACGAACTGCGCGCCCGCCTCGCCGAAGAGCTCCGCGAGCTTGGTCGCCGCGTAGGTCTTCCCGCTGCCCGTCCGACCGATGAACGCGATCTTCTGCGTGACGGCGTCGAGCGGGAGCGCCAGGTCGCCGGACATCCTGAGCTTGGTCATCGGCTCACCCCACCGGCCGGGCAGCCGCCGCCGAGGTGGATCGATCGCGGGTAGCCGGTGCGGCGCTCGACGTACCCCCCGCACCTCCCGCACACCGCGCGCGTGACGCCGACCGACTCCACCGCCGGCTTCGGCTGCGCACTCGCCCGTCGGCGCGTCCGTACCGTCGGCCTGCGCACGCGGACGTGGCGCGGCGATCGGCTGACGACGCGCCCGTACTCCACGCCGGCTCGCCACGGTACCAGGCGGCCGAGCTGCTGGGCCTCGGCGAACAGCTCCAGCACCTCCTCGCGCAGGCTCACGGCCCCCTCCAGCGGTTGCTCTTGAGGTGCGACTCGATGTCCGGGTGCTCGCGCACGGCCAGGATCTTGGCGCACGCCGGCGAGCAGGTCCGAGCCTTGGGCGACTGGTACTTCCGCTGGGGGACCGGCTCGCCGCAGACCGCGCAGTCGCAGATCTTGCCCATCACGGATCCCTCGGTTCGCGCGCATACCACGATTTATCCGGTACGCCGCAGTGCGAGTTGAACCGGGCCGCCGCCCGGTTGAGTAAAACGATCGCTTGCGCCAACTCCGACACCGCCTCGTCCGAGTGGGAGGACTCCATCACGCGAGCCGACGGAATGGCACACCGGGACACTCGAGCCGCTTCCTGCAGCTCACGCGCTACGTCGCCCAACGTCCTGCTGCGCGCGTCGCCGGTCATCCGGCCGCTCGCGCTGGTTCGTTGCGCCACTCTCCCGCGCGGATGCGCTCCGGGATGGCGGCCGGCGACCCGTCCCAGTTCTCGTCGCCGTTCCACGTGCGCTCGATCCACGCGGCGATGGCCTCCGCCGCGCCGTCCTCGACCTTCTTGAGATCTCTCACGGGCAGGGGGGTCGCCGACGGCGGCTCCCCGCCGCCGACGAGCTTCGGCTCGGGGAGACCCATGACCTCTCGGGCCTTTCTGGCGTTCGGGTTGCGCTTCTTGCCCGGCACCCGTGGCGCCTCGGCGAGCAGCTTCGCGAGCTTCGTGCGCGCCCCATCCGGCTCCTCACGCGCCAGCCTGTAAGCGTCCGAGACGGAGATCTTGCCCGCGTCGAGCGCGTTCCGTACGACCGCGGGCGCGTCGAGCAGCTTGAGCAGGCTCTTGACGGTCGACTCGCTCGCGCCGAGCAGGGCCGCCACCTCCTTCTCGTCGTGGCCGAGGTTGATGTACCGCTGAGCTTTGAGCGCGCGGTGCATCGGCGTGTCCGCCCGGCGGTGCTCGTTGGTGGTGATCATCATCGCCATCCGCTGCGACGCGTTCACCCGCTTGAGGTGTACCGGCAGCCGGAGCAGGGGCAGCCCCTGCTTCTTGAGGCGCTTGTTCGCCTCGCGACACGCCTTGGTGCGCTGCCTGCCGTCGGTGATCTCGATCTTGCCCGTCTCGGGGTTACGCGACCCGTTGAGGATCTCAAGGACCCCCTGCGGGGTCGCGCCGTCCGGCGCGTACATCATGCTGGCGACGAGCGCCTCGTCGAAGTCGTAGTGCACGCGCTCGTCGTAGACCGGCGAGTTCTTGTCCTCGACGAGGACGACGTCGTTCGGGTCGAAGTACCAGACGTCGGTCTTACCCTTCGCCTTGAGTGCGTCTCTCGATTGCTTCGGCATCTCTCTCTACCTCCCTAACAAGAACCACTCTTCTCGCGATCACCAGATGAGGAGCTCGCCGACCGCCCCGCGCTTACCGGCCTTGCTGTTGATGTTCCGTCTCGCCTCCACCCGCTGCACGTCGAAGCCCTCATAGAGCCTGCGCACGCTCAGGTGGTCGGCGTTGGAGAGCAGTACGCGCACGCCTTGCTTCTTGAGTCGGCGCGCGCAGGACGCGAGCCGCTCCTGGTCGGTCCAGTCGAACCCCCCTGACGTGTACCCGGTGAAGCTGCTGCTCGCGCTCACCGGCACGTACGGACAGTCGAAGTAGACGAAGTCGCCCGCCCGAGCGTGCGCCATCACCGACGCGAAGTCGCCGCGCGCGAGCTCCACGCCCTGCAGCGCGACCGAGCAGGCGCGCAGGTTCGCCTCGTCGCAGATCGTCGGGTTCGCGTACCGGCCGATCGGGACGTTGAACTTGCCCGCCCGATTGACGCGGTGGAGGCCGTTGAAACAGGTACGGTTCAGGTAGATCGCCCGCGCCGCGATGGCGAGTCTCGACGTCGGAGACTGCTCGCGCACGGCGTAGTAGTGCTCCACCGAGTGCTTGGCGGTGTGAGACATGAGCGCGGCGATGAGGTCATCGACGTCGTCGCGGACGGTCTCGTATGCCATCATCCAGTGGATGTTGGCGTCTCCCAGATAGCCGTCGCGTCCGTGTACCCGACCGGCTTCGTAGAGGTCGAAGAAGAGGGCACCACCCCCGACGAACGGCTCGAAGTACCGCCTGAACGACGCGGGCACGTGCTCGCGGATCTCTGGCAAGAGTGAGCGCTTCCCACCTGCTGACTTCAAGAACGGTGCAGCGTGGGTTGGTTGTTCCACGCCGATGGCGGCGGTCGATCGACTCATCGTAACCTCAGGTCTCTACCGATGGTCGTCCGGACCACCTCGGCGAACTCCGTCCCGGTCAGCTTCCGCTTCACGCGCGCGAGCGCGCGCTCGGCCCACTCGCGCTGCCTGTCAGTCAGGCCGTACGCGTCGTCGCCGTACTCCTCGGCGCGCTCGCGCAGCCTGTCGAGCATCTCCGCGAAGACGCCCGCCTCGTACGGGTCCAAGTCGGTACGCGCGAGCACGCGCTCGAGGAGGTCGACGTCGTCCAGGTCCGCGACGTCGACCTCCCGCCTGCGCCGGGGCATCAGAACGGTGCTTTGGGCACCCCGCTGACGCCGGTGCCGTTGGCGCCAGCCGCCCCGCCGAGGTTGACGGGCCGACCGAGCGTCGCCTGGATGTTCGCGGCGAACTCCTTGCCTCCGCCCGGCATCGGGTTCGACGTGTGGAAGACGCCGCCGCCCGACAGGATCGACACGCGGATGCGCCACTTGCCGTCGTAGAACTCCCACTTCAGCTCGACGTCGACCTCATTCGAGTCGATGCCGGCGAGCGTCGTGATGTCCGCGCAGCCGAGCGCGCGCAACCGCTCCTCGGAGTACGGGGCGGCGTCCGGCGAGAAGTAGAGCGGCGAGACGAACGCGCGCTGCAGGTCCGGCAGGTAGAGGTGGACGAGCAGCTCCGGCGTGTTCTTGGAGCTCTTGCCGAACTCGTGCGGGGCGCCGGTCGCGTCGGGCGTAACGGCCTTGGCCTTGTACCGGCCCTCCTTGGGCTCGGTCGGCTTCGCGGTGGGGGACGCTTGGGGCGCCGGGGGTACGGGGGGTGTGTTGCTCATGGTCTGCTCTCTCCTTTGGGGTTTTCTCTTCTCTTCACTCAGACACTATGGGTCACGCGGCGGCGGGTGCGGGCTTGTCCGCGTCGGTGGATCCCTGCTTCGAGTTGAGCCGGATCTGCACGCGGTTGAACGCGTCGACCAGGCCGGCGGGGTACTGCTTGATCCAGTCGCGCACGACCTTCTCGAACGCCTTGTCGCCGATCTCGGCGAGCATCGCGTCGAGCTCCTTCCTCATCTGGTCGCCGCGCGTGTCGTCCTCCTTGACGGCCCGCGCGAACTCGTCCCACGACAGCGGGAGCTTGTCCGGGAAGAGAGCCGTGCCGCGCGCCTTCGCGTCGTAGGCCGGCATGCGCTTGGTGTAGATCCACCGCTCGCCGGTGGTCGAGACCTTGGCGGGCTTGCCCTTCTCCACCACGGCGTGCGTCACGTTCTCGCGCGCGAAGAAGACATAGTCGCTCCAGCCCTTGAGCAGGGCGGCCACCTGCTTCCTGCACGCCAGCTCGAACCGCTCGTAGCCGGGACCCGTCGGGTCCTCGAACTTCTGCACCTTGGCGTGCGCGATGAAGATGATCCCCTTGCCGCTCATCCAGACGCGCTCGACCTGCGCGAGCAGGCGCCGCCACTCCATGACGGCGACGTCGTCCCCCTTGCCGTACCCGCCCTCGTACTTGGTGATCGTGCTGTTCGGGAAGAGCTTCGCGTGGCTCATGATCTCGAAGTCCGAGAGCACGTCGAGCGCGACGTTGTCGCACTTGACTTGCCCGTGCTCGATGGCCTCGAGCCAGTCGAACGTCTCGTCCCACGAGTCGATCTCGACGCGCTCGACGTCGAGCTTCGAGCTCCCCTTGTTGGCGTCGAGGAAGAACACGTTCGGTGCCCCCGCCGCCATCGTAGTCTTACCTACACCCTCGAACCCGTAGAGGACCACGCGCGGCGGCCGCGTGACCTTGCCCTTGACGATCCGTTTCAAGTCGACTGCTGCCATCTCTACACCTCCGCCCCGGTCGCGGGAGTCGAACCCGCCGCAGGCTGCCTGTCAGCACCGGGCGCGCCGAGCCACTCGCGCGGGTCACCCTCGTAGATCGCGTCCATCTTGCCGGCCAGCCGGAACGTGCGCGACGTCGCCCCCGTCTCCGGGTTGACCAGGTCTACCTCGAACTGCGACTCCACCGCGACGATGCCGCGCGTGGCGTCGCCCCAGCGCGCCACGTAGCCGACGATCATCGCCCGCTCGCGCTGGTAGTCGTACGGGTCCTCGCGGTCGAGCGCGAGTAGGGCCTCGTCGAGCGACTTGCCCCTGCGAAGGGCCTCGACGGCCCGGTGCACGCTCGACCCGGTCCGCAGCGCCTCGGACCGAAGCACCGGTCGCATGTGCAGGATGTATCGGATCTGGTAGCGGCGCGGGCACGCGCGGAACGTGCGCATGCTCGACTGCGTGAGCACCACGCGGTCGGTCTCGAAGACGTCCTCGAGCTCCTCGTGCTCCTTGTCCTCGCGTCGGAATAGGAGCGGGTCGTCGAGCGGCACGTCCCCGCAGCACGCGGGCAGGAAGTCGCACGCGCGGCTCCACTGGAAGCACGAGTCGGGGTTGCGGGGATAGACGTTCAGGCGGCGCGCCTCGCGCATCGTCTGCGCCGTCTGCCAGACGTCGACCGCGCCGTCGTGCTGCTCCTGGAACAGGCGCACGGGGAGCGCCCGCTGGTAGTACGCGTCCGGCTCCGCGGCGATGGCTGCCAGGCAGCGCGCGCCGTACTCCTCAGGCGTCTCGTCGCGCTCGCGCTGGTTGGCGTAGAGGCGCGGCGTCGGTTCCTTCTTGGTTGGCTGGGTGTACTTGCGCGACTCGAGCGGCGTAGCCTTCAGCGGCCGCAGGGCGACCTTGCCCAGGACGTCATAGCCTATGCCGGCGGGGTCAAGACCCTTCTGCACCGCGGCGCGCAGGTAGACGCCGATCTGGGGATCCATCCGGATTCGACGCCAGTAATTCGACCCAGGCATGATGTCCTCGCCGGAGGTCTTCGTCTCGAGGATGAGGAGCGACATCAGACTTTAGCCTCACGCTCGAAGCGTCCAAGAATGTACGCCACGTACGTCTTCCTTCTACGAGCCTGCCGATTCAAACGGTCGGCCCGACGCTGGGCTGATTGGAATGGGTACTTGCACACCACACCTTTATTGTCCTTCAAAAACTCGAGGGATGTGTCGGTTTCCTTGATGATGCCATACAGGTCATCTGCCATCATCGACTCCTCAACTTCCGCAGCACCACCATCGCCTGGCTAACTGGATCGCCCAACTCTACGGCCTTGACCAGCTCCGCTACGTCGCCAGCCATCACGAGGTGGTGCGTCTCTCCCTGACCGATCGCTTCACGGATATTGTCGAGGGACTCAGCGAACGACTTCGCGGCACGCGCGCGACCCTGCAGCCACTGGACCAGCAGGTCGACGCAGTTGCGTCCGGGGTTCTCTGTTACGGCCTTCCGGAGGTCGAGTCCCGACTCCTCGGCCCACTTGAAGCACGCGCGCACGTACTCCCGCAAAGTGCACTCGGCGCGTTCGGCGCGGTCGATCAGCTCGGACAAGGTGGGCACGTCGGTCGGGGTCATTCGCCGTACTCCGACCGCACACGAGCGAGCGCGTCACCGACACGTTCCTCCGACTGCCGGATCGTGTCCCTGATGTCCCCATCTCGCATGGCGAGCGCGGACACGATCGCTACGCACTTCGCCAGGTTCACCTGATCGACTTCGTCGGTCGTCCTCGGAAGTAGATGGCTCAAGTAACGCTCGACGTCATCGAGCGACTCGATCGTCATCCCCTTACACGCCTTAGACGTTGCCATCGTCCGGCCTCGACTTCGTGGGATCGTAAAATTCGATGTGACCACCGATGCCGTCGTGGTTCCTCTCGATGTACGCCACGTAAGCTCCGGGACCCGCGATGAGGCGTTCGGAGTTGAACTGGGAGTCCGTGACCTGGATCTCACCGACAATCGTGTCTAGATACGCGGCTTCGATGCAGTCGACCCTGTCCGCGAACTCGTCCTTCTCATAACGGACAGTGACCCACGCGATGACGGGGTAGTGCGTCAGGAAAGCCTTCACCGCGTCGTGGCTCATGTGGATCTCGACCACTTGAAAGCCAGGCTCGGCTGGTACAGTTCCTAGGATCCGGCTGTACGTCTTCACGCGTCCCTCTGGACGATCTGGAACGGGAACCCCATCGCCGTGACGTCCTCCGGCACCAACATCTTCCACCACTCCCGTCGCGGTTCGTCCCACCGGAAGTGCGCCTCCTTGGCGAGGTGCTTCATCTCGAAGCTGACGCGCGCCACGTACCGCCTCTTCGGTCGCGCAGCGCGCCGGAAGAGTGCCGGCAGGTCAGCGCCCATCTCCTTCACGCGCGTGAAGAGACGCGCCATCGTGTCGACGTCGGCGAGCGCGCGGTGCGCGCTCGCGACGCCCAGCCCGTAACCGAGCGCGATCTCGACGAGCTTGAGGCTGCCGCTACCGTCCCACTCGAAGTCATCCATGGTGCACACCCAATGGCGGTCCGCGACGCTCGCGATCCCTGCTGCCCGGACGAACGACCGATCGAACTGCGCGTTGTGCGCGGCCACTACGTCGGAGGCCGCCGCCATCTCCGCCACCCTCCGCCACACGGCGATGCCGTGCGGCGCGCCGTTGATGGCGGCGGTGGGGATCCGATTGATCCGCTCGATGGGGTTACCCGACGCGCTGAAGATGAGCGAGGCGTAGCTCTCGATCGGGCAGCCGATCTCGAGGTCGTACAGGCAGGCGGCCACTTCGATGACCTGATCCTGCGACGGATCGAAGCCCGTCGTCTCCGTGTCCAGCAGGAGCGCGCGCCTCACTTCGACACCATCCAGTCACGCGGTGCGGATCGCTTCGTCCGCACGGCCTGATCGCCGTCCACCATCGCTCACCTCCACCTGTCAAAAAAAACCTCAGACCAACACCAACAGCGACCCACCGTAAACCCGATGGTTGAGTCGGTCAAGGACTTCGTGTAACGTCATCGGACGATGGCAAACAAGACCACCACCAAGAAGAAAGAGCCGATGATCATCCTCGGGCTGCGCGTCCCACGCAGCCTGTTCGAGCGCCTGGAAAAACGCGCCATCAAGGAGAGCGCACGGTCCGGGACCGGGAACGCCAACGTGAGCGCCGTCGCTCGGGCCCTGCTCCACGAGCACGCGTGATCCTCCTCTGCGACGCTACCGGCTGCGTGCGCGGGCTCGTGCACCGCGCCGGTGGCTGGGCCGACCCGTGCAAGGTGTGTGGCGGCGCCGGTGGGGTCCCGCTTGGGACGCTCTGCAGGCGGATCGGCGAGCACGAGTCGACGGTGAGGAAGCTCCTCAAGCCGGGCCGTCGGATGCGACCGAAGGTGACTGCGCGCATCATGGGCAAGTTATTAGAGATGGTACGTTCATCATGAGCCGGCACGGAAGCGATAATCCGAACTATCGTCACGGCCACGGAGCCAACGGCAACCCGTCACCTACGTACCGTGTATGGGTCAAGATGCTGGCCCGCGTGAGAGGTACAGCCGACAGACGCTTAGAAAAGAGACGAAATTACGACCTACGCGGCATCACCGTATGTGCTCGTTGGCTAAAGTTCGAGAACTTTCTAGCGGACATGGGTGAGAGACCATCCCTCAAGCATTCCATCGACCGCAAGAACAACAACAATGGATATTCGAAGTCGAACTGCCGCTGGGCCACGATGAAAGAGCAATTACGCAACAAAAGAAACAACCATCGCGTATGTGCTTTTGGAAAAAATCTTACAATCTCTGAGTGGGTTGAGATTACAGGAATACAATACGCTACAATTAGAGGCCGCGTTAGATCTGGCTGGCATCCAGAGAGGGCCCTAACTGAAAGTGTAAAACCTTGGCACGGGCATAGACGGAGGAGCGCGTGAGCCTCCCACTCTTCGGCTCAACCGCGCTCATGCAGGACAAGCCGCCCAAGAAGCTGCGCCCGTACCAGTCGCGCGCGCTCGTGGAGGTTCGCACGCGGGTGCTGCTTGGCAAGAAACGGATCCTCTGCGTGTCTCCGACCGGTTCCGGGAAAACCGTCCTGCTCGCGGCCATCATCAAGTCAGCGACGCTGCCGGTACTCTTCGTGGCCCACCGCAAGGAGATCTTGGACCAGTGCGTGCGGCAGCTGGCCAACCAGGGGATCACCCACGTGGGCGTCATCCGCGGGAACGACGCGCGCTACGACCCTTCGGCGTCCGTGCAGGTCGGGAGCATCGCCACACTCACGCGCCGAGACAAGCCGTTTTTAGGCAAGCAAGTTATTGTAATCATTGATGAATGTCACAGATCTGCGAGTGACTCGTATGTCGAGCTTCTGTCCCACTACCCGGACGCCATCGTCCTCGGCTTCACCGCGACACCCATCCGACTCGACGGGCGCCCGCTCGGCGGCGACCTATTCGAGGAGATCGTGCAGGTCGCGACGTACGCGGAGCTGCTCAAGCACCCGGAGTGGCTCGTCGCGCCCGACGTCTTCGCCGGCAGCGAGGTGGCTGACCTGTCGCGCGTGCGCAAGAGCGGGTCCGACTTCGACGAGGACCAGCTCGCGCAGGTGATGCGCGCCGACCGGCTCGAGGGTAACGTCGTCGAGACCTGGCTGAAGCGAGCGCACCTGCACCCCGTCTTCAACAAGGGGGTCCGCGTGCCGGGGAAGTTCACCGAGGGTGAGAGGCGACGCACGATCGTGTTCGCGGTCAACATCGAGCACTCGCTGTCGCTCGCGGAGCGGTTCGGGCGCGCGGGTGTTCGTGTCGCGCACCTCGATGGCAACACACCCGAGCCAGAGCGCGATCGGATACTCAGCGACCTCGCCTCGGGGCGGCTCGAGGTCGTCACCAACTGCTTGGTAGCCGTCGAGGGGATCGACATCCAGGAGATCAAGTGCGTCGTGAGCGCTCGTCCGACGATGAGCATGACCGCGTGGAGGCAGCAGTGCGGGCGCGAGATGCGCCCGTGGTGCGGCGTCGTCCCGCTCCTGCTCGACCACGCCGGGAACTTCGACCGCCTGGGCTGCCCGTTCGAGGACGTCGTCTGGTCCCTCAAAGATCGCCCGAAGCGTGTGGGTGGTCAGGAGATGCAGCGCAAGTGCCCGGCGTGCGGCGGCTACGTCGGCGTGTCACGCACGGTCTGCCCGCACTGCGGCGCGGAGATCCCCCGCCAGGAGCGGCCGCTCAGCGAGAGCGACGGGGAGCTCCGCGAGCGGCAGACCGAGCCCGAGGCGCTCAAGTGGGCGTTCTTCTGGCGGCAGGTCGTCATGGCCAAGAGCAAGGGGTTCAAACCGGGTTTCGCGAGCGCGATCTACAAGGATCGCTACGGCAGCTGGCCTCCCAGGCACTGGTCGGAGAAGATCAAGGTGGACTTCGCGACCGACGGTCTCTGGCAGAGCCTCCTCGAGCGGCGCCTGCAGCGCAAGGCGCAGCGCGAGGCGCAGGAGGCCCGCGAGGAGCGGGCACTGAGTGAGACGGCGGCCTCGGAGGAGGTGTCCGAGGTAGAGCTCGCGATGGAGCGCACCGTGGAAGCGTTTGACATGCCGATCGACGACGTACCGGTCGTGGAGCAGGATCGCGGCGAGTCACCGTTCAGCGACTGGCTCGAGGGCGAGGGCGTAGCCTCTGGAGAGGAACCGTTCTGAATGATGGATCATTGACGACAACTACGTCTGCGAGCAGTGTGGTCAGACGGTGGCTGTCCGGCCCGACCGATCCGGCATCGTGGCGCACCGCTGTCCGCACGGTGTCGAGTGCATCCTCGAGTCGGGTGACCCTCGCATCGGCAAGTCAGACTGGGCGTGCAAGTTGTGTATGCCTGGCGACCCGATCCGCGTTCGCAGGGTACACGGTTGACTTGCGAGCGGTGGCTCCCCACCCGCCTCGACCCTCGCTACGAGGTGTCGAGCTAGGGTCGCGTGCGCCGAAGTGGGCGCGTGCTCAAGCAGTCGCTGAGCGACAGCGGGTACGCGCGCGTCCGGACCCCGCGCGTCCTGCTCGTCCACAAGGCGGTACTCGAGGCGTTCGTCGGCCCGGCGCCGTCGGCGCGCCACGAGGCAGCGCACAAGGACGGCCGCAAGGGGAACAACCGGCTCGACAACCTCGAGTGGAAGCTCAAGGAGCACAACGAGGCGGACAAGAAAGTGCACGGCACGGCGCCCAGTCGGTTCACCGGGCACCGCCGCACCGACCACGTGGCGCGCGTGCTGGCTCTGGCCGGCACGATGAGTTTCACGCGCATCGCGCGCGAGACCGGGCTGCACCGCTCGAGCGTGAGCCGGATCGTGCGCGGGTTACGGAGGAAGGACTGGAGGAGAGAGGACGAAAGTACCCTATGAGCATAGAGATAACGTTCGACGAGATCGTTGCGCTGGAACCAGAGCTCCAGCGACTGCGTAATGAGGCTAGAGCGATCCGCGACGATGGATCCAAGAGTGGTTTCTGCGCAAACGCCATCTGGTACGGACACGGAGAGTATGAAGGTCTCGGATTCAAACCGAGGTTGAAGTGTCTCGTCGGATGGAAACGGCGCGAAGGTCCAGAAGTTCTGAAGTCGTCGGAGGCTTACTACGTCGCGTACCGTACGATCTACAAGGAGCTTCCAGACTGTCGGCCAGGTCCTCGCTGCGGATGTGCCGCGCTTTGAAAGGAAACGAATCTATGCCCAGCTACACCATCAAGGTCCCGAACAATGCCGATGGTGAACACCTCGGCGAGTACGAGTCGGATTACCTGCCGCGCGTCGGCGATTCGTTCGTGCTCTGGCATTCGCGTCTCTCTCCCGACAAAGACAAGCCGTTCTGCGGGATCGTGTCGGAGGTGACGCACGAGGCTGTAGCGAAGGACCACCCGTACTACAACACCGGGATCGGTAGCGCGTTCGTCGAGACCGTCGTGTGGCTAGCCGGGGAGCACGCCGCGCCGACGCTCTACTGCGACTGCCCCGAGGAGGAGCGCGCGCGGTACCAGGTGGTCGACGGTGAGTGTGGTGGTTGTGGACAAGCGAGGCGCGCGTGAGCTACTCCGTCCTCACCCTCCTCCAGGAGGAGGGGATGCAGCTCGAGTACGTCCAAGCCGTCGTCACCGCCGAGCAGCTCGCCAGCGGCGTCGACCTGCTGCGCACCCTCGGTAACGAGGTCACGCTCATCGGGGGTTGCACCGTCGAGGATCAGGTCTGGCAGAGCGCGCGCGTCAGCTGCGACGACCCCGCTGCGATCGTCTCGCTGTCGGCGGGTGCGCGCGTCGTGGGCGCGTTCTCCGTCGGCGACCGGCAGCGCCTCGCGAAGATGCTGCTCATCCCCCACGGGTCGGTCGTGCGCGCCGTGGCGCGCGGCCCAGCGCGGTTTGGTGGGCTGATGACCACCCGGTTCACGCTGGAGATCTTCGGGTGGGCCGTCCTCCAAGAGTTGTTCCCCGCCGTCGAGGCCGCCCTGGCGCTCCTGGAGTCATCGTGAGGCCGCTCCTGGTCGGCGAGGCGAATCCGTACGGCGGCGACCCGTACTACGCGCTCTACCCGGACCCACCCAACTGCGCCGGCGACCGGCTCTGCCGGAAGGTGATGGGGCTCGACCCGGACGACTACCTCGAGCGGTTCGACCGCGTGAACCTCTGTCCGCGGCGGTGGTCCGCTCGTGAAGCTCGAGAAAGAGCCGATGCTATGCGTATCGAACGCAAGGGCGGCACGCTCGTCCTGCTCGGCGCTAGGGTGACCCGCGCGTTTGGGATGTTCTTCGCGCCCTTCCTGGTCGAGCGGCGCGGCCCCGTGTGGCCCGCTGACGGCGCCAGCACCGCGTACGTCGTCCTCCCGCACCCGAGCGGCCTGTCGCGCGCGTGGAACGCGCCGGGCGCCTACGACCGCGCACGAGCCGTGCTGCGCGAGGTCGGGGTCCTGCCCGCGTGACCCCGCTCGCAGCCGCCATGGCCGCGTTCCACCTGACGGCGGCGCTGCCCGCAGCCGCCCTGGCGCTAGCGCGCTGGCGACCGGAGCTCCAGCCGGAGCCACCAGCGACCGCACCCGACCCGAGGGCGGTGGCGCACGAGGCCGGGCACGCGCTCGTGGCCTGGCACTGCACGTCGGTGACCCGCGTGCTGCGCGTGGACGTCACGCGGTCCTCCGACGGCCAGCCGGGTGGGCACGTCCTACTCAATCGCCTCGCGTGGAGGGCGCCCGACGCGCTCTGGTGCGAATTGGCCGTGACGCTCGCCGGGATGGCCGGCGAGCTTGTGGTGTTCGGTCGAGTGCGGAGCCTGAACTCCGCCGACGACCTCGCCCAGGGGCTGTCACTCGCCCGATCGCTCGCTGAGATCGGGACCCCACCGCCGTGGTCCGACGTGCCCGCGTCGACCCTCGCGTTCGGTGACATGTTCGCGGATCCGATCGACGGGGCGGTCATCGGCGTGATGCGCGCCGGCTACGCGATGGCCCGCCACGTCATCATGGAGCGGAGCCTGCCGTTCTGCAGACTCATGGCCGCGCTGTCGCTAGGGTCCGCTCTCGGGGAGGGCGAGCTCGCGGCCGCGCTCGGCCCGCGGCCGTTCTCCCAAGTCATCGTCGCCGTCTTGGCGGCGACCGGAAGGTACGTGCCGGCGCGGTTCGTCCTGGAGCCTCAGACGAACCGAGTCTCATACGCCAAGTGAGATCTCGTTGGTCGCGCACGCGGGTCATTCGATCCTCGGCAGAAACGCACCACACCCGCACCCTTGCGAGCAGTGCGTCGGCTCCGGTGTTCCAACCGGATGCGCGTGGCCATGGTGTAGCTCGTGGGAGTGCCCGCACCGAGCGCAAGGTTGCATGAGCGGGCACGTCGGCGCGTGCGGCCCCTGGATCATGTTCACCGAGATGAACAGCGCTCCACATCCCCTGCACGGGTAGATCCCCATCTAACAGCTCCTCGCGCGCATCATGGCGCCGGTTGCGACGCTTCAAATAGGCCCGTGGCTACGTGCAACACGCACACGAACCCCGGCACGACCGACTCGGCGCCCGGGACGCATCGGGCGCACGCGTGGTCCTTCTCGAATGGGCGATGGGCGTGGTGCTCTACGATCCACTTCGCCATGTGCAGCGAGAGTGTGCGGGAGTCGTCAAGAGCCGTGAGCAACTTCCTGTACTCGTCGATGGCGGCTCCCTGCGAGCAGCCGGCCGACGTGCTGTAGAGCAGCTTGGCAAACTCCTTGTCGGTCACCTCTTCGTCTCCTCATCCCCCAGCCCATTACGCAACCGCCTACCAAGCTTCCACGCCCTACGATGCAGCGACCCGGGGGCGCCCTCGGGAATTGTCGCTGGGTTCTCCACGGTGTCGAGAAGGTTGGCCATGCGTCGTTCCCAAACCGCATTAGTGCTCCTCTCGGTGCGCTCTCCGCACCCGGCGAGCTTGTCCGCCATGACGTCCGCTTGGTAGTCGGCGTGGTCCACTATGGCCATGCGTTCCTCATCTCCCGGCTTGCCCATAATCTTCCCTTTCATTGCGCACATCACTTCGCGGATGCCACCGACACGCACGCCGGTGTGCTCTCGGGGTCTGTCGACAGACGGGCGCGTGTTCCGTCTGGGCACGTGTCCCGTCGAGATGGTCCGCACCGCAACATCGGGTTGCGTGTGCAGTCGCATGCGGCGAGCGATGCCGCTGCAAGGATGATCGCTACGATTCGCTTCATCGCCTTTTCCTTTCAGTCCCTCGCGCGCACGCGGGTGCGGCGATCGTCCTCACGTCTCCGTCCCGGGCCGCACATTGGTGGCGTCGGTGACCTCGATGCACACGACGTTACTCGCGACGGGACGCACGCGCATCGACCCGTTCTTGACTCGGATCGAGAGCGTCCCCTCGCTCTCCTGCCGACCTGCATGGGAGCACAACACCTCAGCTCCGTTCGGAAGCACGAACAGGACGCGAGCGTCGTCACCGAGGTCGGTCTCCGTACGCTTCACGATGTCATCTAGGTAGACCTTCTTCATCTTTGCTCCCTTCGCGCGCACGGTGGGTGCGCAGTTGTTCCCTACGCCTGGCACCTGTCCAACCACCATTCCCGCCAGCAGAGCGTACACGCCGTGGGGCAGTGACAGGAGCCGGTGTTGTGGTCCGCCTCGTCTTGAGCCGACGCGCCCAGCTTCCCACACTCGGTACAAGGTACCCCGGTCCGGCTCAGCTCCGGACCTGCAACGTTCGCCTCCGAATTCTGAGAGGCGCGCAGATGGGTGAGTTTCATTACGACCTTTCGTTGGGTGCGTAGGCTGTCCTTCCGCCCACACCTCGCCACGGCTCCACGTCCAAAGTGCGACCGTCGCGATGCTTGACAGCCCATCGATTCGACCGCCGACCGTGAACGAAGATGCTCCAGACGGGACCGCGCGGAAGAGTCACCCGGTGGAACCGTTCCGCTCGCAAGACATTGAAGAACCATCGAATCCTCGGCGATTCGCCGAATCTCTCTTCAAGGTACCGCCCGAGGATAAGGCTCACACCGCTCCAAGGGTGCGAGTGAAAGACGTCAGCATCTTCGTCGTGGTGGATGTGGTGAACGAACAGACCGAACCCGAATGCCTGTAGGACGTAGAAGCGGTCCAGGTTGTCTCGACGGGACACTTTCATGGTCGGCTCCGAGACGCGCGCAGATGGTCTACCGCGGCGCCCGCAGTTTTTCGACGCGGTCTCGATTGAGTACATCGTGCGTGTCGGCGACCATCATGGCGAAGTTGGCCACGTCTGCGCACTCGCCGAGGAGCTTGGCGCAAGCGTCGTCGTGCGCCCGCTGGTCTCGCTCCGACCAATCCACCTTGGCCTCGATGCGCGTCAGCGTGTCCAGGATTGCGAACAATTCGCGTAGTTCGGTCCGGAGGCGACGGCGCAGGTAACCGCGTCCGCAGTCCGCCCACCCGCCCTTGTGGTCATTGCGCCGGAGCTTGGCATCCATCGCCTCGGCGAACCGCCTCACCTCGACTCGTTCACTCATCGTTTTCTCCAGTTTGGGCAAGGCGCGCATTTTAGACAGTCTGTCGTCCGATCCGCCGCGTCTCATTCGGCAGCCTGCTGCGTTCGAGTCAAGGCCCCAAGACGCCGCCTGGCAGTGAGTACGTAGGCGTCAGACTGCTCCACACCGACCACGTCATCCCACCCAGCGCCGAGTGCTCCGAGCATTTCCGATCCGGAGCCGGCGAACGGGACTAGCAGGCGTCCAACGCCAGAACTAGGTAGAATCAACTTGGCGAGCGCGGAGCACAACAGGATCGGCTTTGGCGTCGGATGGCCCGAGTCGGACCGCTCTGCCTTCGTTGGCTTCGGGTGACGCACCACGTTCTCTGGATGTGACGTCCCCTCAGTCCGAAGGTCCCCTACACCCCAACAAACCACGTTGAGCGGTACGGTGCTCTCTGTCAGCGGACGACGCGCCAGCACGATCGGTTCGTAGGTTGGGCGCAATTCGGTTGTCCTGCTCTTAGGAACGCCGTGACCGTGCTCCCACGCGATACTGTCGCGCACCTCCCACCCGGCATCCTCGATTCCGGCAGTCAGTCGGTGGACCGTGCGCGGCGACCCGAACGCAAAGAGCCATGCTCCAGGTTTTACAACTCGGAGTAGCATTGCAGCCCACTCGACCGTCCAGACATGAAAAGCTGTGTTCGTGCGGCTGCGAAAGGCTACTCGATCCTGCGGATTGCCCCCTCGCCCGTAGCCCTTCATGCGGCCCTTGTTCCCGTATCCGGCTTCCGAGCGAGCCTTGTATTCCCGCTGCCTGCCAGGGTCGTCCCATCGTTGGGATGAGAGTGCGTATGGCGGGTCGCAGAGAACCCCATCGAACGTCATCGGCGTCATGCTGGGCAAGATGTCCTCGACGCGCCCGTGAATGACCTCAAAACGTCTCAATTCGATCCTCCGCCTCGGGTTGCGCGCAACCGGATGACTCTAACGCTCGGCAGAAACCGGGAACTTCTCGGCGAGGCGAGCGGTCACCGCGGCGTCCAGATCGATGTCCGCGCCCGAGAACCGCGACGCGCAGATGACGAGGTCTGCCAGGTACGGCGCGACCTCGGAATGCTTGAGCGCTCGCCCCTCGTGCTGCGAATCGTTCAACGCCGACGCGACCTTACCGAGCGCCTTCGTCATGTGAACGAGCGCATGCCCAGCGTCCGCCGAGGCGTGGCACGGGTTGTTGAGTTGCTGCTCCCACCTGATGTTCACTTCCGCTTGCAGTCTTGAGAGGTCCATTCCCGTTTCCTTTCGTCGGTTTGGGTCGCGCGCAGATGGGTGAGTCTGGCGCTCGCATTAGTCATGGCAGAAGCAGTCCCCCAAGTCGTCCTCTGTCCCACACGTTTTGGGGTCGTCGACCCGCCTCGCGAGTACCCGGAGCTGGCGGTAGGCGGGGCGGTCCTGGCGGAACAGGGAGCCCGCGTCGCGCTCGACGTCCTGCCACCACTTGAGCCGTCCGGGCTCCTCCTGCTCGATGCGCAGGAGCTTCGACGTCGCCTTGAGGATGCACCCGTCGCAGTTGCCGCGATAGGTCCCGAGCACATCGTCGATGGGCAGTCCTAGGTCGAAGTCCTGCGTCTTCCAAAACGCGATGACGCGAGCCTCGTCGACCTTGGCCTCCGCGAGAGGCATCACGTGCTCCCACCGTTCGGGCGGGGAGCGCTTCAACTTGGCCACGCGCGAAGGTTCGTCGGCGCGGATGCCCATGACCATGTCCCACTTCTCGTAGCGACGCTCAAGCATCCACCGCTTCATCACGCGGACCTTCATCTCCGTTGTACACGTGCGAAAGGCTGGATTCGGCAGGCCGCTCATGGCGACGAAGTTCTCGTACGGCTCGCCCTCGCGCGATGCGGTCTCGAAGGTCACCTCTCGGAAACCGCGCTCGCGCGAATCGTCGAGTCCTGCGTTCGCCCACTGACGTGGTCGCGACATCCAAGCCGCCTTCGGGCGCTTCGACCTGAAGCGTTCAGCGATGGCGCGAACCTCGTCGCTCTTGTACTTCGGTAGCTCTTGGCGCTCGTACTCCAGCCAATGCACGTCGACACCCCAGTAGCGAGCGATCTGGTCAACGAACGTGAGCGTCTCTCGGTACTCCTTGCCGGTGTTGCAAAAGAGCACGTGGACGTCCGGCTGTAGCCCCTCGTCAAGGATGCGACGCAGCATGTAGGCGCTCGTGCGCCCTCCGGAGAGGGAGATGACGGCGGGACCTTCGACGAGGAACGGGGACTTCATGGCAGCTCCGGGCTTGCGCGCAGATGGGTGAGTCTCATTCCGCAGCTTTCGCGGTCCCGCTCGACCTGCGCGCGAGGTCGATCAGGAGGTCTCGAAACGGCAACGGCGTTGCCGCACGCTGTTGGTGGGAGAGCCGTTGGCAGATGCCGGTCTTGCGCAAACGGGCCCGCTCTTCCTTCGAGTGGTAAACGTCCTCAAGCTTGATTTGCATCTTCGGGATGCTCCAGTCGAGCGCGGGCGGCAGACCACGACCGGCGTAGTAGAGCCAGGTCAGCTTGCGAGCTCGGTGCCCGTAGTTGCCTTGGGCGACGCAGCACACGTAGCCATCCCACTGGTCGACGCATTCGAGCCAACCCTTGCGCCAGGACGGGCAAGGTAGGCCGTGCGCGCGGAAGGCGAGGCTCGCCTCGGGGTGCTCTAGGACGCCACCGAACCGTCGCACCGACTCCAGCGCCGACGCGAAGCATCCGCCGTCGTCGCCGAGCGTCTTCTGTCGCGGCGTGCCGTGCAGCATCGGGCCGCCTCCCCAGTACCGCCCCCAGCGCTCGCACGGCGGATGCGCCACGACCGGCCAAGGGCCGGCGTACTTGCGCGCGTCCCTCGTTACGTCCCACGGGTCGACGCCATCGACACCAAAGTAGGCGCCTCCGGTTGCTACGAAAAGTGCGGCAATCATGGGTCCTCCGAGGTAGCGCGCAGATGGGTGAGACTACTTCTTGCCGCTTTTGGAGCTTCCGCCCTTGAGCGACGCAGCCTTCTCTGACCGGCTTTGACGGTCGCGGAGGTACTCCGCTGCCTTGGTGTCGCCTCGTCGCTCTGCGTCTTGCCGCAAATTCAATGCTTCCTTGGCGTCCTGCTCGTACATCTCTGACTCCGACTTCGGTGTGCTCATGTTTGCTCCTTTCAATGCGCCGAGGCGCGGCGCGCGCATATGATTCACTCTAGCTCTCCCGAAATCGCGATCTGGTACGCCATGTGCAACGAGTAGTCGTCTGACGGTCTACGCCTCCGGTCCTTTGGGAAGAAGGTCCACCTTCCCACGGAAAGCTCCCTCCAACCGGCGCTAACGCCAGACACGTACGGGCGCTCGCGTAGGTAGGCGAGCATCTCGTCATCCGTTGGCTGCATGAGGGATGCGTGCATGGCGGCTAGTTCGGCGCTCGCAACTCTCGTTCGAGCTCCTCAACTCGTTTTTGCAGCTCCGCCTCACGCTCTCGCGCTGCCTTTCGCTTTTTCTGGAGATGGCCGCACACGTAGGTGGCACCTCCGAAGAGGCCGAACAGTGGAGCCGCCATCGGCCAAAACAGCGAGCATAGAAACGGGAAGGGCGTGTTCCACGGACTGTCAAGTTCGTCGATGCACCAAGCCACCCCAACGAAGGTGCAAAAGGCGACGAGCCCGTACCCGATGATGATTACGATCGTTGTAAACATGGTCTTCTCCGGTGCGCGCGCATGAGGATTAGCCTCCGACGCGCGGTTTCATGTTGCTCATCACGCTCTCGATTCGCTGACGCACCTCGGCCACTCCGGCGTTGTGGCCCCGTCTGTAGCTCTCTCGCATGTCGGGGCAGGCTTCACACTTGATGCACGTGTCGCACTCTGGACGGTAGTGCCCATAGCCAGGTTTGAAGTTTTTGCGAGCGTCCTCTGTCTCGACGTTGAAGCCGCACCCTTGGCACTTGACCATCGGTCGCGGCTGGTCGGCAAAACCCTCTGACGTGTCTTCGCTCATGGTCCCTCCGGTGAAGCGCGCATATCGACCAGCGCGCCTTCCGTTGCTTCTTGCATGCCCATCAGCTCTTGTGTCTCCCGTCTACGACAGCCCGCACGAAGTCGTCGCCGCTCATCCGGTCGAACGCCCCGCACGTCGGCTGCGCGTGCAGGAGGTGCCCTGGGTCGTCAGGCGGGTCGCCCCACCGGACCGAGACCGCGCGCCCGCAGTACGGGCACCGACCGTCCACGTCCGACCTGACCACCTCGCCCCCCGACCGGTCTCCGTCAGCCACTCGCGCCTCCCTTCCCTCGTACGAACCGCATCGCGTCCCGGATCCGCTCGTCGGGCCAGCCCCACTCGGTCGCGACGGCCCGCGGGTCCCCGGCACCGCTCAGCGTGGCCTGGTGGAGCGCCTGGCCGTCCGCGCGCGCCTTGGACTGGCGGTGCTTCGCCAGCGCCCGGGCCCGCCCAGCGCGTGCCTCTGGCCAGCCCAGGGTCTTCGTGGTGGCCCGCCACTCGGACTCGTCTAGGTCGAAAAGCACGGACGAGTCCGCCTCCGTCTGCTCGTCCGCCGTGGGCTGGCGAGGTGTGGCGGGTGTGGCGGAGTGTTTTTCGAGGTGTGGCGGAGGCTCCGCCACACCTCCGTCTCTATAGTTACCGTCAGTTAGACCACGTGTGGCGGGTGTGGCGGGTGTGGCGGAGCTATTTCCGCCACTCCCCCCCGGTGTGGCGCGTGTGGCGCCATCACTAGGGGGTATGGGGGATTTTTTTGGACCGCCCATCACACACCGATCGGTAGGTAAGTCACCACCGTCTGAGTCTGGTTGCGGGGCGTACTGCCCCGACGGGTAGTGCTTCAGGTCCTTCGGGTTGCTCCTGTCTACGGTGATGGTGTGTGACACGCTCTCACAATAGGAGATCGCGGCGTCAGCCCGGTCCTTTCCACACTCGCCCATCGCGGCGGCCATCGACGCCCGGAGCTGACGCGAACCGATCCCTGGCGACCGTGAGACGACCCTCAGGCACGCGTCCCGGTCCCGGGCGCGCTGCTGCTCCTTCGAGTCCGCGGCGGCGGCTCGCCGCTGGGCGACCTCCTCCTCGGCCTGCCGCCTCTCCTCCTCCTTCTGCTGCCTCTTCTGCTCCTTCGACCGGTCGGCCTTGCTGAGGGCCTCGACGACGGCATCCCCACCGTCCCTGGCGGGCTCGTACCGGAAGCCCGTGAAGTGCATCGGGGTCCACCGCGCCCCCGTCGCGCGCCCCTTGGCGGTGACGAAGACGACGCTCTCGCCCTGGCCGTCCACGTAGGTGTCCGGGACGCGCGACAGGACACTGACGCTGTCGGCGCCGTACTCGATCTCGCCGCTCTCCTTGCCGAGGCCGACGAGGACGTCCGGGATCGTGACGCGCCGGTTGACCAGGCGGTCCTTGTCGTAGTCCCAGCTCAGGTCGGCGCTCATCACCATCGGCCAGAGCCCGTACTTGTCGCGCGCGACGGACGCGACGACGAGGATCGCGATGTTGTGGTGCGTCGCCACCTCGCGCAGCGCGTAGGCGGCGCGCCCGATGCGCTCGCGCAGGTCGAGCGTCTTGTACTTACCGTCCTCGTCCTCCTCCGGGCCGACGATCTGGAGGTAGTCGAGGACGATCAGGATCGGCCTCGACCCGGGTCCGCCGGAGTTCAGCGTCTCGGACGGGGGCGGCTCCGGGTACTTCTGGCGGAGCGCGGCGGCGAGCGCGTGCACCTTGCTCGCGGGCCAGCCCATCGGGTTGCGGTTGACCGGGTGCAGCGGGAGTTTCCCAGCCTTCGCTTTCTCTGCGAGTTCGATCGCGACCGTGGCCGCGCGCTCGAGTGCGTCCTGGCTGGTCTGACCGGTGTAGAGGTCGCTCCACCGGAGCTTCGCCTCCTCGCCGACCACGCGCAGGTCGAACTGGAGATCGTCCATCTCGAGGCCCACGTAGGCCGTCGGGACGCCCTGCTCGGCGGAGTGCTTGCAGATCTGCAGGACCGCGGCGGTCTTGCCGACCCCGGTGCCCGAGCAGAGGATGTGCAGCCCCGGCCACAACCCCCCGCCGAAGTGCTCCTTGAGATCGCCCCACGGCAGCGGCACCGGCTTCTCGATCCCGACCGATCGCCGTACGGCGCGCGCGACGGATGTCTTGAGGTGCTCGCCGATGGTGGGCGCCCACTTGTCGAGGTCGTCTTGCTCGGGCCCGGCCGGCGCGGCGGGGAGGGGCGGCTCGGCGGCCTGCGAGTGGGTCGGGGCGCCGACGACGAGTTCCAACCCGAACCGGTCGCTGATCGCGACGACCGCCTCGCGCGCGGCGACGTGGTGGACCTCCATGACGAGGTCGATGTTCGTTCTGAACCCGGCGCGCCCCTTGTCCTTGCAGCGGTTGTGGTGGCACTTCAAGCCGTGGTTGAGGATCGAGACGCCGCTCGTCTCGCCGCAGCCCGGGCACGTGACCTCGCCGCTCGCGTTGTATAGGCCCAGCCACTCGGCGACGGCCTGCGGGTCGACGGAGTTCGCGAGCGAGTACGGCGAGTCCGGGTTGTCGCGCATCGGCGACACGACGCTCGGCGCCGCTGCCGGCTGCAGGCGCGACCCGAGGACGCCGAACGCCTTCTCCATGGCGGCCCGGCCGTCGGGGTTCAACCCGTCCCAGACGGTGCGCGCGAGCTCGACGATCCGCGCCAGCGAGAGGCGCGTGACCGCCTCGGGCGTCACGATGGCGGTGCGCCGGTGCGGGCGGTCCTCGACGCCCGCCGCGCCCTTCTTCTTCAGGGTCCCGCACGCGGGCAGGATGCGCTTGGCATCGAAGAGCTTCTCGTCGACCGACACCTCTGGCGTGTTGAAGAGGTGAGCCAAGCCCGTGAGCAGCCCCGCTATCGCGTTCTTCGACTCATCAGTCACCGGCACCGCGTCGAGCGCGACGTGGATCTGCCGGCCGTTGCCCGAGTGCAGGTACGCGAGCGAGCTCTCTCCGTCGAGGTGGTGCGCGAGGAAGTTCCACGCGCTCTGCGCGACGCGCACCGACCGCTGCACCTCCTCGTCGGTCGCCGAGATGCCCGACGGGCGCTTGACGTCGAAGTCGATCGCCAGGATGAGTCGCGCCTCGACGTCCGAGTCGGTCGTGCCGGCGCCCTTCTGGATGTCAAACCAATGACCCGGCGCGGCGTTGCGCGACTCGACGCCGGCGCGCAGGCGCGCGGGCAGGAGGTAGGTGCCGTGCGCGATCCACGTGTCTGCGGCCGCGCAGAGCAGGACGGCCTCCTCGGGGCTCCGAGCGTGCGAGGCGCGCGTGCGCTCGAACGAGTCGGTCGGGTAGCGCCTGAATCCCAGCACCTGGAACTCGAACACCCTCTCACCACCACCCACGAACGCGAGCTGGCGGCGCAGGTTCGCCTCGAGCCCCTCCGCCTGCGCGCGGAGAAGGCGATCCTCGAGCGGGGCGCTCTCGGTCCCGGACGGCCCGTCGCCAGACCCACCCCCACCGGACCCGGATCCAGTCTTCTGCTCCGCTACGAGTTTCCAGAAATCTCCCGAGGAGATCCGCTCGTAGCCGTCGTCCGACATCACCAGCCGAGACCTAGGCGTGCGGGTCGATTATAAACTTTGGCGCGCGCTCGGCCGTCGGCCGAGGGATCGGTCGTCATCGTGATCTCCCTTTTCCGTTGGGAAACGCCACCCCGCGAGAGACCGCGCGCGGACCCGCGCGGTAGCAATCGCGGGAGGGGAAGAACCCGCCCGACGAGTACCATCGCGCGATCCCTCGCGGGGGAGCGGAACCGCCGGGTTGCTAGACCACGCGGCTCGACGGGGGACCTTACGAAGACCAGACCGCTTCGGTCAAGGAAAGTTTGGTCATTTGCTAACGAAGGTGCGGCACCTTGCCAAAAACCACCCCGTCGCTTTACGTGAACTCGACGATCAGGATCAGGTCCGCCGAGCACTCCGGGCATGTGAGGTAGAAGGTGATCGTGTCGTTCACGGACGCGCGGTCCGCGCGCACCTCGACGGGGAGCTTCCAGCCGCAGCCCGGGCAGCGCTCGGGTTCCCGCTCCGCGGGAGGTGTACTCTCTCCCCCGGGTCGGCGGAAGGGTAGGACCGTCACCTGGACGCTGGCCGCCGCGACGATCCGCGGGCGAGCGGCCGCCTCGGCGTCAGGAGCAGGTACCCGATCGTGACGATCAGGGCCGTTAGGAACACCCAGTCGTAGAGGTTCACCGCGCCCCGAGCGGTTGGAGGTAGTAGAGGTACGTCCCGGCGACGCTGAAGACGATCGCCGCGAGGCACACGAGGGCGAGCACCCCGAGACCAGGCCCCTCGCGCGCGAGGTCCGCGCGCGCGTCCCCCACCGTGGGCTCGACTGAACCCTCGCCCTCGTTCGCATCGAAACCACCGTCGTCGCGGCCGTCGTTCGCTCTCATGGTCCTCGACTCTAGGATCATCAGTTGCGCTCGGCAACTGCATTCGCTACATTGCGTAGCGACATGACGGAAGAGACCTACGACATCGTGCTGGGGGCGCGCGTCTCCAAGCGCATCAACGACAGGATCCTCGCCGAGCAGGATCGCATCGCGAAGCTGAGCGGGATCAAGCCGAGCATCAACGAGGTCGTGCGCCTGCTCCTGGAGAAGGGTCTCGATGTCGTGGGGAAGCGGGCAGTCCGTGGCTGAACTCGCCCGATTCTACGGGATCGTCGTCGCGATCTTTTTCGAGCGTAGCGCCCGTCACCACCGACCTCACGTCCACGCGCGCTACGCCGGGGACGTGGTGTCCGTCGCCATCGACGACGGTGAGGTGCTGGCCGGCTCGATGCATCCAACCGGTCTGCGACTGGTTCGCCAGTGGGTCAGGTTGCATCAACCGGAACTCTCACGAGCGTGGCGAGATGCAGTAGCTGGGCGGACACCAGCAAGGATCGAACCGCTGCGATGAAGAGTCTCGGTTACATCGTCCTCTGCGAGCCACTCAAGGGTGGGCGCGCGCGGATCTTTTTTTCAGACGGCGTCGTTATCGAGCGCGCGCTGCCCACTCGATCCGTGAGTAGAGTCCAGGTCATCGACGTCGGTCTCGGTTTACGACTGCCCGGCGGCGAGGAGATTGGCGTCTCCGAATTGCGCCGGAAGAAGCGCGGCTGCAACAGGTACGACCTCTCAACCGACGTGCTCGGGTGGTCCTGATGGTGCGGCGCGAGATCCGGGGGCTACGACGTCGTGAGACTGGGAGCGACCTGCGAGGGGTGCTCGACCACCTCGATCCGAGGTTCCGTCAGGCGCTGCACGCCGCCGCGGGCGCGTACCGCAGACTCGGCGTCCGCTACGCGCTCATCGGGGGCGTGGCGGCCGGCGCGTACGGTCGGCCGCGCGCGACTAAGGACATCGACTTCCTCGTCGGCGACGAGGCGTTCGACTCGGTCGGCTCCGTCATCAGCTTCAAGGCCGGTGTCCCGCAGGAGGCGTGCGAGGTGCCGATCGACAACATCCCGCCGCACGTCCGCTACCGCGACGTCTACGAGCGCGCGCTCGACGGGGCGGTCGAGAGCGACGAGCCTGGCGTCCTCATCGCGACGCCTGAGATGGTGGGCTTCACGAAGCTGGTCGGCGGTCGCATGCGCGACGTCGCGGCGGTCGCCGAGATGCTTGAGTCTGGCACGGTGGATCCCGACGTCCTCGAGAGGCTGTTGATGGACTACCCAGAGCTGCACGAGAGGTTCGGGCGCGCGGTGATCGAATGGAGAGGTCAACGATGAGACTCGTAGTCGTGGAGAGCCCGTACGCGGGCGACGTGGAGCGAAACCTGCGGTACCTGGACGCCGCGCTCGCCGACTGCTTCGCTCGCGGCGAAGCGCCGTTCGCGTCGCACGGCTTGTACACGAGGAAGGGTGTCCTCGACGACACGGTCCCCGACGAGCGCGCGCGCGGGATCCGCGCCGGCTTCGCGTGGGGCGAGCAGGCGGACGCCGTGGTCGTCTACGAGGACCTCGGCCTGTCGCCGGGGATGCTCGCGGGCATCGAGCGTGCGCACAAGCGTGGGCAGGTGGTCGAGCGGCGGCGCCTTCCTGGCTGGGACCGACAGCGACTGGCGCAGGTGGCGCAGCGCGCGGAGCGCACTCAGTGGATGTGGCAGCGCGTCGAGAACGGTCTGCACGGATACGACGTGGTGATCTTTGGGACTCGATACGGGGGAGCGTACGAGGGTGGTGAGTGGGTCGCGTGGGTCGGCGATCCCGAGTGGCTGGATCACCACCAGTCGGGCGACGTCGCGTGCGAGGAGTTCTGGAGCGACTACCGGGATGCGCCGATCGGGCGCGGCGACTCGCCGCACGCCGCGTACGAGCATCTGGTTCGGGTAGCCGGGACCGCCAAGGGTCGTGTCGCGCCACCGGTCGACGGGGGTGGCTGAGTCGTGAAGCACCTGACCCACCACTTCTGGCTCACCGACGACGGTGCCACGCTCTGCGAGCCGTGCGGGGCGACGTACCGCGCCTCCGTATCCGAGGTGATCGCGTTTTCCATGTTCATAGAGCGCCACCGCGTGTGCGGGCAGCGCACTCAGAAGGTCGCGATCCCGTACAGGGTAATCCCGAACAAGCCCGAGCGTACTGCCGCTCCCGCCGTCGACGTGCAGTCGATCGTCGATCATGCTGACCTGGCGGAGCACTACGCGCGCGCGTGTCGTGGCGACAAGACGCGGGCCCTGCTCATGGCGCTCGACGCCGGGTTCGACTTCACGCGCGTCGTGGGGGCGTTCGGCAACGAGGGGGTCGCGATCTCGTTCCAGTGCCTGCTCAACGGGTGGATCGATCGGGGGCGGATCACCGACGCGGGTAGGGTCAAACTTCAGATGGGAGCGGACGCGTGATCATCGCCAAGACAGTTGAACCACCGCCAGGCAAGCGCGTCGGGCAGGGCGGTCAAGTCGAGTGCGACCACCCGAAGCGGCGCGGCCCGCTCACTCCCAAGTGGGACCTGTACCAGCGAGAGGGTGACGTCTGCGACGCGTGTGGGTGGAGGGAGGCCCTGCCGATGCGGGTGTTCAGTGAGGACGGCAGCTCGGAAGAGGTCAACGCCGTCGACTTCTTTCGCTCGGTGATCGCCAAGGAGCGAGGTGACGGGTCGTGACCAACGTCGACAAGGCGCTCTTGTTGTCCGAATGGGCTGGCGTCCACGGTGTGGACGCCGACGCGTGCTGCCCGTGCTGCGAGGCGTACGTGTGCACCGGCAAGCGCCACGAGCCGAACTGCCCGATGGATCTCGCGTTGTCCGAGCGCGGGTACTGCGTGCAGGAGGAGCGGGAACGTGCGCGCGACCACATCTTTCGCGGCGAGGCCGCTACCGCGCCGACGCTGCCGCCGAGCGGGGAGGACCGATGACGCGCGAGGTGTCGAGCGAGGCGGTCGTTGGTGATGTCGGCACCGTCGATCGGTTCATGGAGCGCTTAGCGGGGCAAGCTACGGAGCTCGACGGGATGCTCGGGAGCCTGTCGGGGATCCTCGCGGAGATCGGCGGTATCAAGGACGCGATCGTGTCGGTGGATCACCGGCAGGCGCGCGTGTCGGGGTACCTCAGGCAGACCGCAGATCGGATGCGGTACATCGCGCGTAAGGAGCGCGGCGTGCGCAAGCGCGACCTGGTGCTCGGGATCCGGCGACTCACTGAGTTGGCCGATCGTTTGGAGCGCGAGTGAGGCGCCGCCGAACTTCGCTCGAGGAGCGGCTGGCGTGGGACCAGTACGCCGCCGCGTGGGCGGTCGCGCTGGGGTTCACCCACCAGCACCGCGAGGACGGCGAGGAGGACCCGCTGACGGCCGCCGAGTACGCCGACGACATGCTCGCCGAGCGCAGGAAGCGGTTCGGGCGCGCGCGCAAGGCGGCGCGGCGCACCGCGGCGAGGCTGCACTGAAAGGGTTAGAGGTCAATACCGTGGCGAAGTTCAGACTGAAACCGACGCCGGTCGATGCCGTCCAGCTCCGCTGGGACACCTGGGGCGACGTGTGCGAACTCATCGGCGCACCGGGAGGCCTCAAGGAGGGTCACCCCGAGGGCTGCTATGTCGATCAGGACGGCGAGGAGACCGACGACACGAACGGTCGCATCGGGCTCAAGATCCCGCGCTCCATCCACGGCGTGGACGGTCATGAGATCGCCGTGCAGGATGACTGGATCGTCCGGATGAGCGGCGAACTGGTGGTCCATAGCCACGCGAGCTTCACGTCGCTGTTCGAGTCGCCCGCCGACTACGCGGTCGCCTACGAGCCGGACTGGGTCAAGTACCCGAAGCTCGCCGCCGCGCTCGCAAACCGCCCGCCCGAGTACGGGCAGGAGCTCCGCGCGCTGCTCGTCGACGCGCGCGCCGACGCCGTGCAGTACGTCCGCGACGTGCGGGCCGACGAGCTGGCCCGAGCGAGAGAGAGCGGGAGGGGCGAGCGATGACCGCGCGGGTCGCCGGGCTCCCGGTGGGGGCTCTCGTGAGGCGCGACGCGATCCACCCCGCGATGCGCGAGGCGCTCGGCGCCTTCGAGGTGCTCCGCCGGTTCGGCTTCGAGTCCGACGACATCTTCTTCCACCAGAACGCGGAGGAGGTCCCCGGGCGCGAGCCGAAGGGGATGATGTTCGTGGTGCTCAAGACGCAGGGCAAGGACTTCTCGATCCGCGTGGGCGTCGTCGACCTGCCCTACGAGGTGTGGATCGAGGAGTGGACAGCCGTCGCGACCGCCGCCGCCGAGAAGCGGATCGTCGGGGTCGATCGGATCGTAGATGAGAGCTTGGCGCGCAGCGAGATGGTGGGGCTGCTTCTGGCGATCCATGGAAAGGGGATCCGTGTCCCCGTCGCCCAGCTGGGTCTCTCTTGAGCCAGCTCTCGTTCTTCGGCGCACCGCCACCCAAGCCACCGGCGGATCTACCGCCTGCGGCAGTCGCGATCCTGGCCGCCGCCAGGTCGCTGGCTTTCACGACGCGGGTCACTCGCGGCTGCTGGGGCGTGGCTGTCGGCGTCAAGCGCCGGTGGACGCTGCGTTGGGACCGCTGCTGCGCGCTCGGGGCCTACCTCGTCGCCGTCGAGGCGGTCGCCGGACCGAGCGAGCAGTCGCCGCGCGCGACCGTCACCCGACTGCTCGGGTTGACCCACGATCAGGTCACCGCGTTCACGCGCGGGTTCGACGGGTTGCCGGGCGACGGTTCGGAGTGGTACCGGTACGGCGCGCGGGTCGCGGAGGAGGTCATTACCCCATGAGCGATGATGAGAGGTCCGCTATCGAGACGGTCGTGCGAGCGCCAGACCCGTATGTGACCGTGAGCCTGCCGGGCGTGCTGCTGGTCAGGGAGACCGAGATCGGGGCGAAGGTGCTGCGGTCGGCGCTCAACGGGCTGTTCGAGCGGCTCGGTGACCGAAAGGTGTCGATCGCTTTGACGACGCTCGATCCGCCAACGTACGCCGAGGGTGCCAAGATCGACGACGGTGTCACGCTGCTGCGATCGGCGTTCGGTGCTGACGGCAACGAACCGATGGAGGAGGCCGCGCGGCGCGTCGTGCGCGCCTACGTCAACCGGGACAGCCGAATACCTACCGCGCGAGACGCCGTCATCGAGGCGGCCATGATCGTCTGCCGCCCGGGACCCAGCTGGAACGTCGAGGAGGCGTGCGCGGTCCTGCGTCGCACGGGTGTTCCGTGACGGGGGTCGAGATCATCGCCGTAGCGTGCGGCGCGAGCGTCGTCGGTGTCGCGGTCATCGTGAAGTCGACGCTCGACTTCGCCCGGTGGACCCTCACCGAGGACCGCCTGAGCGACCCGGTCGAGCGTAGACGCGCGGAACTCAAGCGCAGGTGCGTGGAACTCGAGCGCCGACGCAAGGAGCTCGTGACCAGGAGCGCGCACGAGGTGGCTGGGGCAGATACCTGGAACAAACTCAACGAGTACATCAACCAAGTCGACCGGCAGATCGACGAGTTGGACAAGGCGGCCCAGGACACACCATGACTCCCGCTCGCGCCATGCACCAAGATCTATGGTCGGCCCTGCGCAGGGTGCGGGACGGTGAACTCCCAGGGAGTCCTGGGTTGCGGGACCTGCTCATCGAGCGCGGGCTCATCGAGTGGGTCCCCGGTGAGTCTGGACTCCGCCTAACGGCCAGTGGTGTTCGCGTGATACAGAAAGAGGGCCGGTGACCGCGAGTGGACCGAAGTATCCTCTACGCCGTCCGCGACCGTACGTCGACCGGAGGAACCCACATGCTCAAGACCGCAATCGCCACGATTCTCGCCATCGTCGCTGTCGCGAACTGCCAACCGCCGCGCGCGACTTACATCGAGTGCGGAAGCGGCCTGCGCTGTCCGATCAACACCGTGTGCGGTGGCGGTCCGTACGCGATCTGCGGGCCGGGCGCGTGCTGTCCGGTGAGTGGAAGTCCGTGACGGCTGGCGACGATCACTCCATGGCGAGACCGGTCCCTCGATCCCTCAAGGCGAGGTCGTCGAACGAGCCTCGCGGATGCTCACTCGCGAGCTGCGAGTCGCGGCGAACGGTCGTGTAAGTCCTGGTTCATCGAGTCGAGGTTGAAGAACGACCTCGCTGGACTCGTATCGTTTACCGTCCGCTTGCCAGGTCGAGGTCGTCGATCGACCTCGTCGTACCGACAGCCATCGCTCTTCTTCCAGAAGGCGAACCGCTACTAGTCGAGGCCGCCGATCGGTCTCGCTGTCGTATCGACTGCCCCAGAATTGCAGCTCCATCTCAGGTCGAGATCGACGATCGACCTCGCTGTCATTCCGACTCGTGCCGCAGCGGCAATCTACCTCTCTGGCGTGGAGTGTCGAGGTCGTCGATCAACCTCGCTGGCGTTACAACGGCGCAGGTGCTGCACGTCAAGGTCGTCGGTCGACCTCGCTGTCCCCGCGCCTACCTGCCGGCCCCGCTTGTGTCGAAGTCGTCGATCGACTCCGCTGTCGTCGCGACACACCGCCGACGTACGCGATACGTCGGAGTCCTCGATCGGCTCCGCTGTCGTCGCGACGGCACGGCGGGCGCTGTTGCGCGCCCTGGTGGGAGTCGGAGTCTTCGATCGACTCCGCTGCCGTCGCGACCGCGCGGTGGTCGTCGAGCGCAGCTTACGGTGGGACGTCGCGACATGGTTGCGGTGTCTACGCAACTGACTCCGGCGGAGACGTCGGAGTCTTCGATCGACTCCGCTGCCGTCGCGACCCTCTGGACGGTCTGCATACCCGTAAGGGGACCCGTCACGACCCAATCGCGGCGCCGCCTAGCGCGCCACTGGCTGCGGTCGGAGTCTTCGATCGACTCCGCTACCGTCGCGACGCGCCACGTGGTGCCGGGCCACTGGCACGACATCCCGTCGGAGTCTTCGATCGACCCCGCTGTCGTCATAACCTCTAGCTTCTTCGAGTGCGCGTTCGTCAGCCGCGTGTCGGAGTCTTCGATCGACCCCGCTGCCGTCGCGACGGGCCGGCAAAATCCACGGCGTCGGAGTCTTCGATCGACTCCGCTGCCGTCGCGACCGATGCCCAATCGGCCTCGCTGGGGAAGCCGTAGTTCGCGTCGGAGTCTTCGATCGACCCCGCTGCCGTCGCGACTTCCGAACGCTAGGTTGATGCCAACGCCGACTACAGCGAGTCGGAGTCTTCGATCGACTCCGCTGTCGATGTCGACTGCGCTGAGCTGCATCGGAGTCTTCGATCGACTCCGCTACCGTCGTGACAAGGCGCATCGCCATGGAACCCCGAGTCGAGGTCGTCGATCGACCTCGCAGTCGTTCCGACTTACGCGGCGATCCCGCGAAGGTTCCAATCGTAGTCGTCGAGGTCGTCGATCGACCTCGCAGTCGTTCCGACCGCGGCCGCGCGCGCAGTATGAGCGGGGCTCGCCGTGTCGAGGTCGTCGATCGACCTCGCTGTCGTTCCGACTCGAGGTCACAGTCGAGGAGTTCGAGGGAAGAACTCGTCGAGGTCGTCGATCGACCTCGCTGTCGTTCCGACCCGCGTCTGGCACCGCCAGCTCGGCGTTGCACTCCACCGGTCGAGGTCGTCGATCGACCTCGCTGTCGTTCCGACATGCGCATCGTCCGGTTGCCCTTGAGCAACGTGTACGTGTCGAGGTTGTCGATCGACCTCGCTGTCGTTCCGACAGTACGCCTGCGGCGGCGGAGGAGGCGGGGCGAACTGGTCGAGGTCGTCGATCGACCTCGCTGTCGTTCCGACCTGCGTCGGCAGCGCCAGCACGTCGACGTCGTCGTGGTCGAGGTCGTCGATCGACCTCGCTGTCGTTCCGACGTCGCGCCGAATGCGCTTCGCAACGGAGCCCTTGTATCGAGGTCGTCGATCGACCTCGCTGTCGTTCCGACCCTGGAAGAGTTTTCGCGCAAGTTTCGCAGGAAGGGTGTCGAGGTCGTCGATCGACCTCGCTGTCGTTCCGACGGTGCTCTTGAGCGGGCCCAGTTTCTGCTCGACCTGCTGTCGAGGTCGTCGATCGACCTCGCTGTCGTTCCGACCTTGCGAAGTCGCCAACGCTTTTGCGCTCGCACACGGCGTCGAGGTCGTCGATCGACCTCGCTGTCGTTCCGACAGCGCGTGGACGCGAAGATGAGCGAGCGCGAGCGCCAGTCGAGGTCGTCGATCGACCTCGCTGTCGTTCCGACGATGTGAGCGAGTGAGGGGAGACGGGAACTGACGGTCCGGGGTCGAGGTCGTCGATCGACCTCGCTGTCGTTCCGACGTCGCCGCCGTGACAACGGGGGCCTCCGTCCCGCTCTTGTCGAGGTCGTCGATCGACCTCGCTGTCGTTCCGACAGGTAACGTTATGTTGTCAATGATCTTGTAGGCTTACCGACCTATTTTCGAGCGCTCTCGATCCTGGCCTTCTTCGCCGCGCCCATCCGTTTCGCGCGCGCCCACTTCTCGCTCTTTTTCTTGTTTGCTTCCGCATCTTTCTCTGGATCGCGAGCGCCTGCCAGGATCTCGGCGTCGCCGGGCCGCTCGCACCACCGCTGGAGCAGTAGCGGGGCCGCACCCTCCCGGTCTTGGTCCCACTCGTGACCACACGTGCAGCGCAGGCGCACCCGAAGGGCTGGCTCCCGGTCGGCCACGAGCCCACACGCCGGGCACGTGCTGGTCGTGCGCGCGGCGTCTACGGCCACGATCTGGGTGCCGCGACGCGGAGCAGTCGACAGCAGGCAGTCGCGCAGTTCGCTCACGGCGGCGAGCTGGCGGTTGCTGCGCGCGACCTCGTTCTCGGCGTCGTCCGCCCCGGTCGCTTTCCGGGTGGCGATTACCCGCAGGTCGAACTGCTCGATCACGATCGTGCTGTACGCGCGCGTGAGCTCTGCGGCGAAGCACCGGTACTTGTCGCGCCGGCGACGCAGCCCGCGCGTGCGACACGCTTCCTCGGTGGCCCATCGCGCCCAGTCGCCCGTCGCCCACGCCCGGACGGCCTGGAGTGCGGCGTCCTCGGCGGCGTCTCGTTCCGGCCGCTCACTCTCCCAGCGACGGAGCAGGCGGACCATCTTGGCCGGTCGGCGCCACGCGTGCATCGCGCGCGCGGCGTCCCGCATCCACTCCGGCGCGACCGGAGAGACGCCGATCCACTGCTTGACCTGCACCTTGCAGATGTCGAACGCGCGGTCGCGCTCGCTGCGCACGTCCGCGTGCATGCGGAGCGCGTGGACGTCGGCGACGGTCAGCCGGAGCTCGCCGCTTTTCCCGTTCGAGTCGTGCCAAGCTGCGACGCGGATCGCCCCGTCCATCAACCGCCAGCCCACGTCGACGGCGACGGTCGGGCGGTCCGGGACCGGAACGGTCGCGGTGTCGGGCGTGTTGACCGTCAGGCAGAGGCTCCACTCGCTATGCGGCCCGCGCATGCGCCGGTGGACGGCAGCCCAGGTGATGAACGCACCGGCCGGCAGCGGCCGGTGGTAGTCGAGCCGGAATGTCGCCCAGATCGGCCGGCGATGCTCGTCGGTGTCCACGCACAACCGGAGCTCGCCGTGCCGCGCCGCACGGTCACGCACCCAGCGCGCCGGCGTGCCGTCGGGTCGCGTCGCCGGTGCAGGCTGGTCCGGCTCGCCTTTACGACCGGGCAGGGTCCCCGGTGGCCGGCGGCCGCGACCGCTCCCCACGATGCTGTCTTCTCGACGCGGGGAGCGAGCGGTGAGCGTCGCGCTCGCGAGCCACTCTTCGGGCCACGGGGGGGCACCGATCCGCAGCCTGGAGTCCTTCTGCGCGAGCGCCCCCTCGACCGTCAGCGGTCGGGTCGACTGGATCTGCACGCCCACGGTCCCCGAGCCGTCCCACGGGGGCGGCAAGTCCGGGTCGTGCGGCGTGACGCCGTCCCTCTCGTAGAGCGGCGCCTCGCAGCTCGCGCGGTGCGCGCGGTCTACCAGAAGGTACGTCCCCCACCACACGCCCGAGTGGTGGCGGGCGTTCTTGACGATCTCGTTGGCCATCGCGTCGATGGTGTCGATCGCGTCGCGCAGCGCGCGCGCCTCCGCCGAGGCGTGCGGGCACGGGTTCTGCTCGCTCTTGAGCTTGCGACACTCCTTGCACTGCGACGCGTAGCGCGCCCGCACCGCGTAGAGTTGCTCGCGCGCCTGCTTTCCCGCGGCGCGCGCGGCGGCGATCTGCAGGCGCGCGGACGCCGTCTCGCTGCGCGACCGGGTGACCTTGCGCCCGACCCGGATCTCGGCGGCGAGCCACTCGCACGCCGCCGCGATCCCGGCGACCTTGGCCTCGGCCGCCTCCATCTCCGCGCTGCAGGTCGACCGCGCCAGCCGCTCGGCCCACCGTCGACCGCGCTCGATGAGCGTTAGGTTTTTGCGGTACGCGTGCGCGCGCCACATCTGATCGTGGACGACGTCCGCGCCCTCGCGGGGCGCGGTGATTCCGTTGCGAAACACAAGTGTCGTCATGGCTCTATCTTCCTTTCAGAGTTTTTGTGGGTCGTGTGGCCAGCCCGCATCGGCTGCACGTTGGTGGCTGCGACGAACGGCGTCCGTGTTGTCTGGGTTTGACTCCCACGCGTCCGCGCACCCCATCGAGCAGAAGTCGCGACCGTGCGCTCCGATCCTCGCTGTACCGACCTCTCTCATGTCGATCGGTAGATGGCATTCGTGGCAGACGGTCAGGTGAGCGGTCATCGGCCGGTACCTCGTACCGACTCATGGGTCGGTGACAGGATCGCGGCCACGTCGGGATCGATCCCCAGATCTTCGAGACCGAACAGGTGCCGGATCCCGACGCCGTCGACGCTGCTGGTTCGGCTGGCCGGCGGTCGGCGGTCGATCACCGTCACGATCCCACGCACGTCGAAGCCGTCGGAGCGCAGCGCCTGGACCGCGAGTGCGGAGGACTGGCCGGTCGACACGACGTCCTCGAGCAGCACCACCCACTCGCCGAACCGGCACCACGCGTGCTCGACGAGGTTCTTCGTGCCGTGGTCCTTGGGGACCTTCCTGACGTAGATCACGTTGTAGTTGCCGCCGCCGGCGTGTGCGGCCACGATGCTCGCGAGGTGGCAGCCGCCGAGCGCCACGCCGGCCACGGCTTCCGCGTGCCCGAATTGCTGCACCTCGCGATGGATGAGGGCGGCGAGCGGCCGGTGCATGTCGCGGTGGAAGTAGGTGCGCTTGGCGTCGACGTAGAGCCGCGACTTGCCGCCCGAGGCCAGGTCGAACTCGCGCCCGGGCTGAGCGACCTTGACCGAGTAGGCCTTGATGTGCGCGAGGACTGCCTGCCTGTCGATGGTGGCGTCGGTGTCGGTCATCTCTCCGATGTCGGTCATTTCTCTGATCCTTTCCTTTGGCGTGTCGGGTCGGTGGGTGACGGTGACTCCACGCTGGGACCCTCCTCCAGGAGGATCTCCATCGGTCGGGTCTCCTCCTCCGGGTCGGCGCGCGCGTACTCCGTCGGCGGATCCCGGCACTCCGCGCGCAGGATGCGCACGCGGTCGGAGAGCGCGCAGAGCGATCGCGCGTCCTCTCGCGCGCGGCGCGCGCGACGCTCGCGCAGCGAGAAGCGGATCTCACTGACGACCAGCAGGACGACGACCGTGCCGAAGGCGCCCGCGATGATGCCGGCCAAGAGACCACGGTGGAACATGTCGGCGGGGATCATCGCTCGGCCAGCTCCAGACCAGCCAGGAGCTCGTCGACGGTCGGCGGGTCGTCCGGCTCGGTGTACGCGCTGACCTCGAGCCCGCGCGCCCGCCACACCTCGGTGACCCCGTCGACGTCGTTCACGTGGATGCGCAGCCGGACCATCCCGTGTTTGCCCGCGTCGTACCCGAATAGGATCACGACATCACCAGCGCGAGGCCGACGTGACAGCGCTCGAGGCGCTTGATCCGGTTGATCTCGTCGATGTTGACGATCGAGCCGAACTGCGCGCGCACGCGCGCCTCGAACCGGCGGGCGACCTCGGGCCAGACCGCGTCGCGGTGGTGCCAGTTGCCAGCGTGGGCGACGAGCTCGCGCGCCATCGGCCAGGCGACCTCCTGGCAGCAGTCGAGCAGCGCGGCCACGGCGTCGACGGCGGCGCGCTGCCCGGCAGAGTCGCCCCTCGCCCAGAGCTGCCAGCAGTGCGCGACGGCGAGCAGGGCGTGGACGTCGGGCGGGGTGAGCGGCGTCAGGTCCCAGCCGCGACCCTTGAGCCAGTGCAGGGCGTCCTGGCAGTGGGGAGTGTGGCGGATCACGAGTCACCCGACTCGATCCGCTCGTCGATGAGGTTGGTGATAGCCATCACGATCCCTCGCGCGCGCGCCACCTGCTCCGCCTCACCGCGCTGAGTGAAGGCGGCAACCAGTACGCTCCGCACGATCGGCACGAGCGCCTCGGCTGCGCTGCCCCACCCGGGGGGTCTACTCGCCGAGGAGACACCATGTGTTCGCTCTTTCCCAGGATCATCGAGCTCGCGGCACGGGAGGTCCATGTACCAGCCGACCACGAACTCGCCGGCCATGTTGAACACCATCGGGTCGCCATCGCGGGGCGGATCGTGGTTGTACTCCGACTTGAACAGCGTCTGGCCGCTGTCGAGGCGGAGCAGTCCGGGACGGGCCGTGCGGACGGTCTTCATCGCGTGCCCCGCAGACTCGCCTGGACCCTCGGGTCTGACGCCACGAGCCGGGTGAGGGTGGGTGGGGCGTAGCGGAGGCGGCGCGGCAGCTCGACCGACAGCGTGGACCCGCAGCGGCAGTTGCGGAGCTCGAGGGTCGTCGGCGCCGGGTGATCGGCGTCGACGCCGTCGTCGTCGTAGTAGCCGACGAGCGGCAGCGCGCGCCAGCCGGCGAGTTCGTGGATCGCACCGCAGCACGTACAGGTCTTCACGACTCCTCCCCGCGCGATCGGCGCCACTCTGCCTCCGCGAGGATCGCGCGGAGCTCCTTGACGGCGTACGCGCCCAGGTGCCTCCTCACGACAGCCTCCGCCCTCGCCATGTCTAAGTCCTCGCTCAGAACGAGGTACCGGACGTCCCCGTCGTCCTTCGGACGACCGGCGATCATCTTCATCGCGACGAGGAACTCCGGCGTGACGATCGGCGGCGTGATGCCGTCGACCACCACGGCCGCCGCGAGCGCCCCCGCGTACAGATCCTTCCACTCGTCGTCGCGCACGATGACGTCGAGCGGCACGTCGCCCTCGCGGGTCCGCACTCCGCCGAAGACGAGCGGCTCGCCGGAGTAGCCAAGCCGGTCAGTGGCGACGACGTCGAGGTCGCCCGTCAGTCGCGGCGAACCCCACACCTGCATCGCCAGTCCGCCGGCAACGGCGATCTCGCTGTCCGTGGCGCGACGCTCGCGCGCCCGCGCCGACACCTTCTCGGCCGCAGCGACCAGCTCGTCGTAGGACGGGAGACGTTTCCCTCTGCGCGGTTTCGTCACGGTCGACCCCTCTTCTTTGACTGGACGCCCCCGAGGGGCCTCGTCAGTAGATCGCGGACGGCGTCCGCCGCCTCGAGCATGTCAGTGGCGGTGGTCTCGACGATGACGCCCTCGTCGTTCGACAGGTAGACCACGGTCGGAACGTCCGTCTGCTCGACCACGACGAGGTCGAGCTGGCCGAACCTGCGGTGGGTGCGCCGGCGGGCGTATGGGTGCCCGGCGCGCGCAGCTTCTACGCGCGTAGACGGGTCCACACGGTCCACCCAGGCGAGCATCCGGTCGACCGCGGTGATGGGGCGTGGTTTTTTCACGGCGTCTCTCGCGCTTTTCGGTTCTTCTCGACGACCAGGTGGATCGGACTCGCGCTGCCAGGCGCGCGCGCGTGCTGCGCCTCATTCTCCGCGAGCGCGGCAGCGATGTCCGATTCAGTCGTGCCAGGCCGGAACGCCCACTGCTCGTCGCGCGGACCGTCCGGCCGGAAGTGTTGGCAACCAGTGAACGCGCAAGCCCCTGGCAATGCGCCGTGCACGCACGGGGTGGTACCGCACGGCGGCGGGGCAGGCGGTTTGTGCGCAGACTCGGCAGCCCGACGCTGCTGGAACTGGCGAAGACGTAGAGCTCGACTCATCGCTCGACCTCCGGCGCCCGCTGCGTCTCGATAGCCGCCTCCATGCACGCGTCGACCGCGCGGCGCGCCAGTGCCATCCCCACCGCGAGGTGCGTGCGGTGCACCGGCCCGCCAGGAAGACCGGAGCACTCCGGGTCGACCGCGAGCGTGACCTCGCGGGTGGAGGAGCCGGTGTCGACTACGCAGACGACACCGACGTAGGGCGCGTGGGCCACGATCCGCCGCACGTACGCCTCGACCTCGTCGAGGTTCGAGCAGTGGAAGTGGACGGAATGTCCACTACCGCCCCCGCCGTAGTTTCGACCGTCCACCCGCATCGCGGGCGCGGGACCCTCGGCCGCGAACGCCGCGCGGATGGTCGTCTCGAGGTGCTTGTTCACGCGGGCTCCGCGCCGGCCTGCTCGCGGGCGGCGGCGAGGCACGCCTGCCGCATCGTGTCGGCTACGTGGCGGATCGCCGCGTACTGGACGGACTTGATCTGGTCCTCCGTGTCTTCAGGCAGCCCCACGTCCATCGCCTCCTGTTTGGCGGCAGCGAAGATGTCGGTGAGGCAGTGGTCGGCGGCCCACTGGTAGAGCGCCTGGGTGTAGACCTCGACGCGCGAGTCCGCGTGGTCGTGCACGCAGTCGTCGTCCTCGTCCGAACCGGCGAAAGTACCCTCGTCGAACGCCTCGACGGCCGCCTTGCACTCGGCGTAGATCCAGTCGTTCGGTAGGGCGCCGTGGTGGGCTTCGCGCACCGCGTCCTTGAGCCACGCGGGTGCGTCGTCGGTGAGCGTGACGTAGGTCACGTAGTCGCTCCGGGTCCGGGTCACGAAGTGAGAGGCGAGGTTCACGGGTTGGTTCTCCTATGGGTTGTGAGTGTCGGCAGGACGGTCACTGCCCATCCGGCTCGGCGGTAGAATCGGGTCGCGACGGCGGCGGCCTGCGCCGAGGCGCAGGTGTGGCGGTGGACGAGGCCGCGCCGGGCGGCCATGACGAGGTAGGTCTTCACGACGGCTCCCTCTCGTGGAGCTTCGCGCACTCGGGGCAGAGACCGCCGCCGCTCGCGAGAAACTTCTTGAGCCACCGCTGCCCCTCGGCGTTCAGTCGGACGAACCCGCCAGAGGTCGCGCCGCAGAGTCGGCTGACGCGCGATCGGGCGCCCATGACGTGGATGTTTTGGGGTTGTGCGTGACGGCGAGTCATGACGGGGACGCCTCGTTCATCAGTGAGAATACCGTGTAGTTGTACTGCCCGACCTTCACGATGCGGGCCCAGCAGCCGCGCGCGCGCAGGCGCGCCGCCTCGTCGGCAGCCTCTCTGCGCGCGTCCAATCCCGTGAATCGGCCTGACAGTAGGAGCTGACGACCGTCGTAGTAGCGTGCACCGTTTCGCCCGCGAGCCATTTGGTCCTCAGGCCGCCAGCTTGGCGAGCCCCTCCTTGATGAGCGCGTCGATCGGCTCGCGGTCCGCGCGGTCGCCGAGCCCGGCGACGAACGCGCGGACGGCCGGCGCGTGGAACCCCATGCCGACGAGCGCGAACGTGATGCGCGCGTGCGCGTCGACCGGTGTTCGACGGCCAGGCTGCGGGACGACCCGCAGGACCACTGGCGTGGCCGTAGATCGTTCCGCGCGCGCCCGGACGGCGCGGGCTACCCGACCGAGCAGGGCGGCGGCGAGCCGCACGACGGTCGCCACGAGCTCGAGGAGCGCGGCGGCCAGTGAGACGACGGCGACGTACAGGCGGACGGTGGCGGTCTTCGCGCTCATCGGGATTCTCCTTCAGTAGAGGACGCGCCCGCTCTGCGGGTCACGCCGGGTGAGGCCGAGCGCCAGCGTCGGCCCCTCGGCGCCCTGCTTCAGCAGCTCGTGGAGCCAGAGCCACTGGTACTTCTTGCTGTACTTGACCGACTCCCAGATCTCACGGGCGGCGGCGTCGCGCTCTGGGCTCGCCGGTTGGTCCGCCAGGGCCTGCAGGGAGGCCACCAGCCCCTCGACCACCGCTTGCCGGCGAGCGGCCAGGGCGGCCTGTTTGGCCACAGTGGCGGCCTTCTTGGCGGCGCGCGCGGCCTTGGCGGCGTCCCGCTCGGCGCGCTTGGCGGCCAGGTCGAGCTCGGCCGCGCGTCGCACCTCCTCAATCGTCCGGACTGGCTGCGGGCGCCAGGCAGAGATTCTGGCGGTGAACCTGGCGATCGTGGCCTCGGTCTGCCGGATGCTGCCCTCGACGTCCCACTTGTAGCTCTCGAGGCCGCGGGCGAACCGGTAGGGCTCGGTGACCCCCACGGCGTACCCGTTGAGTACCCGGCCGGTGCGGTCACCTCGGAAGAACCAGCTGACGCGGCAGGCCTGGATGTCCGCGAGACGCGCGCGCAGGTGCACGAGCCGGACCTGCAGCGCCGCACGGTGGGTCTCGATGAGCGCGCAGGAGACCTCGTAGGGAGCCGCATCGACCCCGGGGCAGTCGCCATGGATCGCGCCGTCTCCGGGGCGTTGGTAGCCGTGGTGGACCATCCGCAGGCCCGCGTGGAGCTTCTGGTCGCTCTCGCAGATCTGGCAGTTGCCGACGTGGCGGGTGGCCGTCTCGGGGGTGGCGATGGACCGGGCGTTCATCGGGGGTAGACACAATCTAGCAGCTCGGTGTTCGGTGTCAACTAACGAATCTTTTTTCTTGACCGTGAATACCGACGGGGTACAGTGAGGTCTGTCAGGCCACTCAACCCGGGAAAAGGAGATCCCCACCACCATGCGCACCTGGAGCACCTACCAACTCGCTGTCTTCAAGAACGTCGCTGAAGGCACCGGTCACACCGTCGTCAACGCGGTCGCCGGCAGTGGGAAGAGCACAACCCTTGAAGAGGCCGTCAACCACATTCCGAAGGGTCTACGGACCCTGTCGGTGGCTTTCAACAAGGACATCGCCACGGCTATGGCCAAGCGCCTCGCCGGCAAGCCGGTCGAGGTCTCGACGCTGCACTCCTACGGTCTCAAGTGCATCACGGCTTCGCTCGGGCGGCTCACGATCGACGAGTACCGCGTGCACGGTTTCGTCGAGGACCTGTACAGCGCCGAGATCGCTCGCCTAGAGAAGGCGATCACCGAATCGAAGAGCGAGGCAGAGGCGTTCGAGTTTCAGGAACAGTTGGAGGCCATCGACGACCGCTGCCGCATGCTCATCAAGACCGTGTCGCTATCAAAGAACACGCTCGCGCTGACGCCGGTCGCGATCGACGAGGTCATGTACCGGTTCGGCATCGAGCTACCGACCACGGAAGAGGACGAGGAGGGCGCGTTCGGGGACGAGGCGGGCGATGACGCCGCTGAGGCTGACCGCCAGAAGTTCGTCCAGGAGGTACTGGGACTGCTCCGCCGCTGCTACAGCACCGAGGACGGCAAGATTGACTTCGACGACATGGTCTGGTTGCCGGTCGTCAGGAAGCTCCGCCAGCGCAAGTTCGACCGCGTCTTCGTGGATGAATGCCTGCCGGGGCCTACTCCGGTGCTTCTCGCGGACGGGTCGTCGCGGACGATTCAGGATCTGGTCGAGAGTCGATACTCGGGCGACGTGCTCGCCTACGACACGGCGACCGGCAAACAGCGTCCCTGCCGCGTAACGGGTTGGCAGACGATCCTGAACCAGAAACCGCTCGTGAAGATCAAGGCTCGCTGGAGCCAGCGGAAGGGAACGAACCGGCCGACGAACTTCATCATCTGCACGGAGGACCACAAGGTGTGGGCGAACGGAGCGTGGGTGCCGGCCGGAGATGTGAAGCCTGGGATGGTTCTCCAGGTAGAGACTTCTGCGGAGAAGTCCCAGGTCGGCAAGATCACGAAACGTGGACGCGCCACGCTAGCCGAAGAGATCCGGAGGAAGAACAAGGCCGGGATGATGGGCGGTGTGGCACCTACCGTGTTCAATGGTGTGCGAGGCGGCAACGGCAAGGGCCCAACGGTGCCAGAGCAGGCGCTCATGGACGCATTGGGGGAGGGTTGGGTCTGGCAGTACGCGATCCCGACGAAGAAATCGCGTGGGTATGGCTATCCGACCGCGTACAAGGTCGACATCGCGAAGCCGGGATGCAAGATCGCGATCGAAGTAGATGGGCACTCGCACGGCCTGCGAAGGGCTCATGACGAGAAGAAGGACAGACTCCTGGAGTCGCTCGGGTGGACGGTCATACGGGTACCGAACCGGCGAGCCGTTCAGAACGCGAAGGAGGAGGCAGAACGCATCCTCGCAATGACCAACTGCCCGATCGATGCTGTCGTGGAGTCAGTGGAGCCGGTGACCATCCCGAGCTTCCACGTCTACGATCTGACGGTCGAGGACTTGCACTGCTTCTACGCGAACGGGATTCTCGTTCACAACTGCCAAGATCTAAACGCAGCGCAGATTGAACTGACTCTGCGATCGGTCAAGTCTGACGGCCGTATCCTTGCGTGCGGTGACCCCCGGCAGGCGATCTACCAGTTCCGTGGCGCTGACGAGCGCGCGTTCGAGAACGTCAAGGAAGGTCTCGGCGCGACCGAGCTACCGCTGTCGATCTGCTACCGCTGCTCGAAGGCGGTTATCCGTAAGGCCCAGGAGCTCGTCCCAAGCATACAGGCGTCACCGGACGCCCCCGATGGTACCGTTCTCCCAGCATCGCGCGAGCAGATGGAGAGGGAGGCGCAGCCGGGCGACTTCATCCTGAGCCGCACGAACGCCCCGCTGATCGGGCTCTGCATGTTCTTCCTAAAGAACGGCCGACGAGCCAACATCCAGGGGCGCGACGTGGGCAAGACCCTCGCCTCGTTCGTCAAGAAGAGCAAGGCAGCGGACATCCCCGCGTTCCGTGCCCACGTCGAGGAGTGGGCGAAGAAGGAGATCGCGAGGCTCGCCGCCAAGAAGCGCGACACGCAGGCGGTCGAGGATCGTGCGGCGTGCCTCATCGCGCTCAGCGACGGCGCCGTCCGCGTCGCGGACGTCCTCGCCAGGATCGAGGAGCTGTTCTCCGACAAGAGTGACGGCGCCTGCATCATGCTCTCGACCACCCACAAGGCGAAGGGTCTGGAGCGCGATCGGGTCTGGCTGCTCATCGACACCTACCGGCCGAGTATCTCGATGGAAGAGGCCAACTGCCTATACGTCGCTCAGACACGCGCGAAGCACACGCTCGTCCTGGTCGGCGGCTTCGCGAAGAAGTCCAAGAGCGACGGCGCGGAGGGCGCGTGAGCGCCCGCTTCGTCGCCGTACCCGCTTCCGCCATCCGAGAACGGTTGGCGGCGGCGGGGTTTCACCTCATCCCCTCCCCCTCCGGGGAGGAGGTCTACGAGCGCTCGCACGATCGCGATGCGCGGTACACCGTGAAGGTTTACTCGTCGATCCATCGCGGCGCCGCCGAGGTCCGAGAGTGTGGGTCGGACGCGATCCGGGTTGTGGCCATCTTCGCCGACAGCAAGTTCCACTGGCCGGCGCGGGTGGTCCCGATCTTCAAGGCCACGCGCGTGCACCGCGCTGGCACCGTCGACGCGGTGCTCGACCGGATGATCGAGCGGGCGCGGGAGGCGTACGCGGCCTGCAACGACCACCGGAGCGGCAAGGTGCGAGCTCCTGACGGAGCGCGGGGATGAGTCACCTAGCCTGGCTACCCATCCTCGCCGTGGCCCTGCTGATCGTCCCGGCGGTGCTGGGTCTCGACGGGGGGTCGGACGAGTTCACGCAGTTCAAGAGCTTCCGCGACCGGATGCGGAAGAGGGGGAAGTGATGCAGAGGGTGATGTTCAAAGGCGGCACGATCCGGGTGATTGGCACGGTCCGCGGGTGCGAGCCGGAGGTCGCGGAGGCGTGCGGCTGGCCGTACCCGCGTCCGTGGATGTTCGAGGTGCGCGACGCGGACCGGAATGTCATCGCCGTCTGCTTCGATCACGAGACGGCGAACCAGGTGCTGTCCGACATGATGGGGGTGGCGGTGATGTCCGGCGCCAGCGAGAGGACGCTCCACGTCCGCGCGCGATACTACCCCGGCGGTAAGAAGGGTCGGTCTGCCGCTCGCCGGCTGCGGGCGATGGGGCTGACGCCGGGGTACACGCGCGACGGGTGGCGCGTGCTGCGCAGACCGGTCGTGATCGAGTCGGGTGAGCCGATCGGGATCTTGGAGAGGGAGTACGACGATGGCGGTTGAAGCAAAAAGAGGTTGCGGCTGGAGAAAGGTTGGCGGTTTATATTTAGTGGGCGGCGGCCTCTCCGCTCCGTGCGACCGGATGCCGTTCCACCTCGAGCGCTGCCGGACTTGCGGTGGGGGGATCAAGTTCACGCGCGGGCCGCAGTGGCTGCAGCCGGACTTCTTCCCGGTGCACGATCCGATCGGCGACACGAATCGGCTCGCATCTCTCGTGCCATTTTGGGAAAAGCAAATTCGAGAAGTAGCTACAAGTATAGGAGAAGATCGTTCGTGTTGTGACGAGGCTCCGTGCCCGGTCTGCCGCAACCGCGACGACTTCGGCCCGCACCTGATGCTCTGGATCGGCCGCAAGCACTACACGCCGGAGGGTTACCTCAGGGAGTCGCGCGAGCTTGGTGTCAGTCGGCGCCTGTCGGCGCTGCCGAAGGGCCTAGTGCTCGGTGAGACATGGGTGCTGCTGGCGCACCTCGACGCTGTGCCGCCGAAGGATCCGACCATCTGCACGCGGTGTGAGATGGGTTCCATCATGCACAAAGGCCACCACGACTACGCCTTCAAGGGCAGCGGGCCTGCGTCGTTGTCCGTCAACAGCGTGGTTCGTGTGGCGTGCGACGAGTTTCAGACGCCCAAGCCGACTCCAGGCATCTTCTGCGCGTTCGTCCCGCGCGCCGTCGAGTTGATCCTCAAGCAGTCCGACGCGACGCCCGAGCGCGTCGAGAAGGAGGCGAAGCGCGGGGTGACGGTGGTCGCGGTCCCCGACGACGACAAGGACCACCAGGGGAGCGTCTGGGACAAGGACGACGACTCGCAGCCTGAACTGCCCGGGGTGGCACTGTGAAGCTGAAACCTAAGTCGGAGCGCCGCGAGGCCATTCGACGCGGGGAGTGTCTCGTCGACGGGTGCGCGCGACCGATCTTCGGGTTCGGGTTCTGCCGCGAGTGCCTGTCCGATCTGAACTCCAAAATGGAGTCGGGTGTGATCGGAGTGGCGCGCGCGCCAGAGTTGTGCTGCGCACGATGCGGGGTGGCTGAGGGCGTGCATGGTGGCCCGTTCGTCGCCGGCAATCGCCTGATCGAACCGTGCGGTGAGTTCCAGCGCCGGGAGGTGTCCCGTGGATCTGCCTAGGGTAGAGACGCGCATGAGCGTCATGCAGATTGCTGCGCCCGCAGAGGGTGAACTCGTCGCCTACCTCAAGGCATTGAGCTACGAGGTCGATTGGGACTTCAGAGTCAGCCTCGGCCGATGGCTCGAGGTCTATGACGGCGACCGCATGGTCTTACAGATCGACGAATGGGCACCTCTCGACGATTTTCTCGAGTGCCTCCCCGGTCTCGTTGAACTAGGTCGCCATTCGACGGAAAAAGAACGTGCAGCCTCCGACTGGGAGATGCGCTGTCCGAACTTGAAGGACGCCGAGGAGCTTCTGCGGCGCGTCCAGCGCCGGGAGATGTCCCATGGTTGAACGTCCGGACCGCGAACCAGGCGAGTACAGTGTACCGTGCCAGCGCTGCGACGGGCGCAACGCGACGCAGAAGAAGATCAACAACGAGCGCGCGTGTTGGGTGTTTGCTGCCGCGACCGGGCGCACGAGTGATGTTGTTCGACTTTGCGTGTCGTGCTTGCGGACCGTGAACAGTCTCGCGGTCGCTGTCGCTAGGGTGAAGCCAAGGAAGTCGAAGACGTGGTGATTGACAACGGTATGCGACGATATACACTGGAAGGTACCTCATGACGGACAAGCAAGAGCAGCAGGTTCAGACCGCGATCCGACTCGGCGAGTCGGTACTGAAGCTCGCGGACGACATCGCGGACCGGATGTCGCGACCCGGACTGCGGCTGACGCGCGCGGACCTCCTCCGGTTGGCCATCCACGAGGGGCTGGCCAAACTCAACGCGGAGAACAAGAAGCGATGAGCCGCAACCCACTCACCTCCGCCGATCGTGCCGCGATGCGGCGGTTCGTGTCCGCGGTCGAGACGCTGATGCTCGAGCTCACCCCCAAGCAGGTCGGCAGGATCGCCGACTACGTCGCCGAGCACGGTACCGACGGGGACGGTGGGGATCGCGAGGACGCGGTGGTGCTCGAGTGCCTGCGGCTCGTCGTCGACGCGGTGAACCGGTGAGCGCGGCCGAGCACATCGTCCCGGTCGAGCGACCACCGCCCGAGCCGCGCACCGAGGAGATCTGTGAAGAACACCCCGACACCCCGGCAGTTGGGCGCTGGTACTACGTCCGCGGCCGGGACAGTGAGACCGGCGCGCTCTCGGCTAAGCGGTGGCTCGGGTGCGTCGTCCGGCTGGGCTCGAACTACGTCAAGCTGGAGGACCCTACAAGCGGCAACACGGAGCGCGTCCACGACGAGTTCTGGGAGCGGTGCGAGTTCGTCGCGGAGCCAGAGCGGCTCCTTCGCGGCAACGCCGAGCGCTGCCGGCGCGAGCTCGACGGCCTGATGGAGGAGGTCAAGCTCCTGACGACGAAACTCGGCGTCGCGCCCAGCCTCGCGTTCGGCAGCGGCGCCGAGGCGCACGCGACGGCGCTGGCGCTCGGGACCGCGGCGCCGGCTGCCGAGTACAAGACCGCCCTGGTCAGGGCCAAGGAGGAGACGCTGCCGGCGCTCTTCGAGCAGATCAAGGAGAAGAGCGCGGAGTACGCGAAGTGGCTGTCGGCCGGACTCGTGCCGATGCGGGCCGAGGCGGCGGCGCTCGAGCCCGCCATCGAGCGAGTCGAGGACCGCATCTTCTCGGTCGAGCTCTACGCGGGGCTCTGCGAGGAGGTCGAGCAGGTCAAGGACGGCGAGCCAGCTGCGCTCACCGAGCCGGTGCACCTCTTCCAGCGACGCCTCTACATGGACGAGGAGTGCCTCGCGAACTTCGACGCGGGCGGGATGGACTTCCGGACCCTACGCAAGTTCGAGCGCTGGCTCTGCCGCAGGGACAACCTCGATCGCATCTTCCCGTTCCCGCGCACCGTCGTGGCCTTCCAGGTCCGCCACCACGAGAAGGCGCGTGAGGTCACTGGTTTTCGCTCATTCATCTGGATGTTGGAGGAAAAGCGACTCGACAAGCTGACGTTCCTCTACATCCGAAACGGCGATCGGGTCTACAGACTGAGCACCGAGATCGACTTCGGCCCGAAGCTGTTTCCCGACATCGACCACCCCGCGCTGTCGGCCGGAGAGGGTCGCCTCTACGCGAACCTCAAGTGGTCCGACAAGAAGATCATCACCGAGGCCGCCTACCAGGCGAAGGTCGCAGAGGAGGAGGCGAAGCGGGCGGAATACGAGCGCTGCGTCGCGGAGGAGAAGAAGAAGCCGAAGAAGGACCGCGAGTGGGTGCGTCTGGACGTCGACAGCTTCGACAGCTCCCCGAACTACGAGCCGTTCACGCGCGAGAGCGTCCAGTACGACGACATCGCGAAGCACCTCCGCGGCGAGATGGAGCGGCACAACCGGATCGTGTTCGTGCTCCAGGGGCTACTCGACCGCTCGCCGGCCCTGCACCCGCACCCGCCGTGGCGGCTCTTTGACGCGAATGGGTTCGAGCAGGCGATCGTGCTGCACAGCGACTCCGACCGAGTGCTCGTGGCCGGCGACAAGCCGGACTTCGAGGCGTACCGTGCGCGGCTCAACGCCAGCATCACGGTCGGTAGCGTCACCGTCGGTCAGCAGGAGGCTTGGCTGCGCTACGAGGCCCGAAAGGAGACCGACCGGCGCGACCGTGACCGGGCCTGGGTGAACGTGGACTACCGACCGGAGAAGTGGCAACCGCCCGGCGATCCGGGTCCCGGACGGTTCGCGCGCGTCGCACGCGTCGACGGCTCCGGGCACGTGCACTACCGGTGGACCAAGGAGCGCGCGCGAACCGACGGTCCGCCGGTTGCTCGCAAGTACGGTTGCAAGGCCAGCCGGGTGCTCAACGTCGACGCCTACCAGCCCGGCGACTACAAGATCTTCTTTGCCGACCCTCGCACGCGCGAGGAGTACCTGAAGTGGGCGCCGTTCCTCCTCGCGGCCGAGAAGTTCAAGGCCGGCAAGTACGAGACGGTCCCGCCGCTCGCCGATCTGCCGAAGCCTGCGCCGAGGTCACGGTCGGTCGGTCAGTCCGACTACGCGCACCGCAAGGTGCTCCGTGGCTTCCTCGGGCAGGCTGTCCGGCTGCGATCCGCCATCACGACCAAGGGCGGTAGGGAGTACGCGAAGGGCTCGCTCTGGCGCGTCACGCACCTCGAGCGCGGCGAGTTCACCATCACCGGCATCGACGAGGCGGGCGCGATCGAGCTGCGCGAGAAGGTGGTTGACGCTGACGGGTGGCGCGGGACGCGCACCGTGGGCTGCGTCTCGCACCGAGACTTCTACATCGAGTCGGCGCTCGAGGCGGACCAGAAATACCAGTACATGGAGCCTGAGCGCAGGCGGGCGCCTGTCGTAGACGACGACGATGGAGATGGGGAGAGTGAGTCATGATGGATCACGGCACGTGCGCGCGGTGCGGGGCCAACATGCGCTCCGTGCGCGTCGACCACGTCAGCGCAGTCAAGGGCGCCGACGACTGTAGTGACGTGGTCGCCTGCACGAACGAGCGCTATCCGGACTACCTGCCCGGAGACGACGGGATTGGGGTGACGTCGTGAGTCTCGAGAAGACCGCAGCCGAGATCGCGCGCACCCTGCGGCGGGAGGCTCGCCAGTCGGGGCTGGCGCAGCGGTACTGGTCCGGCTGGAAGGTCCTGCTCTCGTTCGGTCCCTACGTGGACGCCTTCGACGAGGGGACGCTGCGCGTCGCCGAGGACGTCGTCGAGCAGCTGACTGGCAAGAGGCCGGACGCGACCGATCACGCCACCACGCGCGCGGTCGACCGGGGGCGGTGGCACCTGTCGGCGAGCTGGCGCGGCGGGAACGACGTCGGGGACGGACGCGCGCGGCTGGGCGAGCTGGTGTCCGAGATCGGGGTCCCGGAGAGTGAGCGCGCCGGCCGCCAGCCCGCGCGCGTGTTCGGGGCGACTGGCCCGAGCGCCCAGGTCACGCACTGGATCTGGTCCGAGGTGGTGTCGTGAGGGTCGCGAGCGGCACGCGTGTGGGGCTCTGCGAGCACATCACCAAGGACGCCACCACGGTGATGATGCTCGAGGTGCGGACCGACGAGGGACAGATCCTCGTCTTCTTGTGCGCCGCCTGCAGCCCGCGGTACGCGGTCACGGGCGACCTGCAGCCGCTGGTGAAGCGGCAGATCGTGGTGGGCCAAGGAGGCTGGAGCGTGAAGGTCGAAGTGGAGGCGCCGTCGTGAGCGACGAGACCGTCACGCTCTACTGCGTGGAGCGCAGGCACCTGGACGACCTGCGCGCCGTGTCCAGCAGGCTCGCGAGCGGCGCGTTCATGGACGCGGTCTCCCGCAAGGAGGCCGCCATGGCCATCATGTCGGCCGTGCGGTTCGCCGAGGTGCTCGACGCGCTGCGCGGTCCCGGCGAGCTGGAGGTGCACGTCTGCCCGAAGGGGGAGCCGTGAGAGACCGGAACACCCGCCGCCAGCTGCGCAAGAAGCTCGGGGTCCTCGCCGAGCAGGCGCGCGTCGCGCGCGGGCGCCTGTTCTCCGCCGAGGCGAGCCTGGCGGAGCTGCAGGCTGCCATCGCCGCCGAGGCGCAGGGCGACGCCGTGGCACGGTCTACCCACGAGTCGGTGCGGGCGTCGGTGGTGGATGGGATCGAGGCGTACGTCCAGGCGCTGGCGCACCTGGTCGACGCCGACGACAGGCAGGCGTCGGTCGCTTACCGGGACGACGAGCTGTTCCTGCAGCTACTCGGGAAGAGCTCCTCCAGGAGACCGCGCGCCGGAGCGTCGGCAAGACCGACTTCGCGCTGCTCCTGACATCCATCGACCACACGGCGATCCGGCTGTACGGGACGTTGCCTGGCAGCCTGCGCGACCTCCACGGCGCGGCGTTCGTCGAGGCGGCCAGCGAGGCGCTCGCGCACGACGACTTCACCGGTACGCTGCTCGGGGACCCGAAGTGGGTCGAGATGCGCGGGCGCTGGGTCCGGCTCGGCTGGCACGACACCACCGACGCGACGTTCAACGACGCGTTCGTCCGGGCCGTCGTCGAGCGCGTGGCCACGATCCACGACGCGCGCGGCGAGGATGCCGTGCAGAGCGGCCTCACCATCCAGGACACGGTGCTCGACGATCAGCTCGAGAGGGTCCGCCCGGAGATGCGCGAGCATATGATCCGGGCGTTCAAGGAGCGCCTGGACCGCGAGTACGCGGCGCTGCCGGTGAACCGTGACGTCACCGTCACGCTCGACGGCGAGGACGCGCGCCAGCTACGCAGGGTCGCGGACCGCTGGGGCACGACACCAAGCGGCGCGGCGGAGCGGATCGCCCATGAAGCGTTGGTCCACGAGGCGACCCGACTCACCGCCGAGGACGCGCGACGGTCGGCCGCGCTGGACGTCGTTGGCGATTTCCTCCAGGCCACGGACACGCCAAACCAGCCCACCGCCTACTCCGATCACGACCTCATGCGACGCGGTCGGATCGTCTGGGAGGCGTCCTACGCGGACGGGATGACCGACGAGGGGCTGCGCGACGCGATCGGGCGGTTGAACGTGGGCTCCCCGTATCCCGACGACATCGTCCTCTTCTCCGCGAAGTGGGCGGTGCACGCCTTCCAGCGGCTGATGACGAGCCACACGTTCGCGGCCGCGCTCATGTGCTCGGACGTCCAGCGCGAGGTTCTGGCGGGCATCGAGGAGCAGTGGGACGCGTTCCTCGTGATCGTGCCGAACGGGATGCTCATCGCGGGGGAGCTCGAGTTCTCGCGCGTCCTGGTCGCGACCTACTCGTTCGGTGCCAGGATGATCCTGCTGACGACGGGCGGCCCCAACCTGAACCTGCGGGTGGGCCTCGCGGGGTGCGTCACCGACGAGGCCCCGACGCTGGCTGACTTGCTCGTCAGCGACGGCACCGACCTCCACGAGGACGCCGTCACCCGGCGGTGCCTCATCATGGCCAAGCGCCTGGTGGCGGGGCTCCTGCTCAACCTGCAGGACGCCGGCACGCACAAGATCCGCAAGGTGGAGGCGCGCTCGAAGGGTAAGGGGCGCGAGGCGGCGCCCGAGCACCGCATCGTGACCGTCGGCGCGCCGATCGAGATCGACTGCCGCGACGCGGTCAAGGAGTACATCGAGCGCGGCACGCGGAGCTCTGAGAAGACAGGGCGGCAGCACCGCGGCGCGCCGACGGTGCAGTGGATGGTCCGCGGACACTACCGCATGCAGGCCTGCGGACCGCAGCACACGCTGCGTCGAAAGACGTGGATAAGGCCGTTTTGGAAGGGGAACGAGGCCGCCCTCATCCAGACGCGAGCGAGGATGCATACATGACTGACGAAGACAACACACGCGCGGCGGGCGGCCGCGCGCGCGCCGAGCCGACGATGGGACGAAACGTCGCAGAGTGCGAGCGGTTCGCCGAGCAGAATGGGTTCACCGGGGCCGTCGCCGGGCACTTCCCCGACCTGCCCTTCCCGCCGCCACCCACGTTCCTGCCGGAGCCGTCGGTGACGCTACCGCCTCGGCACACTCGGTCCGCTCCGATCCCGCGGACGATCGTCGATCGGGTGAAGCTGTTCAACCGCAACAATGGAGACAGATCCGATGAGTGACGAGGTGACCAAGATGGAAGACCGCGACCTTCAGCGCGTCGCGCGCATGGAGCTATGCGCGGTCGGTGTGGCGTATCTGGCGACCGAAGATAGAGACCCAGAGATCGCCGAGCAGATCGTGCGGGCGATGATCGAGTACCTCGACGGCGAAGAGAGGGTGGGCCTCTGATGCGGGACCGCAAGCCGATCGCGGTCGACAAGGTGCGCTCGGGCGGCGTCGACGTCGAGGTGTTCTACGACTTCCGCGAACACACCTTCTTCTTCGAGGCGCCCGGCACGCGCAGTCGCGAGCACGCATCAACTTTCACCGAGGTGTGTCGCCTGCTCGATCAGGTCTACGAGGAGGCAGAGCCGCTGGACTGGAGGCCGGTCATCCTCGTCACGCTCCACGAGAAGTACGACGACCACGACCACTCGATCCGAACCAAGATCGTCGAGGGCGCGTCGGTGCATCTCGAGTTCCGCCGCTGCGAGCTGTCGCCGCGACCCGACCGCGCCGAGGTGGTAGAGCGCATCGCACGCGAACGGGAGCGGGAAGGTCGGAAAGGTAGGGGCGGTAGAGATGACGGTCCGATCGAGCGCGAGGGGTACCTCGAGCGCGAGCACGCGGTCGACTTCGAGGCGGGCGAGCCCAACGACTACGACCGCGAGAGGCGGGCGAAGACGCTCGACCGACCGGAAAACTACTCGAACAGGAGCGGCGTCGTGGAGCTCCCGTACGACGAGGAGACGTGGCGCGGCCTCTGCTCGCTCAAGCGCGCGATCGACGAGCTGCACGCGAGGGTCGAGGCGCTTATCGGGCGGGTCGACTTCCGCAACCAGCTGCGGCGCTTCGCGCTGGGCGCGAGTACCCCGTTGCTTTCCGCCCCGCACAACGCGGCGATTGGAGACGAGTCGTGACCGACATCTCCATCCAGTGGCAGGGCACGCACGTCTGCGGCGACTTCCACTGCGAGTGCGGGGCGTACGCGCACGTCTGCGGGGCCACCGGCATGTTCAGTATTCGGTGCCACAGGTGCGGGGTCGTCTGGAGCGTGCCGACCACGCTGAAGCTGGAGCGGTCGCCGAACGCGGACGGGGACGTCGACACGAGCACGTACGAGGCCGATAGGGAACCATGAACATCTATCTGTCGGACTTCCGCGAGCGCCTGGCGCAGTACGCGGCCACGAACGTGGAGTGCGCACGATTCCAGCTCGATGGAGATATCAGATGATGGATCCAAAGGTCTTCGGACCCAACCTCAACCGGCTCATGGACGGAGAGGTCGATGACGCGTTCTGGCTATCGCACGTCGGCGACCTGTCGCAGTGCCAGCTCGGCGCGTTCTACGTCGCGATGCGGCTCGGCGAGCGGGAGCGCGGCGAGAAGCGCGCGCGCAGCGCTGCGCTCGACCAGGTGCTCGCGACGCTCGGTGTGCCGCGGTCGTGGATGGCGAGGGGGCGATGAGGTTCGCGGCGTGGCTGGACCAGGTGCTCGGACCGCCGTTGAGCGGGCTCGCGATGCTCGCGCTGGTGGGCGCCCTGTCGGGGTTCTCCGCGTACGTGGCCCACAAGACTCTCGGCTACATCTTCCGGGACAGGCCATGAAGCGAGTGAACGACGTTGAGCTGTTCGTCGTGTACGACCACCCGAGGGACTACCCTGGCCACTTCATCGTGCGCCGGTGGGTCGTGCGCCCGTGGGGCGTCGCCGACCCGACGGACGACTTCGCGTTCGCCGACACGCTGGAGGCGGTGCGCGAGGAGGTGCCACGAGGGCTCCACCGAGTACCGAGGCAACCCGGCGAGGACCCAGCTATCGTGGAGACGTGGCTTTGACCCAGCGAGACGCCGACCTGGAGCTCCTGAACGAGCTCCTCAACAAGCACGCCGACGAGCTGACCGACGTCGAGGTCGAGAAGTTCGCGAGCATGCGGTTCGACCTCACCGCGGGCCTGCGCGGCGAGCGCTTCCAGCAGCTCACCGACGCGCAGCGCGACTGGGCGACGGCGGTCCGCGAGCGGGTCGCCCCGACCTACGCGAACCTCGTCAGCCGTGGGCTCGTCCCGAAGGGGACGCCCACGACCGAGTCGCGGGCGCTCGACGCGATGCTGTCTGGCCCGAAGCTCCGGCCGCCCCCGATCCCGAGACCGTCCAGCACCGCGCCGCCGCGGGCGAGCAAGCGGCACTGCGGGCGCGCGGACGAGGGGTGCTACGCGTTCGTCAACGGGGACTGCTCGTGCGAGTGCTGCACGAGTGGATGAAGGGGCTTGCCGTCAAGTTTTACGCGCGTACAATGTTGGCCATGACCATCGAGCGGCACATCACCAAGGTCGGCAACAGCCTCGGTATCCTCATCCCTAGGGACATCGTGGAAGCGATGGGTGTAGAGAGCGGCACGCCTGTCCGGTTGTCGCTCGTGGGTCGTCAGCTCGTCATCGAACCGACTGACGCTATGATGAGCGAGCAGGTATTTCAGCGCGCCTTCGCTGCCGTGCTGCGACGCGAGGCCCCCGTGTTCCAGGGGCTTGCGGACTACGACGCGGGGCGTACGGCGAAGGAACCCACCCGAGCGCGCCGGCGATGATCTTCCTGTCCGCGGACTACGTGGTCCGCATGCACGAGGCGCTGCTGGAGAAGTGGGGCGGCGAGGAGGGCGGCGGCCACCGCGGCCGCCAATACGAGGGCGTCGAGGCAGCCGTGCAGGCTGTCCACAACTCGTACTACGAGTCGGTGCCGGAGTTGGCCGCCGCCTATGCCGTCTACATCGTTCAGGGGCACGTCTTCATGGACGGCAACAAACGGAGCGGGTGGGCCGCGCTTTCCACGTTCCTGGAGGCCAACGGAGGCAGTTGCGTCGCTTCGGTGGAGCATCGGCTGCGAGCGATGATCGAACTGCAGTCACGGGCAGAGAGTGGGCAGCGGACAGACACGCTTATCGCCTGGCTCGTGCAGACTCTCGACCTGCGAGGCTAGCCATGGTGTACACGGTCATCTCTTGGAAGGAAGACGGGATCTGGTCAGCGATGAGCCCATCCGTATCCGGCGTGTTCGGTCTCGGTCGAACGCAGGCGCACGCGGAGCGGGACTTCGTGGACGCCCTCCATACGTTGTTGGGTTACTTGGGTGAGATCGGCGAGCCGGCACCACGACCGAAGAACATCATTACGTCCACAGTACGTGTCTGATGCCCAAGACCTGGTTGAAGCAGCAGGCCACGAAGCGCGGGTGCTTCATGGGGGGCCTCGTCGAGGAGTTCGTCATCCGTTCGCTAGCCGGACGCGCACCGTGGCGACCGTAAGCGCGCTTAGCCGTGCCCGATGTTGATGATCCCCTGCACGGCCCCCTCGATGGGGATGACGAGGTTCGCGACGTCGGCGCTGGCCCTCAAGATGTTTAGGAAGACCGTCCACGCGTCGGGTCCAGGCACTACCTTGGCGTCGGACCACGACTTGACGACGACCGCGATCTCGTCGTCCGGCATCGCGCCGGACAGCATGCGCTCGAGCTGGACGACGGGGATGCCTGGGAACGCGTCCAGCACCTGGGCGGCGACGGCGGCGCGATCCGTCACTGGCACGGCGTCCCGGAGTCGAACGGCTCGAGCTTCTGGTCGCGGATGACGGCCTGCAAGGACGCCTGGGTGGCGCAGACGAGGATGGCGGCGTTGCTGTCCGCGTCGAGGTACTTGTACGCCATCGCGCTCGAGTGCGCGGCGTTCTCGATGTTGTGGACGTCCGCGTCGGGGAGGCCGCGCGAGCAGCTGACCGCCGAGAGCGCGGCGATGACGAGTAGGGCCCTCATCGACCACCCCTCCCTCGACTCGGGATCCTCGGTCTCAAGCGCTCGCGCGCGCCGCGCGCCGCCGAGAACTTGACGACGCCGCCCGCGCGATCCGCCTTCTTCTTCGCCTCGCCGTAGTCCTTGGTCGGGGGCGACAGGGGACGTCCGCGGGTGTCGACGGGGACGTAGTCGCGGACGCGGTGGGCCTCGTGTGCGGCCGACTGGCGACCGACTTTGAACTTGACGACGCCGCCGGCCTTGTCAGCCTGCCGCTTCGCCTTCTCGTAGTCCTTGGTCGGCGGGGAGAGCGGGCGGCCGCGGGAGTCGACGGGGACGTAGTCGCGGACGACCGATCGGGCGCTGCGTGGCTCGGCGGCGCGCGGTCGCGGCAGCGGCAACTTCTGCCCGCGTCGACTCGCTTTCGCCATGCTGTCCAGCGCGTACGACGCGACGAGCGCGTCGCGGTCGGACCAGTACACGCTCGCTCGACTGCCGTCCGGCAGCGTCACGAAGTAGGAGCGACCGACCCGCTCGACGCTGGATCCGGGCTTGATGTCGCGCCAGAGAACGCTCTTCTCTGGTGAGTCCCCGTCGCGCACGAGCTCGCTCTTGCGCACCCCGCGCACGTCCTCATTGATCTCGAGGATCAGGTCGGTCAGCCACTGCCGCACCGCGGGCTTCTCTAGCTCCGCGTCGAAGGCCGCGAAGAACGCGTCGGTCACGTCCTTGACGGTGATGCCGTACGTGTCGCGCACCCAGTCCTCACTGCCCAGACCAAACACGCCGGTCGCCCCGCTGAGCTCGAGGATCTCGCGCTGGTCCATCTGCCGCTTGGTGTCCCACTCGAGCTGCTGGAGCATGTTCCGGGCGGCCCGCTTCGCGCCGTCCGGCGTGTCGGACGGGAAGACGCTGTCCGGGTCGGAGGCGCGCATCCGCTCGGCCTCGGCGACCTGTTCGCTGACCCAGTCGCGGAAGTGGTCGCCCCCGACCTGCTCGTTGGCGTAGTCGGCGCCGGCCTTGTCGGCGGCCTCGATGATCTGCTCCCCTTCCTGCTTCGGGGAGGGCTCGCGGCGGGACTTCGGGGTCTTGCGGGGCATCGGTGTCTCCTCTTTGAGAGAGTCTCTGGTACGAGCCGCGTCTTTCGCGTCTGCGGCTGTTGGGTAGCGACCAATCTTCTTGGTCTGCAGGCCTGTCTTCGGGTCGACGGACCATAGGATCCAGTCGCCGTCGGCGGACGGGTCGATCAGGAAACGACCCGCCCCGTCGACCAGACCGACGAAACTGTCTCGTTGGCGGTGCCACTCGAGTCCTGATCCTGCGCCGGGAACGTGCGGGGCCCGACGTCGCGCTTCCTGCGCTGAGTGCGTGAAGCGCGGGGGCACCGCATCGACGACCCTCGCCAGGTACGCGGCTAGATAACGTGCCACGACCTCGGGCGACCCGCTCTTCGCGCGGAACGGGACGCCTGGCGCGCCGAGCCACGGGCGGTGGAACACGCTGGCGGCCTGCTCGACCTTGACCGTCGCGGCGGGGACGGTCGGGTCGTGCGCGAAGCCGCGGACCCAGAACGACGCGCGGTTGTTCTCGGCCTCGGCGCCGCCACCCGAGCTCCCGACGTCGGGCGGGAGGTTGACGAAGTTCACATACACGCTGCCGCCACCGCGCTCACCGCCGAGGCTCGGCTGGAATCTGACGCTCGTCTGCCGGAAGGCGGGCGCCAGCGACGAGAGGAACGCGACGAACTCGTTGGCGTTCATGTTTTTGGATGACGCCCAGATCGTCCAGGCAGAGCAGGACGCTCACGCCTCGAACGCAACCAATCCTCACCGGCATCTCTGGCGGCACCTTCGCTTTCGAACGGACCACCGATCTCTCGGTCGTATTCCCAGTACCACCCAGCAGTAATAGCTCTGTCGCCACGGGTATAAGAGACCTGGATCGATTTTGACGACTCGCTCACCTTACTCCCCCAGCTCGCGCCCGCCTTGCGGATCTCGAGTCGGTAGCGCCGCACGAGGTCGGCGCCCTTGTCGGTGAGCGCGTAGTAGTCGCCACCGGGTGATGTTCCTGGCGTCGCGCGCATGAGCACGACGTAGCCGCCGTCGCGGAGCTCCGCGTACGCCCGGTCGTAGACGACCGATTTCCCCGGTCGGATCCTCGCGAGGCCGCCGACGCCTCCGATGAGCACCTCGAGCATGGTGGGCGTGATGCCGTCACGGGCGAGGTTCGGGGGGACCCAGGTCTCGCGGAGCGAGCGCGTTTCGTGTGTCTCGGTGCGGACGCGGTAGCCTCTGGCAGCCCCGGTCACACCGATGACCGTGTGCCCGTCACGCTCCGCAATCGCTTTCGCCTTAGCGACGGCCCCTTCCCTATCACCAGAGAGCGCCTGCACGCGGTACTGGATCTCGTGGCGGAGGTTCGGTCGTTCTGGAGATGTCACCTGGAGCGAGATCTGCCACACGTACAAGTTCTGTTGGCGCGCCTCATCCACTTCGCCACCTTCACCCTCCTGCCAGCTCGCCGCGTACCCGTCGACAGTCTCCCAGACCCACCTGACGTCCTTGACCATCTCCGTGACGTCGGCGGTCTTATACGTGAAGCTCGAGATGTTCTCGTACTGGGCGGTGCTCGACAGGTGTTCGTCGGAGAAGATCAAGATCGCTGTCGACCCGTCCGTGAACACGGAGACGACGACGACCACCTTCTGCCCGTACTCGGGGCTGTAGGTCGTGAACTGCGCCGACTCGTTCTTGTCGGTCCAGCGGTAGCCGCCGGGGACGACCCGCGGCTCGGAGCCGCCTAGCTGCTGCGCGAGCTCGCCGGCGAGCTCGAGGGCGCTCTCCGGCGTCATCTCCGCGCGGCGGCGGCGCTTCGCCTCGACCGCTCGTTGACCCGTCTTCGTGAGGTACGCCTCGATCGGCTCGGCACCACCAGGCAGCCCGCCGGTGAGCGGGCTGCGCGCGGACGGTGCGACGGAGTGCCAGTAGCCTCCCTGGTGCCACACCTTTCCGGCCTCGTACTGCGGCTCGCCGCTCGGCCAGTACCGGCCCGTCGGATAGAAGAGCGACGCCTTCTTGCCGAGGACTACGACGTGCGTGGCCCCGTCCTGCTGCCCCGCGTGCTCGACGAGCTCGGGGAGCGTGCCGAAGTCGCGGACGACGTGGCGCGCACGACGCGCCTCGCTGGCGACGGGCTTCGGTTTGCGGTGCTCGCGGTACCACTCCGCCGGCGGTCCGTAGATGACGCCGTCGTCGACCTGCAGGTCGAACGAACCGTACGACTGGGCGGACTCCTGCAGCGGATCCTGGAACTCCTCGTCGATGCTGTCCTCGTCAAAGAATCCACTTCCGTGACCTTCGCGACTCAACCAGAAGCAATGTCCGGCACGATCGTCGTCGATCCCACTGTCGGACAGCAGGTCGGCGTAGCGCTCCTGGAAGTCGGCGCAGTCCTCGACGATGAGCTCCATCGTCTCGGGCGCGATGTCGTCGGCTGAGTAGTTCTTGTCGAGCGGCTCGCCGCCCTGCTCGTCGGCGTTGTCCGTGGAGGACCAGAGCATCGCCTCGATGTACGCGAGCGTGAACGCGTCTAGCTTGCGGGGCATCAGCGTCCCCGCGGCGGCCGGCGCGCGGCCAGTCCATTGCGACCCGGGCGCGAGAACGGGTTCTTTGCCTCGCGGGTCGAGTGACGGGACTCCTGGAAGTGGGCGGTCACCCTGTCCGCGCTCACTTTGTTCCTGGCGACGTACTGCTCGATGGCCTGCTTGACCGTGCGCGCCCACGTCGTCGTGGCGACGTACTGACCGTCGACGTAGATGTCGATCTTCGGGTAGTCCCGCTTGTCGCCGTACGGCGGATGGTTGCGTCGGCGCGCCTCGTCGACCTCTCCCTCCTCCCCGTCAGCGAGTAGTCCCGCGACGAGGTCCTCGACGTCGCGCTTGTCCTGGATGGCGGCGAGCACGTTCCCAAGCTGTTCGGCCTCCTGCCACCCGAGCTGGAACGTCTCGTAGCCCATGTCCTCCGCCTGCTCTCCGCCGGGGAGGCTGGCGAGGATGCGCCAGAGCAGCGTGGGGTAGTCGGTCGGGCCGTGGTCGTAGTTCGGGAGCCAGGACTTGAGCTCCTCGATCATGTCGGCGATCGGTTTGCGGGGCTTGCTGGGCATCACTTCCTTCGCTTTCGTTCACGTTCGAGCGTCTGCTCGACCACTTCCATGTCCTCGGGCTCCACGTCGAAGAACGTGATCCCTCCGCCGAGCACCGACGCGCCGAAGTCGCTCACGCCCTCCCATACCGTGTCGGACAGGTCGCCGAAGCTCGCGTCCTGCATGTCGATCCGCTCTTGCCGGCCGGAGTCGGCGGCCAAGTCAACGAGGTAAGCCTGGTCGGGGTCGGTGGGGTCGAACCAGAAGGTTCCTACGAGGTCGGTGTCGTCGTGCCCTTCGTTGCGGGCGTTGACGAACTTCTTGTGCAACCACGTCAGCGCGTTGCTCTCGATCTGGCGGATGTCAGCGTTCAGTTGCTGCCACCCGGCCTGCGTGATGTCGCCGGACCGGATCTCCAGGAGGCCTTCCTTGATCGCCTTTTTCTTGAACTCGGGGTCCTCGTTGAACCGTTCGTGCGCGTTCTCCTCGACCAGGCGCTGGTCGTATACGCCGACGGCGAACCCGGCGTTCGCCTCCCGTCCAGAGCTCCGTGCCACGCGGCGCCGCTGGCGCGACTCCTCGACCCCGGCGGCCGCGCGCTTCGCCCACACCGATCCATCGCCGGACGTGGACCACGGGATCTCTTCCTGCCACCAGTCGAGCGACTTGGCGGCGGCCTCGACATCCTCCTCGGTGCGATCCAGCTCCTTGGAGACCGCGCGCACGACGTGCTCGGCGGACACCTCCGCCTCGCTCGATGGGATGCGTCCGCCGTAACGCGTCAACTCGTAGCCGTCGCGCTCCAGGTTCCCCTCGACAGTGTGGATGGTGTCGTCGGTCAGGTCGCCGTTGACGGCCACTGCGTCACCGAACTCCGCGATGCTGACGATGGTGTCAGGGTCGAATCCCTCCGCCTCCACGTCGGAGGCCATCGCGTCTCCCGGCGTGCTCCACGCCATCGCCTCGTTCTGGTCGGCCATCCGCTCGACGGTCTCCTCGATCGCCGTCCTGATGTCGCCGTAGCCGAGCACGTCGTCCCTGAACGCCTCGTCCTCGTCCGCGAGTTTTTCGGGGATGGTCGACACCCTCCCGTTCGACCACTTCACCGCGTGGTTGGGCATGTCCGTGGACCACCCGCTGGGCCCCTCGTCACCGCGACCGTAGTTGAGCAGGGCTTCCGCGATGACGAGCGCGCGCTGCTCCGGCGTCGCCTCGTCCTCGAACCAGATCCGCTGGTCGCCGTCGTCGTCGAAGCCGGCGCTCTGGAGCGCACTTCTGACGTCGTCGTTCTTCGGGTCGAGGTCGTCGAGGTCGAACCACGCCTCCTTCGTCCAGAACGGGAAGCCGACCTCGGCCGCATCCCCGTCGCCGACGTACTCGCGGACCGGCTGGATCTTGAGCAGCTCGACGTGATCCCCGTCGGCCATCGCGATGGTGCCGCCGTGCGCACTGGGGTCCATGTCCCCACCGATCTGCTGCCACTCCATCGTCGGGATGGTGACCTCGACTGGCGTGGCGCCCGGCTCGATGCCGGGAAGGTTCTGCTGCTTGCGTCGTGAAGCCATCACCGACCTCGCTCCTGTTGAGCGCGTCTTTCGCGCGTGCACCTTGATCTCGACGGTGTCGCGTTCCTGAGCGCCGTTGACCCAGGCCGTGAACCTGTCGCCGCGATCGTGTAGCAGCTTCACGTCTGCGTTCAGCTGCCGACCGAGCCACACCTCGACAACTCGGAGCGGGACCTCACCGGCGCGCGCCTGGAAGTTCACCGAGTCGGCCAGCGGGTACGGGTCGACGACCACGCTGGCGTCATTGGCGAGCGGCAGTGCCGGGTCGATCTTCATCTCAACTCTGCCTCCAGTACACGAGCCCGCCCTTGGTCGTGTACGAGTTGCTGTCGTACGACGACAGGAAGTGCGCTGCGCCGTCGGTGTCTACCGCGTCCTCGGCGGCGGCGTCGATGTCGATGCCGGCGATCTCGATCGCCTTCTTGACAGCGTCTTCGCGGCCGTAGATGTCTTCGAGGTAGCTCATCGGGTCCTTGAGCTGCTCTTCGGTCTGTCGCTCGGCGAGCTCGGCGATCTGGTCCTCGTCGGGTGACGGCACGTCGCCGTCATCGTCCTCCTCGGGCGCGTCGAACCCCTCGCGCTCCCACTCGCGCCAGAACTCGCTGTCGCGCATGTCGCGCAGGGTCTCCTCGTTCTGACTCTGCAGGTCGCTCTCGAGGTCGCGCCTTAGCCGGTCCATGTCGACGTGGCGCTCGATGAAGTCCTGGTTGAAGTTCTCGGGGCTCTCTTCGAGGTCCTGCTTGACCACGGCCAGCGCGAGCTCGCGCTCCTGGTCCTCGTCGGCGACCACGTTCCACTCCTTGCCGTTCTTCGAGCCGCGGATCGTGACCTCGTAGACGGTGCCGGCGCCGAAACCGCCGAGGTGGCTCTCCTTGATCCGGAGCTCGTCGGGCTCGATGTCGAGCTCCCGGGACATCTCGGCGAGCACCGACTCTTCGTCGTCGAAGTCGACGGAGTCGGAGGCGCGTACGGTGCGGCGGCGAGTCATTCTTCTGTCTCCTCTTCCTCGTTCTCGTCCTCCTCTTCCTCCTCTTCCTCTTCCTCCTCCTCTTCCTCTGCCGTGTCGACCTCGATCTCGGCCCACTGCTTCTCGGCGTCCTTCTTCTCGTCGAACCAGTCGGCCTCGACGATGCCGTCGGACCGCTCGAAGAAGATGACGGCAGCGCTCTCGTCGAGGAGATCCTGCTCCTCCTCGGTGAGCGGCTCCTCCTCCTTCTCGGCGATCTCGCCGACCTGCTCGCGCGCGCTCTTGTCGAGCCACACGAGCCCGTACCAGCCGCTACCCTCGCCGTAGCTGGCCTCCTCGTCGACGCCGCCGTCGAGCGCCAGCTCGTAGGCGAAGCTGTCGAGCAGTGTGTAGAACTTCCCCGGCCCGTACGATCGGATCCCCTTCGCGCTCGCTCCAGCCATCATACCCTCCACTCGACCCACTTCGGGTCGGACTCTGTCGGCAGTTGAGACGTCGGCACTCCGATCGACGTCAGGATCTTGCGGAGGTCTGCGTACTCCTCGGCCGCCACCCCGTCGATGTACTCGTCGCCCGAGTCGCTCTCAACGCCCCAGAGCCCCCCGCTCTTGAGCGTCTGGGTGACGCCCTCGATCACGACCTCCGCCTCCGCGCGCACGCCCACGAGCGTGAAGTCGCCGCGCTCGTACTGCTCGCGGCGAGCCTCGTCCTGGTCCCTGTAGTCCGGGTCGCCGCTGTCGAAGTACGACGTGTCAGGGTCGTCGTCGGGCAGCACGAGCACGCGGATGGACCGCACCTCCGGCGTGGATCGTTTGCGCGCGACCTCGACGACGCGTTTACGCGTAGCCATCCAGTAGCTCCCTTCTTGTCGAAGCCATCCTCTCACGGCCGCCGACACGGCGCAAGTCGGCGCCGTTTTTCAACCGGCCGGGGGGACTTGCTTCGTGAGCGCCCAGATGAGCAGCGCGGCGAGCACGGTGACGACGCCGCCGGCGATCATGAACGCGACGCGCAGCCAGCGCGTGTTGGCCTCGGCCAGCTCCGCGCGCTGGTCCTGGACCCGCCGGAGTTCCCCCGCGCTCGCCACCTCTATCGCCCTTTTCTCGAGCTCGAGGCGCATGATCCGCTGCTCGGCCTCGAAGTGGGCCTCGATCGCCGCGCGCTCTTGGGCGAGCATCCCGCGCACGCGGTCGCTCGGGATCGGATCCGCACCCTTCAGCCGACCCAGGTCGCGGAACCGCTCGTCGAGCTGGTCCTCGATGCGCTCGCTCACCTCGGCGAGTCCCTCCTCCAGGTCGTGGCTGGAAGCGACGCGCTCGCGGCCAGGCTCGACGTCGCCGAGCTTGACCTGCGCGTGCTCGCCGGACGGCGAGAGGTCGATGCGGATGCCGACGGCCCGCAGCGACTCGACCAGCGTCAGCCTGAAGTTCCTGAAGTCGCGCCCGAGCTCCGCCCGCATCTGCTGCAGCTCGGCTGTGATGGTGTTCTTGATGGTCTTCTCGTGCGCGACGAGGTGGTTGATGATCGACGCGTGGTACCCGGCCGCCGCGTTGCTGGCGCTCCACGCGACCCGCCAAGCGGCGCGCGAGACCTCTGTCGGGGTACCGTTCGGCGGCTCGGGGATGGCGGTCTCGTTTTCCATCACGTCCTCGTCATCGGATCGGTTCTTCGGCATGGGCGCATGGTCGCGAGACCCTCTCGTCAGACTGCAGCGGCGCGGTCGCGCGCGCTCGTGCCGTCACCTCATCTTGTCGAGATCAAGGTTGCCCGAGCTCGAGAGCGAAAGCAAGATCTCTCCGCGTGGACCTCACCTACCGCGTCGTGCGCCACGTCGGCGAGCTTGAGCTGGGCGAGTGCACGGTGCGCGGCGCGCACGACGATCGCGCGCGCGTGTGGTGGATGCTCTGGGCGTGGGTCCGCAGGCAGGACGGCGGCGAGCCGTTCTACGTGGCGGTTCCGGTCAACCCGCACGGCCCGTACCTGGAGGTCGGGCCGAGCGGCCGGCGCACGTGGGGGCTCGCGCGCGTCGACGCGACCACCTGGCAGGTCGCGCCGTCGATCGACGTCGTGGGCGACAAGCGACCCGATGGGTCGCGCGAGCCGAGCCTTTGGCACCACACGCCGCGCGTCGTCGGGGTGCCGGCGGGCGAGCCGTGGACCACCGAGACGCCGTGAAGGGGGTTGCGATCGAGTGTGTTTTGACTATGATTGAAAACATGCCTCGGCTCCGGCTCGTCGACTGGGCGTTCACGTGGGATCCCGACAAGGCGTCGGAGAACTTCAAGAAGCACGGCGTCACCTTCCTCGAAGCGGCGACGTCTTTCCTCGACCCGAACGGTCTGGATGGTGTGGACCGGCTCGATCCGTCGCGCGAAGAGCTCATTGCCTACTCCGAGCAGCAGCGCCTCCTCCTGACGGTCTACGTCGAGGTCGACGGGGAGATCATCCGAATCATCAGCGCCCGGCGTGCGACCCGCGCCGAACGCCGCGCGTACGAAGAGAACCTGCGCGGCGGCAAACGCGCCACAGAGGCGACTACACTCGCCACCTATCGGTGGCGCCGCAACCCGTACGCGCTCGCGCTTCGGCGAACCGGCGTCCGGATCCTGTCGCCGGCGATGCCGCACGCCGCGCGCAGTCTCGACAGCTGGAGACGGCGGAGGGGGAGTAACTGATGGCGCGCCCGCGAAAACCTCGTGCGACCAAGCAGTCGGTCGTCGTCGCACTGCACCTGACGCCGGCCGAGAAGAAGCTGCTCGACGCGGCAGCCCTGCGAGAGGGCTTGCCGGTGGCGACCATCGCGCGCCTCTACGCGCTGCGTGTCGCCGGGACGACGGTGGCGGGTGGCGCTCGGTGAGGTAGGCTTCGGAAACCATGAGCGGCAAGGTCAGCTTCGCGTGGATGTCGAACCCGCAGTATTTGGCCCAAGTGGGCCACTTCCTGGGCGGCGTCGCGCTCATCGTCGTCGCCGCGCTCTTCTCGATCGCCCGGTGCGCGGGCTGGACGCCGACGCTCGTCACGCTCGGCGTCGGGGTCGCCGCCGCGACCTTCAAGGAGTTCGTCTTCGACGTCGCTCCGTGGGGCGAGGGCGACTCGTGGTCCGACTCGCTGATGGACTGGAGCTTTTATGTGCTCGGCGGCGCCGTCGGGACGGGGCTCGCCGGCTACGCCTACCACCTGGCCCAGAACGGCGCGTGCGCCGCGGGGCTCACCCAATGAAGACGCGAACCATCTGCAAGCGCTGCCACCGCCTGCGCGAGGTCCTCGGCCAATACTGCGCGGCTTGTCAGGCCGACCTCCGCGCGATTGAGCAGCCCAAGCGCGCGCCTACTGGCGACCCGCCCCAAGCCTCGGGGGAGGAGACCGTGGACGACGATCTGCCGGTCGCGGGCTAGGCCGCGACGACCGTGATCTTCGAGTCGGTCGGGAACCAGTAGGCGTTCCCGCCGAACCCGGTGCCCGCGCCGACGGCGGCGTCGAGGTGCGCGAGCGTGATCGCGGTGGGGCCCACGAAGAGCCCGGTCGCTGGGTTGAACGCGAAGGCGTTGTCCTGGTTGGCGATCTGGAAGAACGCCGCTGTCCCACCGTCGAAGACGAAGGTGGACGACGCGGTCCCGACGATGTGGATGTTCCCGCCCGCCCCCGAGCCTGCTCCCAAGCCTGCCAGCTTGAAGAGCGCGCCGCCGCTCGTCGTGCCGTAGCAGACACCTTCCCCGTCGAAGTACGCCCCGAAGTTCGTGGCGTCGGCGCCGAAGGCGAACCCGATTGGTGTAGACGCCCCGCCGTCGAGGAAGCGTCCGAAGTTTCCGATGAAGCTCGATCCCGACGGGAGCGCGAAGTCCTCCCCGACGTCGACGGTGAACGCGCCCAAGACCTGGAAGTCCTGATCGAGGAACGCCCCTCCGCCGCCGAGAAAGACCCCGCGGCGCGCGTACCCGCAGATCGCCCCAGACGCCGAGCCGACGTCGCCGCTGAACTTGTCGGCGGCGGGCGTTCCCGAGAAGGCGGGCGCTGCGCAGTTCGCGAAGATGACGCCGCCGTTGGTCTGACGCGCCTGGTCCGTGATGCACTCGACGAACATGACGAGCGCGCCCGCCGTGTCGTCGAGGTAACCGAGCGATCCGTTGACGGTGAGCGTGTCGGCGGATCCCTGCGAGACGCCGTGGCCCCTGCGCACGAGCACCGTCGCGACGCCGGAGCCGTTGCTCGTGCCCCGCCCGAGCGCGAACGTCCCGTTCGCTCCGAAGTAGACCTCGGGCAAGGTCAGGATCTCGTACGCGTCGCTCGCCCCCACCGCGGCGGCACCGAGGCCGTCCTCCGCCGTCGTGATCGCGAACGCGGGCGCGGTCGTCGACACCGCCCTCGACGCCGCGATCGTCCCCGGCGATCCACCGGTGACGACCCAGCTCGCCGCGCCGCTCGTCGTGTCGACGAGCAGCTGGTCGACGTCGGGCGTCCACGAGACGACGCCCGCGTCGGTGACGGTCTGCTGGCCGGTGGGCGTCCGCGCGAACGCGTTGGGGACTGTCGCGATGGTGCCCGATCGCTTGACGGTCGTCGTGCAGTCGATGACGAGCGAGCACCCCGGCTGCGCGTCGAGGTCCCAGAGCGCCGAGAGGGGGTCGGTGAAGTCCGGCGCGTCGCCCGCCACCGTGACCGTGATGTCGATCGCTGGCAGCGTCGGCCGGACGCCGAGGAGCCCGCCGTCCCAGCGCCTGCGGACCTCACCAACCTGGGCGACGGCCGTCTCCGGGGTCTTGCCGTCGTTCGCGTTGTTCCCGGTGTCGTAGTTCACAAACCACGCGGTCTGATTCAGGAACGGCGTCGGGTTGAAGCTGCCGGTCTGGGGTGTGGACGGGTAGACCTCCGTCGCGTACCTACCCCGACCGATGACGCGACTCATGGGTGGATTCTATTGCAATGGTCGCGCATCCGCAAAGTGGTCACGTTGAACGTCTCTTACTGCTCGATGGCCACGATGTTGGCCCCGTTCGTACCCACGGTGAAGGTCGCACCACCGTCGACGCTCGCCGTGATCGTGTAGGTGTGCGGCCCGTTGTCGGGCAGTATGTCGACGGCCATGATCGGGATGGCGACACGCAGGGCGCCTGCAGCGAGAGCCTGCGGCGGTTGCGCGATGATGACTCCCGCGTCACGCGAGATGGTCACGGTCAGGTTGCAGGGAGCGCTCGCGACGCCCAGCACGTTGGCCTGGATGCTGACGATGCCGCTCTTCTGCCTCTGGATGCTCGTAGTGCTAGCGGTGACCGTCCCCGTCCCGGTGCCGGTGTTCGCATGACCCTGGACGATGCTGACGATCGGGTCCCAGGTCCAGGTCAACGCTCCGGTGAATCCAGGCTGCGTCGCACTGAAGACCGCTGCAGGGGAGTAGCTCGTGACCGCCACGGGTCCGGCACCGGACAGGGTTGACGCCTGGACCGACGCACGGTCGAACATGAGAATGTCGACGTCGGCCCCGACGTCGGACTGGATGAACGGCGCTCCCGTCACGATGGTGTTGGCCTCGAACATGTGCAGGCCAAACTGGCCGCCGCTCTCGACGTGGACGAAAGGTGCGGCGCCGACCTGGGCCTGGGCCTGCCCGTTGTACATGCGCAGCGCCGAGAGCTGCCCCGAAGCGACGACGATGGGTGACGACGTCGCCACCGACGAGAAGAAGATGCCGTCGTGGAGCTCGAGCTCGCGGAATGTGATGATGGCGCCCGGTTCGGCGAGGATCGTCTCGTTCGCGTTCGACGGGATGCTGTTGTAGAACTTGAACTGGTCGAGATCCCACGGACCCCCGCTCGGGATGCTGCAGGGCGCCGCGGTCGAGTCGATCGCGACCCACTTGATCGCCGCGGGATCGAGCGTACTGGTGGCCGCGTAGAGGTCGGGGAAGTCCCCGAACACGTTTCGGCTCGCCTTTGCGTTCTGTCGCCACACGAAGGACGACGCCACGTTGAACGGCGAGACGCCGAGCGGTTGCGTCGGGTACGTCTCCCGCGCGTGTCGACCGCGACCGATGAGGTGGCCCACGCAGGAGAGCGTACCACGGAGCCGCGATCAGGCGGCTAACTACTCGATTCCGGTCACCTCGTGGGCGTCGCTCCCGGACACGAAGGCGCTCGGGTCCTTCAGCGCGATCCGCCGGAGCGCGGCCCGGCGCCTGGCTAGCTGCCTGCCGTACTTGCACGACCCGCTCGCGACCTCAGCGAGCTGCTCGTCCTCGGGCAGCTTCGCGCAGTCCCGGCGCGCTTGCGCGGCGGCCGCGAGCCAGATGGGAGCGGCCTTCTCCGGGATCCGGGCGACCTCCGGCGTCGCGTACCGCGCCGAGAGCTGCCACGGGCCGTGACTCTTCCCACTATCTCCCACCGCGGAGAGGCGGAGGTTGCTCTCGAAGACGCTGTAGACGACGAGGTCGCCCGCCTCGTCGCGGGTCGTCGCGGTCCGCGCGATGGCCGAGGCTATGCGGTTGGCCTGCCCGACCCGGTCCCAGCGGTAGTGGTCTTTGCCGAGCTCGCGGCTCGGGAGCCGCCGCATCATCGCGAGCACGTCGTCGGTCGTGAGCGAGGTGGGGAGGTCCGTCGGGATCGTGGAGTCGTCCGGCTTTGACGCATCGTGGCGGTCCGGCGACGCCAGCGCGGCTTCGACGCCGGCAGGTTGGGTCTGCGCGCTCGAGTCGCGCAGCGCGAGCAGCGCCGTCACCAGGACCAGGAAGCTGAGGGCTGTTTTCATGCCCACGTTCTACTCGCGGATTACCCGGACGCTCAAGACCCCATTCGCTCTGGTGCAGAACGGTCTTGACTTCTACCCGACGTCGGTGCGTCACCGTGGCCGGACACGTGGTGGCGGCGGGCGCGAGCGGGTAGAGTCTGCCACGGGAGGCCACCGTGTCGGACGTACCCCTCGCTGACACGTGCGTGTGCGGGGTCCCCTACTGGCACCGGTTCATGGGCCCGGCGGACGCGCCGACCACCGCCGCCGGTTCCGGGACGACGGGCGCGGCGACGCGTTTCCTCTGGTGCAGGAAGTGCGGCTCGGTCCGCGTCATCTTTGAGGCGCGCTGGCAGATCCCGCTCGACCGCGCCGGGGAGATCGCGCGAAGCGTGCCGCTCGACGGCGACGACGAGGAGAAGCCCACCAACCCGGGCACGCCGCGGGCGAAGAAGGGTGACGACTGACGGCGCCTCAGTAGTCGTCGGTCGGTCGCTGCGCGTACTGCCAGAGCTCCGAGAACTTCGGCCGGACCCACTGGTTCAGGTTGATCGAGAAGTCCTCCGCGAGCCCGTTGACCCGCACGAGTTGGATGACGTCGTCGAAGTCGCGCGGCCGGTCGGGCGCCGTCATGCCGCTCGCCAACTTCAGCTCGATGAGGTGGGTCAGGTCTACGGTCTGCAGGTCGCCGATCGCGATCGACGCGTCCTCGGGGTCAGGAAACCGCACCGGCTTCGGCAAGCCGTCACCCGGGTAGGCGCCGGTGAGCAGGACGTCGATCTTCACGCCGTTGCGCACGTCGCGCATGTTCTTGGAACCAGGGTAGCGCTCCACCCAGCCGCGACCGAGCCAGCGCTCCTTGAACCGCTTGAGGCCGTCCTCGGTCAGGAGGACGTCGACGTCCGAGGTCGTCCGCTGGTGCCCGTGCAGCAGCACCGCCATCGCGCCGGCGATGGCGTACGGGATCCCGGCTTCGTCGAGCGCCGCCGCGAGGTCGACGGCCGCTCGCTGGACCCTGGACTCGCCCATGAAGAAACGCTCCGCCTCTGCGAGGCTCGCGAGACCGCGGGATCGCGGAGTCCGGGTCTCGTCGAGCCGCATGGCCGCTATCCTAGCCCCGCAGTGGGTGGAGGTCCACTTGCGGATCGCACGATCGCGCGGTACGTTGCGCCAGATGTCACGTTCCAGACAAAGCGTCAAACCGCTGACGCTCACGCTCTTCCGGTCACAGCCGGGCGAGTACCTGCGCGCGGTGGCGCGCGAGGGGAAGCGCTTCGTGCTGACGAAGTCGGGCAAGCCCGTCGCGCTCCTCGTCCCGGTCGACACGCCAAACGGGGTCGACTGATGCCCGAGCGCGTCGCTAAGGGTCCGGTGAAGCGGCACCGTCACCACCCCATCATCTGGATGGTCGAGTGGCTGCGCGGCAACGAGGTGCGCTTCTTCTTCTCCACCGGGCGCATCGTCGAACTGGAACTCCCGGTCGCGTCCGCCAAGAAGGCGAAGGTCGTCGACAAGGGTCTAGGGCTCGACCCGGGTGACGGGATGGACCTGTGCGCCGTCGAGCTGCACAAGCGGCGCGGCAAGGTCTGGGCCCGCGGGCACTGGACCTGATCGCGCTCAGAGGATCGCGTCGTCGGCCGCGTCGTCGTACGCGCGCACGCGCCGACCGGACTCGGTTACCCACCACACCTCCTCGCCCGTCTCGTCGGGCGCCCAGTAGCCGTACCCGTGGGCCAGCGCCCAGGTGAACGCCTCGTGCGAGCACGGCTCGCCCGGTTCGCCGATCTCCTGGAGGACGGCGCGCTGGTCCGGTGTCAGTCGTTGCATGCTCTCTTACAGACCAACTATCGTTTCAGCCGGAATGACGCTGTTAGATGGTACTTCTATACGCTCTACGCGAAATCCGTGCAGCGCAGCGATACCATTCTTCTTTTCATCGCGAAGAATTTGTTCTTTTTTGCGATGGTACGGGCCGTCAAACTCGACCAGTATGCGACTGTCTAATAGTGCCAAGTCAAACACGACACCGTCCAGCTCGTACTCGAACTCGTGTGGCCTTTCGCCAATCACCATCACCACTTCCACATACTTACGGGCCTCCCTACGCTTCAAGGCTTCAGCAGGCACTATCAGGTTGGGGATCATCATCACGCCGATGCGGTGTAGTTTCTCCTTCGTTTCCGGAGATAACCTCGCGTACTTGCGAGCACATCCTCGCGAGCAGTGGTCTGATGACCGTTTTCTTCCGGATGACCAAAAGAATTTACCGCATGGGCACACCTTGGGTACTTCTGGCCCTCTCCGCGCCAACGCGTTGCATCTGAGGTTACAGTAGATCGGTCGCCCAAGCTTGACAGACCGGCGAAACTCTCGCGCGTCCCTGATGACTGTCTGTCCGCAGTGGTTACACGGAACGTGGATTTGGCTCACTATGACTCGAATCAATGGGTCCAATATCGGACCATCCTAGTTTTACCCGAAAAACTGCTCGCGTGTCATCCCGTGGAACCGCTCGTAGTGCGCGGCCCACTCCTCCTCCTCCGCGCGGGTCATCGATCCGCAGCCGCGACACCCGTTCCAGACGCGCGCCGGGCAGCACTCGAAGGTGTGCTCCCAGCAGCAACAGCCGCAGTGGGCCACCTCGTCGAGCGTGTCGACGTCACCTTCCCATAGCGCGCGCTCGAGAATGCGGACGAACTCGTCGAGTGGGTGGCCGGCGTGCAAGGCCCACTCGCGGACCAGGTCGTCGTCGTACTCGGTCAGGAGATCCAGCACCTCAGACCTCGCACGTGCAGACGTACCCGCACGACCAGCACTCGAGCCACCACCAGACCTCGGCGGCCATCCGAGACGTCCTCGCCGCGCGCGTGCGCGAGCGACGCGAAGGACACCGGCGCCGGTCGCGCGCAGCAGGCGCGTACGCGGCAGACCCGCCAGGCGCGCCGGATCACCAGCCTAGCTCCCGCGCGTACGCCCGCAGCGACGGCTCGAACCGTCCGACCAGCGTCCGCGCCGGTGTCGTGGTCTGCCGCCCGCACCACGGGCAGCTCCCGTCCCGGGCGAGCAGGGACGCTCGCTCGCGGGTCAGCAGGTTGTCCCAGCCGCGCGCGGTCCGGTTGCCGCACGGTCCGATCACGGTCTCGGCCTTCTTGCGGCAGCACGGGCAGCGACCGCCGCCCCACTCGTACTCGCTCATGCCCGAGGCACCATCGCAAGAGCGCGGCCAACCGCACGCTCTAGCGAATCCGAGCAGTTACTACCGGCTACCACCGGTCGCCGAGGGAAGGAAGTTTCTCCTTTCGGAAGAAACGTTCTGGAGCTCAGGGGATGAGGTGGGTGAGGTACGTCAGCGCGCACCGCCAGAGCGGCTTGCCTCGCCCGCGCGCACCGCGCCAGTAGACGAGCGCGTAGCGGTGTCGCGCGTGCCAGGAACCGCCGCCGAAGTCCATCAGAACGTCGCCACTCCTGCGCCGCTCCAGTTGTACGCAGACCCGCCGAAGCCTGCGGCGCCGCAGGCCGCGTCGAGGTGGGCGGGCGTCGTCGTGATGCCGGTGTGGGGTTCCACTAAGGCGCCACCGCTCCAGAGTTGCAATACGCACCACCACCGCCCGGGTTGAATATGCAACCGTTTGGAATGGTCGTGCCGAGCACTGTATCTAGGTTCGATGCAGTTACAGCGCTGTTGCAAGCCGTGATGCCGCCTGCCGCCGCCGGGTTGCCTATACACCCAACGGTGAGGTTGTTCTCTTTGATGGTCACGCCACCCGCGCCAAAGGCAGCCGCAGCAGCTCCGGCTCCTGTCGGATAGATCGTCTTGCCTACGGTGTTGTAAGTCCCGGTCCCCCACAACCTGACCGAGCCTGGGATTCTAGGTAAGGTGAGATTTGCTTTCCAGTCTGCGTTCACCGTTACGTTTGAGTCGATGAAGACCGCACCCATGCTCGGGCTGTAAAGTGCGTATTGGAACGCCGTACCGCCCATGTTCCCGAAGATCACATCACCGTCAAAAAATGTGTAGTCGGCGATGACATTGAAGCCACCAGATCCGACACCGACGATACCACCGATGATCCCGATCGGCTCCGTGTCAAGAGTGATCCCAGACCCTGGAGTAAGCGCGTAGTTCGTCATCGCTCCGGAGAAGTCGTTGTTCAACCAGACCTGGAACGTCCTAGTCCAGTACCGTTCAACAGTAACGAGTCGAGACGACTGGACGTTTGTATAAACGAGCCCTTGCCCTGTTCCGCCAACGGTACTAGCGTCACGATTCAATGTCCCACCGCTGATTCGTAGGTTGGACACGGACGATACTGCGGTTGAGATAGATCCGAGCATCGTTGGTGAGAAGGCTACCAAGTTGATGGAGACTGGACTGTAAACGGTCACGGCGTCTGCGCCGATTGTGACCTCAGTCCCGAAACCGAGAGCGGTGCCAAGCGTATAGCTAGCGGCGGACGACAGCGGCGTGGACGTGAAGTAGGCCGGCGCTGCGCCATTCACCTCGTACGTCCAGAACCCAGACGGGTTCGTGCTGTCGACGACCAGATCGTTGACGGCCGCCGCGCAGGGGAGGGTTACCTTGGTGAGTGTGTTCGTGCCAACGACGAAGTTGGTCACCGCGGACAAGTTTCCGGTACACACCTGCTGCGCGGCTCCAAGAGATCCTGTAACCGCTATCCATGCGTTGGACTCCAACGCCGGGTACAACGCCACCGGGTCGGTGCTACCAGGTTGGCTGCTGGTAAACGTGATCGTGGTGTTCTGCTGGAGACGCGGGCACAAGACCGGGTTTCCGAGGCAACCCCAGCGGTGAACGTTGATCTCTTGCCAAGTCAGGCAAGCGGTCGACGTCGTGACGCAATCGTTTGAATCGCTCGCGGTACCTGATGCGTTCGCCGGATCGACTATCCATTTCGGTACCGTCCAGCTCGCGGGGATGATCGGCGTCGACGCGCCCGAAGCCATGAACGTCGCCGGCTTCTTGCCGCTGCACCGCCACTCGCCCGACGGCGATGTGCAGGCCGCCACGACGATCTGGGCCTGCGTCCGCGTGTCCTTCGGCGCAGGCATGACGATGCTGGACCGCGGCACGCGGAGGAGCACTCGCGACGTCGCGGGCGGCGGATCCAGCTCGGCGATGGGTGCGGACGCGACTTCAGTGGGTGCCGGTGAGGCCTCGGGCTGCGCCGGAGCGTCACGGCACCCGGCGAGCACAAGGAGGGTGAGGGCGGCGGCGCGTAAGGTCATGTTCATGGGTCAACCAACCTTCAATTGGCGTTGCAGAAACGAGCACCCGTAGCTGGATCCTGAAGGCCGTTGTCGGTGTCGAGGTTCGCAGCTGACAGCGTGATACCGTCCGTCCACACCCCGGCGCTGTACTTGCTGCCCGTAGTAGCTGCACCGAGCTTCAACGTGCCCGAGGTGAGTAAAGTGGCAGCGAAGCTCGCTCCGGTGTTTCTAACGAAGGCAGACCCTGGGGCGACGGTAACGGGTATGGATCCCCATAGAGCCGCGGTCGCGCCAGTGCTGGTTGTAATCTGATAGACGGCGCCGGTCTGGATGAGCAAGTTGCTCCCGTCGCTGAAGACGGCGGACCATTGATGTTGGGCCGCCTCCATGGTGATACCACCGTGCACAACGACATCTCCGTCGACTGTCGTCGTCCCGTAGAGCGTCATCGTTCCGCGCAGGATGCCTCCGTAGACGGTGGCGGTCCCCGACAAGACCGCAAACGAGCCTGACACGTCGCACCCGATAGCTGTCGCTGCGTTTCCTCGGCCGTTGACGGAAGCCATCTGAAGTCGTGGTGCGACAGCGCACGCTGACAGTACGCTGGTGGCGGAGTCGGACACCGACGCAAACTCCGATGCGGCCGAACCGGACGAGTCCGCGATCTGAAGGAACTGCATCCACCCTGCGGACGGAGCGCCGCTTCCTACATCACCACCCTTGGGTCTCCAGACCTTCAGGTTCGAGATCGGCAAGCTCCACACCGTGAACGCGTCGCCCGTCGACATGACCCCCTCTGCCAATGAAGGGATACCTACGGTTGTGATGAGGGAGTTGGGGAGAGGTTGACTGATCGTCGCCGTGCCGGTCGTGATGGAGTCGATGAACGCCCACGTGTTCGCGGTCGTGTCTTGGAGCAGCATCTTGGCCGCCGCCCCCACGCACATGTTGGAGACAGCCCAGCGCGTACCCGGACCGCCGCGGACCTGGGCCGTGACCGTCGCCGTGCTCACCGGGATCGTACAGACGCTCGTGAGGCTGCCGAGGAGGACCGCCTGCGCCCCGTTCGGCAGGTACGGCTCGAAGAAGATGTAGTCCGTGTTGAGCATCTGCGCGGACAGCTGGTGGAACGTCGTCGACTGCTGGAGCTGGGGGTTACTCTGCCCGAGCCGGTGGGCCTCGATCTCGCCCCACGTCGCGACGGGCCCGACGCCGCCCGTGCATACGCTCCCCGAGCACCCGCCCGTGCAGGTGGCCGCCGTGCCGCTGTTCGTGTCGGAGGCGCAGCCGATGGAGTTTGCGGGGTCGAAGTACCAGTTGGGGACCGTCCACGAGCTCGGGATGACCGGCGCTGACGCTGCGGACGCCTTGGGCTGCGGGATCGCGCAGCGCCACTTCTTGTCCGCGCCGAGGCACGCGGCGGCGGCCAGCGCAGCGGGCGACCGCGCGTCCTTGCTCGCGACCGTCGGGCGCGCCGTCGACGCCGCCCACTCCGCGGGCGTGAAGTCGCCGTGCACGAGCCCCGTCTCGGGGACGGTCTGGGCGGGTGCGGGCGGCGGGACCGTCGTCGGCGCGGCGTCGACGCGTCCCGCGTCCGGGGTGGACGAGGAGCCGTCGCACCCGAAGAGCGCGAGGAGACAGAGCCCGACTACCGCTACGTGTCGCTGCAGCATCACACGATCTCCTTCCAGGTCGGGTTCCCGCCGATCGACCCGACGTACATCCAGGTCGCGTTCTGGCCCTGGCCGGCCAGGCTCGTCGTCCCGCTAGGCGCGGTGAAGTTGCCGGGGTTGCCCGGCTCCTCCACCACGAACCCGCCCGTCGCGGTGACGAGCACGGGGTTCGTGACCGACGCGCCGAGCAGGCTCACGGTCACCTGGTCGCCGACCATGACCCCGCCGCCGGACGGGAGGTCGACGGTCGCCTGCGCGCCCGGCGTGGCCACCGTGACGACGTTCCAGCGCGCGGCGGCGAGCACCGTCGTGCTGCCGGCGGCGGCGTTGGTCACTATCACCCCTATCGCGCCGGGCGCGACCAGCGCGCGCTCCGGGTACGACTCGCGGGTGTATCGCCCTTTACCCATCAGGTAGCTCATGGTGGTTTTCCTCTCAGGTCGCGTTGCGCATCCAGAACGGTCGGCCGCCGAGTCGGTCGGCGGTCGCGAAGTTGACGTCCACGAGAGTGCCCGCGATGAGCACGTCCTCGGCGATCTGCCGCATCGCGTACCCGCGCGTCTGGACGTCGGGCACGTCCGACAGGCTGCGCCAGTAGCAGGGGGCGATGAGGCTCGTGAAGAGCTGCCCACCCGTGAGCGGCACGTCGTCGCCGATGTACTCGCCCGGCGGTCGTTGCGCCGCTTTGAGCCGGGCCGCCTTCGCGTTCGCGTACGCGATGGTCGCCACGTCACTCCCGCCGATCCCCTCGAGATCATCCCACGCGCTCGCGCCGACGAGGTAGCCGGCGGCGCTCGCCTTGGCGACGAAGACCGCAGCGTCGGCGGTCCCGAGCGCGGCCGACGGGATCCACCCAGGGTCGCGCACGCGCTGGTAGACCATCAGACCGAGGCCGGCCGCCATGAAGTCGGCGACCTCTCGCGCGGTGAGGTCGCTCGGGTCCGGCGCGCCGTCGCAGGTGACGGTGCGGATGCCGCCCTGGAACCCCACGACGCGGAGCGCGAGGAGCGTCGCGAGCGTGCACGGCGCGTCCGTGTCGAAGAGGAGCGCGTCGGGGACGGGTTCGACGATCGGGTTCACTGGTGCCTCATGGCTGCGTTAGCGTCGCGCTCCAGCAGAGGAGCGTCACGTCGGCGGTCGTGTTCGGCCAGACACCGAAGCCTACGTTTGATGGCAGGTTGGCGAAGATGCCGCCGATCGGGGTGGGAGGCTCGCTGAAGAGCCACGAGACGCCGTCGACGGAGTACGACACTGAGAAGTTCGTCCCGTCGTACTCCGCGCGCAGGAGCGTCGGCGCGCCCGGCGTGATGTAGGCGAAGAGAGCGTCCGCGATGGGTGTCGTCGGACTGCTGAGGATGGTCTCCGCGCCACCCGCGAAGAACCCGTTCGCGGTCTTCGACGCGGTGGCCCCCGTCGTGAAGATGTGCCCGCTCACTGGGTCGCGCACCTCGATCCCGGTGAAAGGACCGCCGGTGTTCGTCGCGCCGAACGAGAACCCAGCCGTGAGCCCCAGCGTGAACGTCCACGGGTCGGCCGGCGTCTCGATCGAGATCTCCTGCGCCTGCCAGGCCGTGACGCCGGCCGGCGCCAGGATCAGCACGCCGCCGTCGCCTGACGGTCCGACGTCCGTGAAAGTGGGGGCGGTCGCCTGGCTGCCCTGTCGGGTGAAGTTGAGCGGCGTCCAGTCGGCGGCGACCGGCGGCGGGGTCCGCGTGAAGAACGGCCCGAACGGCCAGCCCGCGCCGCCGCCCGAATTGCTGGGCGCGCTCGGGTACGTCTCGCTCGCATAGCGCCCTCGGCCGATGACGCGGCTCACGACGGTTTCTCGGTATCGGACCGGTTCTTCGCGATGGCGCTCGCGACGCCCTGCCCGATCCCGAGCGCGGCGGCGCCTCCTAGAAAGACGCCGGTGATGTTCTGGATGACGCCGGCCGCCGTCGGTCCGTCGACCTTGCCGCTCAGGGCGAGGACCATGACGCAGGTGAGGCCGATCGCGCCGGCCACGCACTTCACGACGAGTGTGTTCATGTCAAATCCCTCGCGCCAAGGTCCATGTTACGCGTGCGCCACGTAGTGGAATCTATCTTGCTTTCACCCTCGGCTCATTCGATTTCAATCGGTAGCCGTAGTCGGCATACTCCGGTATTCCCTGAGTAATACCCAGTATCGACCCATTCGCTGCGGACACGATCGGGGTCGAAGATGGCGAGGCACGCGGAGGTGTCGTTCACGCCGAAACTCGCAACGATCCTGCAGCCATCCACTGAGTGATTGACAACGGGTGACGGTGAGCTACCATCTGAGTCATGGAGAAGATCGCGTCGCTCGTCCTCGTCCTGTCGGTGGGGTGCGGCGGAGCCCCATTCACCGAAGCCGACCCCGCGCAGGGCGACGACGCGGGGCTGCGCGTCTCGGTGGACTCTCCGTCCGCTGACCCGGACGCGGGAGCCGTGGTCGGCGACGACGGAGACGCCGCGCGCGCGGTCGCGACACCGCCCGACGCGGGTGCGGGTGACGTAGACGCGAGCGGCACCGACGACGCGGCCGTCGTCGCCTCTGGCGACGCGAGCGACGTCGACTCTGCCCCCGCGTGCACTGGCGGGCAGGTGCGCTGCGCGAACAGCTCGCAGACACAGGTGTGCGGCCCGGACGGAGCGTGGCAGACCCCCGTCGACTGCGTCGACCAGACGTGCGCGTCAGGCGCCTGCGTCGGCATGTGCCAAGCCGGGCCGACCGCGTGCAAGACGGTGTCGGGCGTCGCTCAGACGCAGGTGTGCGACTCCACGGGGACATTGCAGGTCACCGAGTGCCCGGCGTGCGAGTACGGGTACGCGCCGTGCTGCGTCGAGAACAGCACCGACTGCGGGTGCCCTACCGCCGGCAACGCATCGTTCTGCTTGTGAACGTGGAGGCGCTCAGTCCCCGATCGGGGTGATGTTGCGCAGGGAGATGGCGTGGATGCGCGAGCGAGAGCCGTTCGACCACCCGCTGTACTGCGGGTCGTAGTGCGGCGACAGGCTACTGTTGTTGACGTGCACGTTGTGGTTGTTGTGGTGCTCGCGGTAGACAGCGAGGTCGACGAGCGTCCGAGGGTGTCCAGACCCGTTGCCGTTCTGTTCACCCCCCGATTTCGCTTTCAGTGTCGTCAAACGGCGGCGCATGGTCTTGGTCCTTTCAGGTCGACAACTCGAGCGTACCAGATCTCTACTCGAGCGGCTCGCCGAGTAGCTGGATGAAGACCGCGTCGGCCAGCTGCGCGAGGAAGCTCGTCGCGCAGCCGACGACGAGGGCGTCGACGATCGGGCCGCGCCCGAAGGGCGCAAGCCCAAGCCCGCCCGCGGCGATCCCCACCCAGAAGCCAGTGCACTGACTGCAGTGCAGGAGCGCGGGCCAGAGCTTGCGGACCGGCCGGAAGATCGTCCCGCGCACGACGATGAGGGTCGCGCCGACGAGTGCTGCGAGTAAGAGGAAGGGCGTCACCTCAGGTCAGTCCGCCGCCGCCGCCGGTCATGACCCAGTGGGTGCCGTTGTAGCGCACCTCGAAGTAGCCGCGGTTCGCCGAGGCGAGTGTACCGATCGTCGCTCCCGTGTCGTCCTCGAACGTCAGGTGGAAGCCGTTCGCGTCGGTCACGGTGCGCACGACTCGCATCGTGTCGCCCACCTTCTCGCCACCGCCCAGCAGGAATTGGATGACGTGGTTCCCCGTGATGGCGGTGTTCTGGAAGTAGACGTTGCCACCGCCCGCCCACGCACCTGCTCCCGTCCCGTTCTCCGATAGCGTCGCGGCGACGTCCCCGATATTCGCGCCCTGGACAGGGCCGCCGTCGTACCCGCCCACGACCGTGACGATGAGACCCACCACGGTCCCGCCGGCACTGAGGAAGTTGCGCCAGGAGACGCCGTCGAACTGCGCGAAGGCGCCGGCCGGTCCGGTCAAGACCGGAGAATTGGCGAAGGCACACGAGGAGAACGCCGCCGAGGAACTGCCGGCCGTCCCGCCGACCGTGATGTTGTTGCCGAAGGTCGAAAAGACCCCGATGATGGACTTTGCGTGGATCGCCCCCCCAACCCCTCCGACGGAGAGGGCCAGCTGGGCCGACGTCGTCCCGGTGCCGAGGTTGACCGCGCCGCTCCAGACGAGACCACTGATCTCGAACGCCGCGAGCGCGGTGGCGCCCGTCGCGGTGATGGTCCCCGTGCCGACGACGCTCAGCAGGAACTCGTCGGCGGTGAGCGCGAACGTGCTCGGGACCGAGCCGTCGTCGGTGATCGTGATGTTGCCGACCAGGTTGATGTTGTGCAGGGTCGCCGTCGCGAGTGGCGACGGTGGGTGTGTGCCAGCACCCGCCTCGTTGACCCAGGTGACGTTGCCGGTGATCGTCTGCGGCTGACCGTCCGACCGGAGCTCGGTGTTGCGGTACGGCGGGATCGCGAGCGGCTCCGCGTACCCAGCCTGCGAGGGGGTGACCTTGCCGACGACGAGCGCGTTGGCGTCGGCGACGCTCGACGAGGTCGCGAAGGCCGCGAGGAACTGGCTGGCCGTCTTGTACGGCTCCGCGACCGACCCGTCGAGCCCACCCTGCACCGTCCCCCCGTCGATGAACCGGTACCGGGTGAGCGGCACGATGCTGGCGCCCGACCCACCTCCGGCACCCGGCGACTGCGGGTAGGTCTCGCGCGCAGTCCTGTTTCGGCCGATGAGATATCCCATTGTCGTTCTCCGTCCGCTCGAGTCATCGAGTCATCGAGCCACTTCGCCCGCACCGCACCCCGCCACCATCGACGGGGACGCTCGTCGCTCAACGCGGCTACGGAGCCGCTACCGCCCCCTCGTCCACGACGATCGTCCCGTCCACGCTGTAGGTGGTCGTGTTGCTTCCCGAGCCAAGGACGAACGCGATCAGCACGGGCTCGCCGACGACCGCCTGCACCGGGACCGCCGCGACGGTCACCTCGAAGGCGGTGCCCGCCCCGAGCTCCGGCTCGAAGATGTTGGTCCCGCTCGTCGCCAGCGGCGTGGTCGACGTCGGCGTGACGGTGATCCCGTTGAGCGGCGTGCCGACGATGGTGTCGCCACCGCTCACCCCCGTGACGGGCTGCACGAAGTAGCCCGCGATGCTCGGGGTGTCCGACGTGCTCGGGACCATCTCGAAGTTGGCGCTCACCCGGAGGTTACCGCTCACCCTCGGTGTGATGACCACCGCGACGAGCACCTTGCCGGCCTCGGTCGGTGTGAAACCCGAGGCGATGGTCTGCCACCCGTTGGGTGTCTGCTGGTGCTGCGTGCTGTTGACGGCGCCCGCGTGCGCCGCCCGCAGGGCCGCCTCGTCGATGAGCGGGCGGAGCGCCTGGTTCACCTTCCGACCGTTCACGGCTTCACCTCGCCGGCGAGGAGCGCCGCCAAGCGCTTCGCGACCTCGGGCCGCAGCTTGATGGTGCCGACCGAGCCACCCTCGGTGTCGTCGTCGGTCAGCTCCGCGGAGCCGTCCGCGAAGACGCGGACGGTGGGGCAGCACTTTTTGTAGGAACACATCAGGACTTCCTCGTGGACCTTACGCAGCTGCGTCATGGTAACCTCCAGACGTTGAACAGCCCCGCGCCGTCTCACCGGCCGGGGCCTGGCTCGCACTCGTAGGAGGAGGCGAACGGTGGAAACGTATCACGCTTGTCTCACGTGCGGAGCTTCGCTCCGAGGGAAATACGGATTTCGAGGACCGCGAAAGTTCTGCGACAAGAGTTGCGCGCAGAGCTACAGGAACCGGCTCCGCGTTGTACGTATCGCACCGTTGCCTCCGGCCGAGCCGGGTGTGCGTTTCGTTCCGCTCACGCAGAGCGCATTCGCGAAAGTGGACGAGGGAGACTTCGCGGACCTGTCGCGCTGGAACTGGTACCTTTTCAAGAGTAGCGGCAGCCTGAAATATGCCGTACGAGGTCGAACGCTTGAAGAGCGGGCTGACGTCGGCCTGACCGGGTCCGTATCTATGCACCGATACCTGATGGGAGAACCTCAAGGGGAGGTCGACCACTGCAACGGTGACGGTCTTGACAACCGCAGAGAGAACCTCCGCCAAGCGACCCACGCTCAGAACATGATGAACGCACCAAGTCAAACCGGATCGTCTCGGTTCAAGGGTGTGTCGTGGAGCCGCAAGTATTGGCGCGCATCGATCCGTGACAACTACAAGACCGTTCACATCGGACGGTTCGACACCGAGGAGGAGGCCGCACGCGCCTACGACGACGCCGCGCGTCGTCTGCATGGCGCATTCTCTCGCGTCAACTTCCCTAGGGAAGGTGAAAGATCCGCCCTGCGTGACTGACTCCACAACCATCTCTCGTACGGCCTAGGTTATCACCTCGGTCCGTTGTGATGCAATCGTCAGGCCAATGTAATACCCAGGACATACTGGAGTATGTCGTCAATTCCGTGGTAGCGTCCCCACCATGTTCGGAACAGGACTCGAGTTCGCGCCCGGAACGACGGAAGACTGCGAGCGCCTCGTCGTGCGGCTCTTTCAGGATCCCAAGGTGGTGCTCGGCGCGTACCGCGCAGCGCGCCAGCAGTTCCGGACCGGCGACATCGTCCTCGTGACCGCGGAGGACGATCCGTCCGGGTTCAAGGCGTCGCCGCGCGCGGACTACGTCGCCACGCTCCGCCGCGGGCTCGGGTCGGGCGGCGCGAAGCTCCTCGAAGTCCTCGGGGTCGCGAACCAGTCGGCCCACCAGATCGTGAGCCTGCCGCGCGAGTCGGACGCCTTCTGGCTCATCGTCAACCGCAAGCAGGCGATCCCGATCATGGTCGTGCTCTTCGCCGCTCCCTACGCGGCGGGCGACGACGCGCACGAGCCGACGATCCTGAGCTGATACTTTTGACGTTATATACGTCGCGTGTTATAAGGTAGCGATGGCTGGCTCAGCGAGGCGCGCCGCCTACTTCACTGAAGTCATGGACGATCGGACCGAAGATCTGCGAGCGATGCTCGATATCCTGCGGGGTGTCGGGGCTACCTCCGTTCTCATCGGGGGACTAGCGGTAGGGTTCCACGGATACCAGCGAGCCACCGTCGACGTGGACATGCTGGTGCCCGTGCGATTCCTAAAGCGGATCGCTGCCGCTGCGCGCGAGCGCGGTTACGTAGTGCGGACGTTTCCAGGTATGGTACGCGTCTACCCGTACGAGGGCGACGAGTCGATCGCTGACTTCGTGTCAGCCGAAGCGAGTCCCGTCATGCGCGCCGCCTTTCGAGAGACCGAGGACGCGACCGTCTTGGGTCAATCGGTGGTCGTCGTGCAGCGCGGGCCGCTCTGCGCGTTGAAGTTCTCCGCGATCGTCTCGCCGGACCGACCGATCGAGGACAAGTACCAGGACATCGCGGACGTGGGGCACCTCATCCGAGGCGGCCTATCCCCCGACGAGGAGGCGAGCGCTCGCCGCGTTGCGGCGCTGGCGTATCCCGGTGCGGGTGATGACTTCACCTCGCTGCTCGGTGACTTGCGGGCAGGGAGAGCGGTTAGGATCTGATGGGCAAGCGTAAGCGCTTCGCTCTGCGAGCTCTCCGTGCGGAACTAGGCAAAACGCAAACGGAGATCGCCTGCGCGGCGGCGATGGCTCAGGGTGAGGTCTCGAGACTCGAGTCGCGACGCGACGTCAAGCTGTCGACCCTCGGTCGCTACGCTTCTGCGCTCGGTGGTGTGGTGGAGGTTGCCGTCGTCGTGGGGAAGCGTCGTTATCAGCTCGACCTAGACGTTACCCAGCCAAATACCGAGACGATCGCGGCCATGCGCGAAGCTGAAGGCTCTACCTAGGCGACGACGGTCCCGACGACGCCGCCGACGACCGCGGTGGCGACGAGCGGGCGCCAGTTGCGCCGCAGGCGCTGACCGGCGCCGACGAGGACGCCGGACCCCTCCCCGAAGAGGGCCGTCGCGGCGACGGCCGCGACCGCGCTCATGGCCGCGCCGCCGAGGAAGGCGCCCACCTTGCCGGTCGGGAAGAGGCTCCCGCCCATGGCGGGCTTGACGAAGGTGCTCTGCGGCGCGATCCCGACGCCGAACCCAACGGCCGGTCGGCCGCCCAGTCGTAGGTGCTCCATGCCGGTCAGCGTACGACGCTTCAGTCCTGCCGTCTACGCGGCTCGACTGCGAGCGACTGCCACCGCGACACCACCGACGACGACAACGACCGCGCCGCCGATGGCGAGCAGCGTAGGCCACGGCGACGGGACAGGCACGGTCGAGTCTACCGGCGGCGCCGTCGCCGGCACCTGCGAAGGGCGACCACCACCCGACACGGGGATCGACGAAGCAGACGTCGGCAGCGACGCCGCGAGTTTGGATGCTTGCTGGTAGAAGGTGATCATCTGACCGATGATCGCCTTCGCGGCGTCCACGTCCGCCTGGGTGGCAGACCCCGAACTGTTGACGGCCGCGAGCTTGCCGTTCTGCTGCCACGCCCACTGCGTCATCTTCATGATGTCTGGACTGCCGCCGGACATGGCGTCGATGGCGGGACCCACGGCACCGACGGCGGCGTTGCCCGCGGCCTGCAGACCGGCGACCGCCCCGCTCGGGTTGGTGATCCCGGGACCGCCGTACTGCGCGACCGCGGCCTGAAGAGCCGCGATCCCAGGACCGATGGCGTCGGGAGCTCCCAACCCGAACCAGGGAACCGGTCGGCCACCGAACTGGAGGTTCATGCCGGTCATCGTACGGCGCTTCGGCTCTACCGTCTATGCGGTAGCGCCGCCGAGATCATCCGGGCGTACGGCGAGAGTACCGCGAGCACGACGACGCCGCCGACGGCGACACCGCCTACGATGAGCGCGGTCTTGTGCGCCTCGATCCACTTGAGCAAGTCGAACGGGTTAGGGAGGTTTGACGGGTCCGTGGTCTTGTAGAAGGTCGAGTCCGCGTCGGACTGCAGCTGGTAAGGGAGGACGTACGTAGGTTTCCAGCCCCCCGCGATGAGTCGGTTGCCGATGTCTTGTTTGCTCCCTCGGGTGACCTGATCGGCGACCGGCTGCAGCGCCGTGATGATGCCCTTGAAGGCCGCGTCCGTGCCCCCCGATACGGAGGTCGCCACCAGGCTGTCTGGCAGGAAAGAACTCCTACTGTCAGCGATGGCCTTGAGACCTGCGGCGCGCGCGGCCTGGTATGCCTTGTTGAGCGTTGCCCAGTCTTGTTGGATGCTCGGGTCGGTTGACTTCGCCACCTCGGTGGCCATCGCAGCCATCTCGACGTCCTTGTTCTTGATCAGCTGGTCGAGGTCCTCGACCGAGTAGACCCCGAGCACCGTACCGAGCGCGAACCCCTGGACCGGTCGACCGCCCCTGCAGATCGTATCCATCACCGCCGCCCCTTCCGCTTCTTGATCGCCCGCCAGATCTCGTCGAGCACCCAGCCGGTCACCGCGCCCGCGACGCTCATGACGACGGCCTCCTTCCATGGCGAGTGGCGCTCGTGCTCCTTAGGCGGATCCTTCGGAGCTTCCGCGCCGAGGCCCGCAGCCGCCTGCCCGCGCAGGAGCGCCGCCATCGCGCGCGCGGTGCGCTGCGTCGGCACGATCCCGCCGCCAGGCTCCGCGCAGCCGCCGCCCTCGACGAGCTCGTCCCCGCGCCCGGCGGCGATGAGCTGGTCCATCGCGGCGAGCTTCGCGCGGGCGTCCACCCAGGTCGGCGACCAGTGCGCGCCCACGCCGAGACTACCCTGCGTCTCGACGTCGCCGACCGCCTCGTATCGGACGGGCACCCCGTTGACCCGGTCGCCCACGATCATCCTGGCTATCGGGACGTGCTCGAGGCGCTGCACCTTGATGAGGATCGCGTCACCACCGCCCGGCGCGGACGTGATCCCGACCCCTCGACCCCACGGCGGTCTGTCCAGGCGCACCCGTATTGAGTGCAGCGCCGCCTCGGCCTCGGACGGAGCGCCGAGCGCGAAGCCGACGACCGGTCGGCCGTTGCGGTGGACGGCGAAGCCCTGCACGCGGCTCAGCCTACCACGGGTCGCTACGGGTCGGCGCCCGCACCCTTGGTGATCAGCGCCGCCTTGGCCTGGTACGCGTCCACCGCCCGGCGCGCGCGCTCGCCCGCCATCCCCCGGACGCTCCCCGGTTCGCGTAGCTCGCGGAGGATCGAGCGGGGGTCGACGTCGTGCGCGGCGGAGAGGCGGCGGAGGGTCGCGGAGGGGATCGCTGGCATGCTCTTCACCGTTATGTTCACACGGCGCAATCGCGATGTCCACATGGTGCATAGAATCGTGCACGGGCACCCGTCGATCGGTTGACTGGGTAGTTCGTAATACCGCAGTCTTCCCGGCGTAGGTCATAGGGATGCCGTCGCGAGCCATCATCTATACGGAGATCGCGACCATCAAGCTGACGCCCGAGCAGCGCCGGCTCATCAGCCAGCGCGCGAAGAACTGCAACGTGCGGGTCAGCGTGTGGATGCGGTCGATCCTCCTGCAGGCCGCGCAGTCGGCTGCGAGGGGGTCGGGTGACGGTTACTTGCGGATCCGCGAACCAGACGGAGTGACGACCTAAATGGATCAAGCGCAACGTCACATGGCGGGGCTCGACCCCGAGCCGCGCACCATGGTGGACAACCGGGTGTGGTTCGGCAGCCGGCTCGCGCTCTGGCGCAGCAAGGTCGGCTGGGAGATCGCCGCCAAGCAGGCGGCCGAGATCGTCTCTCGCTGCTCTCACAAAGAGGGCTGCCCGGGCGAGTCGGTCGAGACCGAGCCGTGCCTACCCGGTTGCCCGGACCGCGAGATCCGGATGTCCGCGCTCGTTATCCTCAACGCCGCGCGCGACTTCACGCCGCCGAGCGCGAGCAAGCTCGCGCAGCAGCCGTACTCGGCGCCGAGCCGGGAGTATTTCTCGGCCGTCGTCGCGGAGCTCGCGGCCTGCCAGGCCGAGCTCCTCGTCCTGCGCGGGACCGTGGTCACGATGCCACCCACCACCAACGAACCTCAACTCAAGGAGAAGTCCAAGTGAGCGTGAACTACGAACCCAGGCGCGGCCAGGCCGTCGGCCGCGTCGTCATCAAGTCCACCCCCTCGACCATCGTGCGGCCGGACGAGACGAAGGGGACGACGAAGCTCGTCCTGCTCGACGCGGTCGGTCCTGACTTCGCGGAGAAGGGGCTGAAGGTCGGCGACGTGGTGCTGCCGTCGAAGGTCAGCAGCGTCGTGATGGAGGGCGGGGCCTCGTTTCGACCTGTCGTCAACGAGGCGGACGTCATCCTCGTCGTCCGCAACTGGACCAGCCTGAGCGAGTTCCGCGTGCAGACCGAGAGCGGCGCGGAGTACGTGGCGTTCGACGATCCGCGCGCCGCGCCGTCGCTCGGGTTCGTCAGCGAGTCACAACCCACGTCGGCGGCGGCGTGATGGGCAGGAGCGCGTACGACCCTGCCGCCTTCGCCCGCCTGCGCGGGTGCGGGTGCCACGCGCCGGCGCAGGCGCGGGTCGTCGCTGAGCGGACGGCGCGCGCCGGTCGACGTGGCCGGCGCCTACTGCGCGACGACACGCACGAGTCGGCGCTCGCGGGCGCCGGTGCGGACCCGATCGTCCTCGGCGCCGGCAACGGGTCGAAGTGCCGGCCGTTCCTGACCGTGCAGAAGGACCAGGAGCGGTTCAGCGCGTGCAACGCGCTCGCCGACAAGATCGGCCCGCTCGACTCGTCGGAGCGGGCGTTCGAGCTGATCAGCGAGGCCATCGGCGACGAGGTCAACGAGGTCTTCGGGATCGTCACGCTCGACCTGCACCTGCGCATGAAGTCGGTCGCGGAGACCGGTCGCGGCGAGCCGTCCGCCGTCATGGCGCCCATGGTCCCGACGCTGCAGGCGGCGCTCATCGATGGCGCGCACGCTGTAATTCTCTGGCACTGTCACCCCTCCGGGGTCGAGGCCGAGCCGAGCGACGCGGACAAGGAGACGACCGAGGCGTTCGCGGATGCGTTCGAGATCGTCGGTGTCGGTCTACTTGATCACATCATTTTGGGAGGGTCCAAAGAGAAGCCGTCGTACTTCAGCTTCCTCGACGCGGGACTGCTTCCGGAACTCGAGGACTAGTCGGCGTCGCTTTCCAGCATCTCGCCCATCACCAACCATTCCCAACGGATCCCCTGATGCCCAACAACCTCCCCCCGACCGTCGACCGCTCTATCCTCCCGGTGGAGCGGCAGCTACCCCAACCGAGCCCCGACGCGACCGTGCTGGTCCGGCTGGTCACCGACCAACTCAACCCCGAGGAGGTCAAGGTAGCGACGGACGCAAAGTCGCAGGTCCCGGTCTTCAACCAGACCGTGTGGATCCTGAACCAACCGCACCCGCTCGCGAGCGAGGCGAAGATCGTGCGGATGTACTCGCGCGACGACGGTGGGGTCGAGGTGTACTCGAGCGACGGCAAGATGTTCGTGAGGACGGTCCTGCCGGAGCGCGTGATCCGCTTCTTCGACGAGGCGATGTCCGACGAGACCTTCGTCGCGTTCATCGAGGAGGCCGAGAGCGAAGAGGAGGAGGAAGAGCCCGAGCCCGATCCGGAGCCCGGGCAGGAGCCCAACGCGGAGACAGACGCCGCGCCCGCCGCGAACGGCCCGAGCGCGGCCTCGTAAGGGGACTCGAGACGATGCCGGGCGACGAGGAAGACGAGGACGGTGTCGACCGCGACGAGGACGTCGTCGAAGACGACGGGGGTGACGACGATGGGGGTAACGACGACGGCGACGAGGGGAGCGACGCGGACAGGCACCCCACGACCGGTCAGCGACTCATCCCGCTCCCGCGTCGCCCACCACCCCAACCCACGAACGGTCCACCCGCGCGGGCTACGCGCCCAGCGCGGCCCGCAGTCGACGCAGCGCGCCGCCCTAGGCCGCGCCGCCCCAAGGCGCCCGAGAACGCAACGCCCGAACCCGCCGCGACCCAACCCGTGAACCAACCCCCTCCCCTCCCCCAAACGGCGCCGCCCGCGCCGACTGTCCCGACGGCTCCCGCCCGGACCGCGCACGACGGCAACGTGCTCCTCTCCTTCGAGGAGACGCTCAAGGTGTACCCGTCCGCCAACGCGACCATCTCCGTCGAGCGCCGGACCGGCGTGCCGGCGCAGTGGATGGTCACCACGCGACCGCGCACGGCCAACGAGCTCTACGAGGCGCTCAAGGCCCTGCACGGACGGAGCGGGGAGGCCACCTACGAGGTCGCCTTCCGCGACGGCGCCGGCCACGGGAGCGGCGGCTCGGTCTCGCTACCGAGCACACTCGACGCGCCTCCGGCGCCCGGGCAGCCCGTCGTGAGGCAGGAGTATCCCTACCCGTCGCAGGTAGCTTACGCGCAGCCGCAACCGGCCTCTCACTACGCGCCCCCTGCGCCTGCCCCGCAGGTCGCTCCGTCCGGCACGCCGTTCGAGGTGATGCTCGCGATGCAGAAGCAGGTGTTCGACATGGTGCAGTCGATGGCGCCGAAGCCCGTCGCCGCTCCGCCCGCGGCGCCCGCACCACCGGCGCAACCTCCGCCGCCCGCCGCGCCGGACATCAACGCGCTCCTCGCGATGCAGAAGCAGATGTTCGACATGGTGCAGTCGATGCAGCCGGGGCACGCGCAGCCGCCACCGCCGCCCCAACCGCAGCCAGCGCCCGCGTCGCCGCAGTCCGCCGGTCCGGTCGACCAGACCGCGGCGCTGCTCGCGATGCAGAAGCAGATGTTCGACATGATGCAGGCGATGCAGGCGACGGCCGCCGGGCACACTCCGCCCACGTCGCCGCAGCCCACACCCGCAGCGCCGGCCACGGACCCGACCGGCGTGATGCTCGCGATGCAGAAGCAGACGTTCGACATGATGCTCCAGATGATGCAGGCGACCCAGCGAGGGAGCGCGCCGCCGCCCGGCGGCGGGCCGTACACTGGGCCGTACCGACCGCGCGACCCGCGCGACGGTGGCGCGTCTGGCGCGCCGGCAACGCCGTACGCCTCACCGCACTACCAATCGCCTCAGCGCCCGCAGACGCCGTCCGAGCAGCTGCGCGACGCGGCCAACGTCTTCCGGTCGACCATGGAGGTCGCGCGCGAGTTCGGGTTCGCCGGGCAGACCGCCGAACCAGCGGCGACCTCGGTCGAGGAGGACGACACCCCCGTCCGCGTCATCGACATGGGGCTCGCCAAGGGCGTCATCAACCGGGACGACGGGAGGCTGCGCGGCGTCGAGACGTTCATGGCCAACCTGCCCGACATCCTCAAGTGGGTCGGCGACCAGCGCGCGGAGATCAGGAAGGAGCGCGAGGCGAGCCGGCAGCGCGACCTGCAGCAGCAGTTGCCGCCCGGTTACGTCGTGGCGACGCCGGACTACCAGCCGCCCCCCGGGTTCGTCGCGGTCCCGGTCGACCAGATCCCGCAAGCCGCGCAGGAGACGCTGCCCGAGGCGCCGGAGGAGATGCCTCCCCCGCTCGCCGCCGAGAAGCCTCGGTCGACCTGGGGGATGCCGCCGACGAGGAGCGGCTGACCAAAACCATGCGGTTCAAGATCTTCATGCAGGTCTCAGTCGACGCGCGCGATCCGCAGCAGGCGGTCGACTGGGCCAAGAAGTTCGAGAAGCTCCTCAAGAACCCGATGGCCACGATGGCGATCGAGGCCGAGGGGATCAAGGTGGTCGGCGAGCCGATCGCGCTGCAGCCGAAGCCGGAGTAGCGGCGTGAACAAGAGAGATCCGGAAACTCTCGCGGAGATCGCGGAGGAGCGCGCCAGAGCCCGCGCGCGGCGGATCATGCGTGCGGTCATGCGGAAGAGCGTGTACTTCGGCGGCGAGAGCCGCGACAAGGTGCAGCGCGTACCGTTCCCAGGTGGCCTCGACGACCCGCGTGCGTACCTCGTGGATCTGCTCGCGATAGCAGTTGGCGACACCCACGCGAGTGCTGTCGTGGACGCGCTCGACGTGTACCTGGAGACCGCTTCGGAGAACCGCACCCCGGCGTTTCAGTGGTCGCCACCCAACCGCGAGGTCGACCTAGTCCGCCAACGCGACGAGGCCCTCTCCCGTGCTGAGAGGGCCGAACAGGCGCTGAAGGCCAAAACGAAGAAGAGGAAGCGGGCGACGACGCCGCAGCAAACTGCTTAGCGCGCGGGCTGGACGCGATCGGGGGTTCGCGCGTAGGCTTCAGTCGTGCGCACCTACGTCGTCAAGCCGAACGATTCGCCCGGGAGCATCGCGGCGCAGGATTCGATGGCTTCGTGCCCGAAATGTTCGATCGAACTGCCGCGCGTAAACGCGCACAAGCCTACGGTTAGGCATCCAAACGGCTACGTCACCTTCAAGGATCTGCGCGTCGGGGAGGTCCTGAATCTGCCCGACGAGTGGTTCGACCCGGCTCGCGAGGACCTGCCCGCGACGTACTACCGGATCCTCCCGTACGTAGACGGCGTCACGCCCGGATCGCTCGGCGACGCGCTCGGCGACTTCCCCGAGCTCGACGCCGCCGTCGCCGCCGTCGCCCAGCTCGCGGCGCTCGACGACACCGCGTTCACGCGGGCCGTCGGCGACGCCGGCACGAAGGTCGACGCCTCCGTGGCGGAGGTGTACGGCTCCACGCAGTCGCCCGACGCCGCCGCCAAGGCGCGAGCCGTCAAGGACGCCACGCACTGGGCCTGGCTACGCAACCACGATCTCGCGGCCGCCGTCACGTCCGGCGACCGAGCCACCGTCACGCGCGCGCGGCTCGACATCCAGAACTCGCTCGCTACCGCGCTCGGCAACGCGCGCCTCGCGATCCTCGCGCACTACCCGTCAGCGGCCCCGGCGGCGGCCTCGAGTGACCTGCAAGCCGCCGCGCAGGCGGCCGTCGACGCGCTCTCGGCTGACCCGAACTACTGCACCTCGGTCACCCACCCGGGCACACCCGTCAACGCCGCGGTGCACCGGTTCAAGCTCGCGTGGAACGCATCGCAGACCCCGAAGGTCCCGATCGGCACGGGCACCTACGAGGTGGCGACCACGGTCGCGCTCGCGCAGGTCCACGGCAGCGCGCCGTCCGCGTGTGGCGCGAACCAGCGTCCGGTGCCCGCCCCGAAGCCTCCGCCGCCCCTGCCCGCAGGAAAGCAGGAGGAGACCATCACGCCGCCGAGTAAGAAGAGCGGGGCCGGTTGGTCGCTCGGCACGGTCATCGCTGGCGTGGCGCTCGCGGGCGCGGCGGCCGGTGGAGTCGCCTACCTGGCGACGCGACCGAGCAAGCCCGCGCGCGGCCAGCCGGTCACGCGCCGAGAGGGGTTCGCGACGTGAAAGTGATCGACAGGCCCGTAGAGGGCGTGACGACGGACGCGCGTCCGCACCCGGCCGGGCGAGAGGGGTCGCTCATCTCGCTCAACGAGGTGGCCGAGCGATCGTGGAAGTCCCGGATGTCGCCGCGCCTGCGCGCGTGGACGACGCAGCGCCTCGCCGAGGCCGGCGTCTCGACGGGGACGCGCCGGCAGAAGGCGCAGGCGATCCTCGACGCGTTCCGCGCGAAGGTGCCGTACATCGCCGACCCGGTGATGGGCGAGTTCATGGAGACGCCAGAGCAGACGCTCTGCTTGGACGAGGGCGGCCTCTGCTTCATCGGCACCGACTGCGACGGTGCGGCGATCACGCTCATCGCGTGCATGCTCTGCATCGGGATCCCCGCGATGGTCATCGGCTCGTCGCACAAGGCGCCCCTCGACGTGCCGACGCACGTCTTCATGGCGTTCCAGGACGAGCAGAGCGAGTGGGTCCGTATGGACGGCACGACGAAGCACCCGGTCGGTCGCGTCTCGCCTCACCAGCGCGAGTGGTGGGTCGAGCCTGGCGCGGAAGCGAAGAGCCGGGGCGAGGGCGACTTCGTGGGCATGGCCGGTGGCGCCGCGGTCGGCGTCGGCGGGTCGGTCGCGCGCGCGAGCGCGCTCGATCTCCTCTACCCGTCGATCAAGTAAGCACCCCCACGCCCGCGCGCAGAGAGCGCGTTTCGAGCGCCGCGCGACCGTTGCATCGCGCGCCGACGCTCCTGTTGCACGCCGGATGCAACAGGAGCAGTTCGGTTGCATCCCGGTTGCATCGGGTTGCATCGGTCGCGTCGCTCGCGAACGATCGTGTCCATATAGGTAATACTCAGGACATACCGGAGTATGCCGATCACGACTCACGAGTCGCGCGCGATCTAGAAATCGGATGAGCCGAATTGCCCTGAATTCCAGGGTCGATCCACTGGCTCACCTTCAACGCGCAACATGATCGGTAAGTGTCCAGTTTCATGTAGTAATCGTCTCGCATCGACCCGCTCGACCAGACCCAACTATCGCGGTCGATCGGTGGCGCCACTCCGAGCCCGATCGCGCGTTCTAAAAACTCAATCTCTTGACGCGATAAGAGCGCATTGGGAGCCTTGCTTTCGACAGTTGAATCCCGGATGACATGGGCGCGTACAAACACCGTCTCGCCGAACTCTCCGCCGCGCGCGAGCGCGTCGGGCGGCGCACTGCCGGTCACCGCGCGTCGGCCAGTCGACGCCCCGTCCTCGCGCCGCGCCGCGCGGGCGCTCCCGCTCGCCGCGAGGTCCGCATCGGCACGGTCATCCCGAGCCGGTACGTCCCGCCGCCGCCTCCCCCTCCTCCGCCTGACTACGACCCACCTCCCCCTTCCCTGGACGTCGAGGACAGGCGCAAGCGGTCTGCCATGCAGACCCAGTCGCTGCTCTTCAGTCGCGCTGAGGGTTGGACCGTCGAGAAGGCGAAGGTGTGGGCCAAGAAGCACGGCCACAAGTCGAACAAGGTGGACGTCACCGACCAGTACGTCCGACTCAGACAACTCGACCCGAAAGGGTTTCAGGTCAAACGGACAGTTCCGTTTGGCAAGGGCATCCGCGCAGTAGTCGCTCGTGAGGAAACCATGGCAGCCAAAAAGAAGACGACCCGTCGCCCCGCAGCCAAGCGCACCGCCGCCCGGCGCAAGCCCGCTGCCAAGCCCAAGGCGCCCCCGAAGCGCCGCACCGCGCCGAAGAAGTCCAAGCCGGCGACGACGCGTGTCGTCTCCGCTCGCCGCCCCGCGCGCAAGGTGCGCGCGTCCGGCCGGCGCGCCACCGAGGCGCGCCGCCCGAAGAAGCGCGCCGTCCGCGCGCAGACCAAGCGCACCTACGCTCGCGCGAAGTCCAAGGTCGCCGAGTCGCGCCGCCCGAAGAAGCGCGCGGTCAGCCGCAAGCCGTCCGGCCAGGTGATGGCGAAGCGCAAGGTCCGCAGCACGCGCAGCAAGGGTCGCCGGACCGTGCAAGCGTGGCACGGCGACAGCGCCGGCCATAGCAAGGCGGCGAAGAAGGGCTGGAAGACCCGCAAGGCTGGCAAGCCCAGCAAGCCCAGCAAGGCCTCCCGCACGACCAAGACGGCCGCCGAGTCGCGCCGTCCGAAGCGCCGCACCACCCGCGAGACGCCGCGCGTCGCCGCGACGCGCCGCCCGACCAAGCGCACCTACGCTCGCGCGAAGTCCAAGGTCGCCGAGTCGCGCCGCCCGGCCAAGAAGCGCGGCAGCAGCCGCCGGGTCCGCGAGGCGACCCGCGTCGCTTCGCCCCGCTCGTACCGCAAGAGCCGCGTCGTCCGCGCGCCCAGCCTCGGCAGCATCGCCCGCACGGCGGGCCAGATGGGCGCCGAGATCGGGACCGCGGTCGCCGGCTACCTCATCGCGGACGGGATCGACCGGTTCCTCGCGACCTACGACCCGTCGGGCACGGCCAAGCCGGCGAACAAGTTCACCTCGGACGGCGCCGGCACGCTCGCCAACGCCCTCAACGTCGCGTCGCCGCCCGACATGTGGCGCTACGGCGCCCTCGCCGCGATGACGCTCGTGCCGCTCGGCGGATCGCTCCTCGCCAAGAACCCCATGGTCCGAGCCGGAGTCGAGGGGATCGGGCTCGGCGCCGGCGTCAAGCTCTTCACGACGCTCTGGTCGCACGTGCTCATGCCGATGCTCGTCGGCAAGGACACGAGCGTGCCCGCGCTCCGGAAGAGCTGGATCGCTCGCCTCTACCCCGCGGAGGTCTCCGCCTCGCTCAACATCAAGAGCGGCAAGGCCGACGTCTCGAGCGGCGGCGCCACCAGCACGGCCGGCACGCTCTCGGGCGGGTCCGACCGCGACGCCGGGCCCTTCGCGCTCGGCGACCGCTTCGCTCGCGGGCGCGGCGACCGACACGACTGGGTCGCCCCGTCCCCGTGGCCGACGGCGGCGGTCCCCGCTGCCCCAGCATACGACCCCTCGATCGTCGACACGTCGATCCCGGCTCCCCCCGTGCAGCCGGCGTGGCCGGCGCGCTGGGGTGAGCACCACCGCTGGGGCCTGCGCGGCGTCGGCGACGCGGTGCAGGACATGACCGCGACCATCGCGGCCCAGACCGGCGTGCACCCCGCGCACGCGGTCAACGCGGCGATGCACGCGGCCGCCGAGCCGGCCGACCTCACCCAGGCGCTGCAGCGCGCGCTGCCGCACGTCAACCGCGACGTCCTGCGCGAGACCGCGCGGCACCTGCACCCGCACGTGGTCCGGATGCACCTGCACTCGCGCTACCCGCGCGAGCACGGTGAGTGGGAGTCCGAGCGGGCGGGCGAGGGCTTCCCCGCTCCCGACCACGACGCTCCGGAGCAGGAGTGGCGCGAGTGGCACGGCAAGCGTGCGGCCGCGGGTCTGCCTCAGGCCCCCCCTCCGCCCGAGCCGCCGCCGCTCACCCCCGCGACGCCCGTGCACCTGCGCACGCGCTTCGAGTGGCAGCCGAAGAGCGGTCGCGAGATCACCTCCGACCGCTACCCGACGACCCAGCAGGTCCTCGGGATCGGGGCACCCTACGCGAGCGGCAACCCTGGCCAACCTGGCCTCGGCGAGGCGTTCTCCGACGCGGTGCAGACCGTGGCGGCCACCGTCCCGGACATGCCGCTCGAGAACGCCGTCAACGCGACCGCGTTCGCGGCGGCCGAGCCCTGCAACCTCGTGCGAGCGTTCGAGCGCGCGATGCCGCAGATCCGCCGCGAGCTCGCGCGCCAGTGCGCGGTGCGCGTCGACCCGTACATCCGCACCATCCACGACCAGACGGGGGTCCCCCTGCCGGCCGCTCCGGGCGCGCCCGCTGCGCCGGCTCCGGGACTCCCCGCGGCGCCGCCGGCCGTCCCCGGCGCCCCGCTGTCGCTCGCGCCGCTCTTCAAGCCGTCCCCCCCGCCCCCGAGCTGGACCCGCAGCGAGGCGGAGTGGCACGTCCAGGAGAAGAGCGACTGGGATCGCTCTCACGCGAGCCCCGTCGTCGTCGCAGCGGCGACCCAGGCGGCTCAGGCCGCAGCCGCCCCGCACCCCGACGCCGACCACCCTGCGGTGCAGGCCGCGGTGCAGGCAGTCGCTGACCACGCCGCGCAGGTGGCGACCTCCGCACCGCCCGGAACGCCCCCGGCCGACGTCCACGCAGCCGCCACGCAGGCCGCGCAGTCGGTCGCCGCAGACGACCACCCCGCGGTCGCCAACCACCCCGCGGTGCAGGCAGCCATCCAGGCTGCAGCGACCGCAGCGACGGCGGCGGCTCCCGCCGCCAACGCCGCAGCCCCGGCACCTGCCGTGACCGCAGCCGCCACGCAGGCCGCGCAGTCGGCGGCCGCGCCCCACGCGGACGCCAACAAGCCCGCCGTCGCGGCTGCCGTCCAGGCAGCGGCGAACGGCGCCGCGCAGGCGGCGGCCGCCGCTCCCCCGGGGACGCCCACCGCGGTCGTCCAGCAAGCCGCCAAGGACGGTGCGCAGGCGGCAGCCGCCGCGCACGGTGCTGCCGCGGATCACCCCGCTGTCCAAGCCGCCGTCAAAGCTGCGGCGCCGGCAGCGGCGAACGCCGCCGCACCCGCGGCGGGGACCTCCGGTGTGGGTTTCCCGCCCCGGAACCTCCAGATCGGACCGACCAAGCTGCCGAAGCCTCAGGGCCCCCAGCCGCCGGAGTCCGACTGCGGCTGCCTGAACGACAGCCCGTACCTCGGCTTCGTCGGTGAGGAGGAGGAGACCGACCTCCTCTACACGAACTGACCGGCGCGGCGGCACCCGCGAGCGAACGAACCCCTAGAGACCCACTTCCAAAAAAGCAACACCACCACCCCCGCAGCGGACCAAGAACCGGCGGGGCACGAAAGAGAGAAAGACCATGGCTCGGAACCTTTTGACCAAGAAGTCGATCAAGTTCGGCGGCGAGAGCCGCGAGAAGGTGCAGCGCGTCCCGTTCGGCCTGGGCGCCCCGCCCGGCGACGAGGCGGCCGCGCAGAAGTGCCTCCGGTGCGGGTTCGGCAACGTGCCCGTCGTCGAGGAGGTGGTCTGGACGATCCCGCTCCCGCTGACGCCCGAAGAGGCGCAGACGACGTTCGGCGACACCGTCAACCCGCTCTCGGGTTCCTCGGCAGTCCCCGGCGTCGCGAGCATCGACTCGACGTTCCTCATCAACGGCATCCTGCAGACGGACATCCTTGCCCAGGGCATCGGCGTCCACGTCTTCTGCGAGCCGATGACGTTCTCCACGATCGGCAACGCGTTCGTCGCGCCGGACGTTCAGGGATCGACCACCGCGAGCCCCGACGTGGTCACCTTTGCCGACGTGAACAACGGAGCACTCGGCGGGGACATGACGTTCGAGGCTCCCGCCGTCTTCGAGTGGGGCGCTGCGACCTGGCGCGCGGGCTGGAACTTCATCAACGCCTACCAGTTCCAGTGGAAGACATCCCAGCGCGAGCTCGTGCTCAACGAGCTGGCGGCCGACATCTCGTACTTCGGGTCCTTCGCGGACGCCGAGGCGAGCGGCACGAGCGAGCTGCCGATCGCCGAGTTCGTCGCGCTCGTCAACGCGACGTACCGCGCGAAAGACTCCGCCACGATCTTCGTCGGGGTCACCCACCGCAGGGTGGGTAGCGTCACCACCGCCGGCGGTGGTGGTGGTGGGCTCCCGCCCGCAACCGGCAACGTCGGCATCTTCCACCCGACGCGCGACTTCGACCTCGCGCCCGTCACCTGGGGCGGTCTCCGGTGGCAGGGGTACGGATGCCGCGGGCAGATGTACCGGCCCGTCGAGAGCCCGTGCTTCCTCGAGCGCGGTATCCCGATCGGGATGATCTTCATCGCGCAGGACGCCGTGCACCAGGCGCAGATGATCGAGTCGCTCACGATCGACAACGAGCCGTTCGGCATCAACGTGCTGCCGGACATCAACATGAGCCAGTTGAGCTCGGTGGGGACTCCCGGAGTCATCGCGGCGGGTGCCGTCGGCAGCAGCGCCGCCAACCTCGTCATGCTCGAGCAGACGCTCGACTCGACGCCGGCGTACGCCACGACGGTCGTCAACACCAACCGCCAGGTCTTCAAGGGCGGCATCCTCAAGCTCGGGATCAAGATCAAGGGCTGGGAGATGCCGGGCGGCTGGAAGGCGTACTGCTCGGAGAAGGGCATCCGCGGCTTGCCCAAGCACAACGAGGGCTGATCGCGAGTCACCACTGAGTAGTGGTTGATTGGACGGGCGGCGGTCGCGAGAGCGAGCCGCCGCCCGTTCTTTTTTGAGGTACTCTGGAGGACGTCATGCAGCCGAAAAGCGAGAACGTAAGCGACCTGGCCATCTGGGCCCCGAAGATCGCCTACGCGATGGTGGTGGGCGTCCCGCGCGTCCCGTTCGTCGTCGACATCCCGATCCAGTTCACCTCGAGCGCCGTCGACGCGCCCGCGATCGTCGCGAGCTTCGACAACAACCTCACGCAGGACACGATCATCGAGAAGATCGCGTTCACGCTCTTCCAGCAGAACACGTTCCCCGGCAGCCCGTTCCAGAGCCTGTACTTCAGCCAGCTGAAGAACCAGACCGGCGTCGGCGTCAAGGTCGACGTCTACGGAGCTCCCAGGTACAGCGTGCAGGATACACACATCGACCTCGCGAACTTCGCCGACGTCATGGCGGTCACGTGGCCGAACGGGTGGCTTTTGCCAAAACAAAGTAACGTGAAATTGTCGGCGATCCTGTTCCAGACGCCGGTGAGCGTCCCGTTCAACGTCAACGTCACATTTTTGGGGTGGAGCTCGCTAGATCCCGACATTGACGGACTCTCCGATGATGACGCGCGCTGCCGGCTCCGCAAACTCGGCTTCGACGTCCCGGACCTGTCGATCCTACTGGCCAGGCCGTGACCACTCGGTTCACCGCCTTCAACGTCACCACCAGCGAAGTCGCGCGGGCGGTGGCGTGATGCGCTGGAACAACGAGGCGAAGCTCATCAGGCTGGCCAGCTACCCCGGCGGCGTCGCCGAGGGCGTCCGCACGCGCTTCTACCCAGGTCGCCACGAGATCGTCCCCGCCACGATCGACCCTTCCGTCGCGCTCATCGGCAGCGACCCCTTCCTCGGCACGTCGGTCGGTACGGGCCTGCTCGTCCCATCGACACCGACCGCGGCGCTCGTCCCCGCCGGAGCGTCCCCGTCCGAGTACCGCTACCTCTGCCTGCTCGCCCGCGAGCAGTTCGCCTCGGGCGAGACCGGCGTGCGGCTCACCGGCATCCGGCAGTACGCGGAGCTCGTCGCGACCGTCTCTGGCGTGGGGACGTTCCGCAAGGAGATCGTGAGCCCGCTCTGGCACCCGCCGGACGGGAACATCAGCTGGCACGTCGTCATCATCGCGAAAAACTTCATCCTGACCCGAAACGTCCAGAACGCGGACACCCTCATGTTCCGCGACAGCAAGGGACCGGCGCTGCTCTACGAGACCTTCGCAGGTCCGCAGTTCGCGCCGACCGCGTACGTGCCGCCGAACGGCGGCCGCCCGTGGGGCAAGCCCCTCGGCAGCAGCCTCGGCAACATGCACGACATGCGCTACCGCTGGCGCACCGGCTACCTCGAGCAGATGCTCGACATCCCGGTGCCGGTGCCGTGTGACGTCGCCATCGTCGCGAGCGTCCGGCAGAACGATCCGGCGACCAACCCGGCCGCGAGCGGCCTGTCGGCCAACCAGTTCGCGGCGCTCGGCCCTGAAGACCAGTTCCTGACGGCGTACCCGGGCGCCGCCGGCGTGGGCGCGCAGTACGGTCGGATTGCCGCGTCGCTCGTCTTCAGCGAGACTTCCAGGGATCCCGTGCTGGTCGAGGAGGATGCATCATGACAACCGGAGTCGGAGGGTGCGGTGGAGGGTGCGGGAACGCCGCGTGGGCGGTGGTCCCCGCTCGGCGCGTCCTCGATCGGTTGTCGCCGACCCCGGCGCAGGCCGCCGACATCGCGCACCGCGACGGGACCTACCAAGACTGGGTCACCGACGTACCGGTCCAGGGCCCCACGGACCCCGGGATCCGCGCGGCTGGTTGCTGGTGGAAGGAGAACGTCCTCGACAAGGTCACCGACCGGCAGGGCGCTGTCGTGCCGCGGTGGACTCAGTCCTCCACGCTCTGCATGGGGGGTCGACCCGTGAGGACCGGCGTCGCCGGTCTCGGCGAGACGATCCAGATGCACCTCGGCCCGAACCCGACGCTGACGCCGAAACCTGCGGCAGGATCGCCGCCCAACGGCGCCGCGAGCGCGCCACCTGGCGTCTGGTCCAAGCTCGCCGCCGCCGAGTCGAGCTGGGTGATGACCACCCTCACGCAGTTGAACGCGCTCATCCTCAAGGCCGGCAACAAGCCCTGCGCGACCTGGCCGGCGGACCCGACCAAGGCTGTCCCAGCGGCGGTCGCGTGCTTCCAGGGATGGTTCAACGCAAACGGCAAGCCGGCCGAGCCGCTGCGCACCGACGGCTCGCTCGACGAGGCGAGCCTCTGCGCGCTCGTGGCGGTCACCAAGCAGCACGCGGGCGACTTCACGGTCCCGTACCCCGGATCGCCGAACTGCGGCGGGGGTCTCTCCACCCTCGCGAAGGTCGGCATCGGTGTCGGCGCCCTGGTGGTGGTCGGTGGGACGATCGCGGCTGTCGCCGCGCACGGCAAGAAGAAGACGCGGACGCCGCCTGCGGCGAGCCCTCAGGGCTGAGGGTGGAGTTGCGATGTACGTCAGATCCTGGGAGGATGTCGCCCCGCCGGGCGTAGGCGCCGCCGACAACAGCGCGCCCGCACCCGTCAAGATCTCGACGGTCATCGCGGCCATCCGTCAGGCGGCCAAGGAGAAAGGGTTCGACCTGTCCGACCAGCTGCTCTCGCTGATGATCGGGCAGATCCGCGGCGCGGAGGGGGCCTACCCTGGCTCCGGGAGCACGTTCGCGGGCACCAACAACATCGGTGCTGCCCAGGTCACCAAGGGGCTCGTGAGCGCGAAGAAGGGTCGCCCCGGTTGGGGCGCGTTCGCGCACAAGGACACGACCCCGACCGCCAGTGGACCAAGCCCGTACATCGGGTGGTACTGGATCGCCCCGAGCCCACTCGAGGCCGCGCGCCACTGGTTTCAGGATAACTGGTGGGGGCCGGCGCTCGCGAAAGCCAACCCGCAGACCGCGACGGACTACGCGGGCGTCGTCTACAAGGGACACTACTTCGACGGCAACCACCCGGACCCGGATCACGATCCCACGAGCGACAACGGGAAGCTGAACGTCGCCGAGTACGCGGCCGGGATCCAGCGCGGTGTGGCGTCGGCCGCGGAGTTGGCCGCGCCAGTCGATGACCCCGCGAAGGTGACCGTCGACCCAGCCAAGTTCAAGCCACCGGCGGCCCGGCAGATCACCGAGGACCTGTTCACCAAAGCCAAGAGCGGTGGTGCCGGATCCGCGTGGTCCTACATCTTGCCGAGCTCGTGGAGCGATCTCCTCGCCTCGAACGGTGTCGTGTGGTTCGACGGGTCCATACCTGGATCGAGTCTCGCGCGTCTTGTCCGGAGACCGATCGTGGTCGCGGCGGTCGCGGCAGTAGTCGTCGTGATCGGTGGCGGTGTCTACTTGGTTACGAAACCAGTGCGGCGGCATGCGCCGGCCCCGGCCCGAGCATGAGACTCCGAGCGGAGTCCATCTCGCTCGCCGGTCGCCCGACGGCTGGTTTCGGGCTGGGCCAGCCGGGTGCGTGCCCGGTGTGCCCCGCGGCGCTCCCGTCCGGATCCAGCGCGGCTGATCTCCTAGACGGCGACTGGAGCGCGCTGCCCGCTGTCGCGGGCTACACCCTCGCGCGCGCCGCGCTCGTCGGGTCGGGCCTCCTCGTCGCGGGCGAGCGCACGCACGTGGTCAGGAACGCGGTCGCCGGCGCGCTCGCGATCGAGGTCTTCGTGCTCGCGTGGGCCGCGTGGAAGAAAAGGATCCGTGACAGAGTAGGAGCGACACAGCCATGAACACCGTATCCAGGGGCGGCCGCCCGGTCGCGTTCGGCGTGGGTGACCTGTTCCCGATCCCAATCGACAGGCGTCCCGCGCCGCCGCCCGCCCAGGTCAGGCGCCCCGCGCCGCCGCCTCCCCAGGTCGGCAGGCGCCCTGCGCCCCCGCCGCCCCAGGTGAGGCGCCCCACGCCACCGTCGCCCCGCGCGGTGGCCCACGAGGCAGCCGCCGCGCGTGCGTGGCGGCCTGAGTGGGGTGGACGCCCCGCGGGCTTCGGCGCCACCCACTGGCGCCCCGAGTGGGGCAGCCAACCCGCTTGGTTCGGCGCTCGCCAGTGGAGGCGTGAGTGGGGCGCGCAACCTCCGTGGTGGGAGGCGAGCGTCGCCGTGCAGCAGACCGCGCCGCCCGACGATCCGCCGGACGACTCCCAGCCGCCCGCGCCCTCGGACGGCGCGACCCAGGCTCCGCCGCCAGCGAGCGGCGCACCGGCTACGCCGACGGACTCCACGGCAGCGGCAGCGGCAGCGGCATCGGCGACGACGCCGACGCCGACCACGGGCCCGGCGAGCGCGGGGGCGCCCGCGGCCGGCGGTAGCAAGTCCCTCTCTACCCTCGCGAAGGTCGGCATCGGCGCCGGCGTCGTGGTGGTCGTCGGTGGCACCGTCGCGGTCATCCTCCAGGCGGCGAGCAGCAAGAAGTAGGAGCACCACCCCCATGAGCAAGATCTTCAGGAACGGGCGCCCCGCCACGTTCGGTGTGGGCGAGAACTTCTGCCCGACCCTCCCGTACAACTGCCCGCCGCGCCCGTGGGAGCCGGATCCCGGTCCCGAGACCTCGATCCGCGACCGCCTCGGCACCGGCCGACCGCAGTCGAGCGGCGTGGGTGTGTCTGGGCTCGCGTGCTGGCCGCGCGAGTGGAAGCCGGACGAGGGGCAGACGCTCGGCATCGGCGGGCGCCCGCGGCGTGGCTCGCAGTTCGGCGTCGGCGGATCGCCGTACGCGGACTCGCTCGCCGCCGTCGGCCTGACGCCGGACAACCCGGACCCGATGTACGCGCAGCTCATGGACTTCATCCAGAACCCAGAAAAGTTCAAGAACGCGGACCCGTGCTGGCCTGGCGCGAAGGACGACAAGACGTGGTGGGAGGACCCGAAGGGCACGATCGCGCTTCAGTGGCCGTTCGGCGGCGGCAAGTGGCTCGACAACGCGCCGAAGACCGACGCGCAGATGCGCGCCGTGTTCAAGATCCCGGACGGCACTGCGACCAAGGACTTCCTCTACCAGCTCTACGGGGTCACGAGCCCTCTCACGACGTTCCGCATCGACGCCAAGGGTCACAAGTGCAAGAGCGGCGGGTTCGACCTCGGTAGCGCGCTCGGGAAAGCCTGGGACGCCGTGAAGACGGGGATCGGTGACGTGCGCGCGGTCGCCGACGCTCTCCACATCCCAGGCGCAAACCTGACCGCAGCGCTCCTGACCGGTGGCGACCTCGGCGAGGCGCTCAAGCAGGACGTCAACGGCTTCGTCGCCGCCGGCCAGCTCGCGGGGGCCATCGTCAGTGGCAACCCGTCCGGGATCGCTGCCGCCGCCACGTCGAGTATCACCCAGGCCGCGCAGAAGTTCGGGATCAGTATCCCCTCCGGCGCGGTGCAGGCGGCCGCGCAGGTGGCGCAGACGGTGAGCGCGGCCGGCGGCGACCCGTCGCAGATCCTGACCCAGGCCGCGCAGCAGGCTGGCTCCACGACCCCGGCGGCCGCGATCCAGTCCGCCGTCAGCGCGATCAAGTCCGACGCCAGCCCGGACCAGATCCTGAGCCAGCTCCCCGGAATGCCGGCGAGCGCGGTCCAGGCCGCGATCGTGGCGGCGCGCGCCGGCGGTGACCCGAGCAAGCTCGCGAACCTCGTCGCGACGACGGCGCTCGGCGACAGCTACAAGGACGCCTGGAACGTCGCGACCAACTTCGGCAAGATCAAGACGGACATGCCGGCGCCGGTGGGTCTGTCGTACGCGCCCGGGGCCAAGCCGGCCAGCTCCGCCAACCCGCACCCGATCCAGGTGCACCTAGGCGGCAAGTCGCTGACCGTGAAGGGTGGCGGCGCGTACGGCCCCTACCCCGACAGCGGCAAGGTGTCGGCGGCACCAGCCGCCGCCGGGACGACCGCGGGCGTCGGCAACCTCGATCGCGGTGGCGGTGGGGGTCA